CTTAAACATGAATATGAATATGAATTTAAACATGAATATGAATATGAATTTTTAATTTATATCATACAATTGTACTTTATATTATATTCAATAATACAAAAAGCCTATGACTAGAAGTCGTAGTATAATATAAAAATAAAAAGAGGGGACAGTCTCATCAGAGACCATCTCCTCTTTTTGTATTTCTATACCATTTAAATCTGTAAAGCATTCGTGTAAAGGCATATCATGTTTTGTATCTGCAATAATAAACTTGGAACTGATGGCGCGTTCAACCACATCATTTGCATAACCCCAAAAACGTAACAACTTTTCTTTTTGATGTGGAGATAGCGCCACAGTTCCGTTATAGAATTTATTTATAGGATACGGTACCCAAAAAGAATATACGAAATACGGTTTTTTATTAACCGTCTTAACATACGTTCTTTTTAGATTTTTACACGCCTCTAATCGCAATGCTCTCTGTTGTGAATATTCATTTCGTACACTATCATCATATACAAGAAAATACTCACAATCTCCAGTTGGATTATCTGGATCAGATGTATAGCTGTCAATAAAACCAGAAGCTTTTGTTAAATCTCCTGGAGTTATTGTGTCAACTATAAACGGTATAATTAGTTTTTCGAATGTGCTCATAGGTTCAATGACTCTGAGCCATCGCCCTCATAATATTCTCTACTATGATCCCACTTGCCTGTAGACTGATGCCAAAATATAGCTCGTAAAGCATCGTGTATAATACTATTGCGAGACTGTATCATATACTCATCAATCTTAAATACGCGAATATCATAACTACCTGTAGTATCTATACCAATGATATAGAATTCAAAGGTCCATTCATTTGGTTCTTCTTCGAGTTCATATCTAAGATACCACCAAACAGCAGACTCATAAAAGGCCAACTGTCTAAGGTAATCATACTGGTCAATACTATCCTCAAAATGCCACAACTTTTGTGTAGTTTTAAGGTCGTAGATAGTAGCTTTCTTATTCTTAAAATCGAGTGTAAGACCATCTAATAATGATTTACATTCGACTCCAGTAGCCATTTCTATATAGTATGTCCAGTTTATGTGAAATTCGTGATTAGCATTCATATCGATTCCGTCTCCGTGAAATCCAGTCAGCGTTGGACCAACTTTATATTCACCGAGAGGCCATATGATGCTGTGTGCAAGCTTGTGAGATTGGATGTTATGCTTAATTTTTTCAAGCATTTTAGCATCCCAAGGACTAATCATAATCCTTCTGTCATTTGTTTTCAAGAATTCTATGTAATCCTTCATCGTAGAGGCTATTTTAAGGCCTTCTGACAGCATTTTGTCTTCCGACTTTCCTGTTGTACTATACGCCTTTTTATAAGCGTCCAGAATGGCTCTATTTGGCTCTATTTCTGTTGAAAATGCTAATGCCTGACAGAACTCTTGCTGCTGTACAGAAAGAGGTCTACTTTTGTCCCAGACTACATAGTCTTTTTGGAACTCTTCAGGCTGTAGAATATATTCATGAATCATAGTACCCCGCTCAAGTACTGGGTTCTTTTCTTCAGGAACATCTTCGGTTAGCATCTTATGTAAATAGGCTGGTCCCTTATTCAGAAACCAGCCTATGTTCGAATTGGATATACGAGTTTTATCCTCGTAGTATGGAATTGTAATATCCATTACTTCTTCTTCTCAATATTCAAGTCTTCAAGTATAGATTCAAGAGGTTCGTTAGGATTATTCTTCACTTCGTCTCCAAATACTATAACGTTATCGTAAGAGATAACATCAATATTATCAACCAAGAAAGAAGCTACCTCGATAGCTCGATTCTCATCAAGTATATCACTAAGGATACCTACAACAGCATCTACACCAAGACTCTCAAATGTACGCTTATAACGAATACGAGAACAGCGGTCATTAAGGTACTCGCTCACCTCATCCTCCTCATTACACGTACAGATAACCAGCTTTTTGCAAGTAGGTTTAACTCCATCGAGAAAACCGAGCAAATAACTAGTACTCCAATACTTGTCTAGCTCATCAAATATGACACACACATCGATAGTAATACGTGCAAAGAAGTTTTCTACTTCTCCTGCTCGTACACTCTTATCCACTATTATAATAGGAACATTGGACAGCTTAGCAATATGCTTTGCCATCAAAGTCTTACCGCTACCCTTGATACCAGAAAGCATTACACCTGTGGTAAGCTTATCGGTATTGGCAAACGTATTAACAACCTTGTTGACAAAACGCTTATCCTCACTGCTCTGATAATACTTTTCAGGCATGCTGAAATCATCATCTTCTTTCAGATACAACTCGTCCGAAAAGCGGTCACACAAAAGAGAATAAACTTTTCCAGCTATCAATTCGCAGTCCATTCCCTGCGGCTTCGGTGTGATATGATTGTCGTACTTAATGAAACTGTTAATCTTTTCCATGTTTAATCTGACTTTTTAGTTCTGTAATCATGTTATCTACATCTTTATGATTTCTCACAAGATATAGCTTTGTTTTTGCGTGATGCTTATGCAAGTAATACTTGAAAAGCTTCCAACGCAAAGGAAAGGAGTCTCCCATAAGGCCTTTACATTCTACTATAAAACCTCGTCCTATGAAGTCTGGTAGATATGTAATAGGCCTTATTTTCTCTCCTAAGAACTCGAACTTAGGTAGCAGAGTAAAATGCTTTGGCTCATATTTGACTGGTATCCCAGCCTTCATAAAAGCTTCATACGTATAGAGTTCGAGTTTGCTACGAAAATGTAACCCATACGCATCGACCTTCGTCGCATTTTTAACCCTGCCTTTAGATTTCATTCCGTTGTTTTAACAACAGCAGAACAGGCTCGTATTCTTCCTCAAATGCTTTAATATCTGCAAGCAACCTGTAATACATACAAAGACCTCCAGTTATTGCACCGAGTAAGAACGTAAATAAAAAATCTAAGAATTCACACATATCTTTCAACTGTTTTAGTTAACCAATCCTTTACAGCAAAGAACCCGTTATCACGAACAGCATCGGATATGTCCTTTGCCTTAAATCTCTTATGAACAAATATAGCATCGAAGCCATACTGTTTACTATACTGTCGAGCAGTTTTCATTCCTGTTTTATCTCTGTCGTATAGTATAACAATATGCTTCCACCTTTCTTTCAATTGCTCTAGTATATCGTCTGGTATAAACGTAGTTTCACTAGAAGCAGCGATAGCACTAAATCCCATCTCATAAAGACACATCACATCTTTTAAAGATTTTGTGATGATAAGGAGATTACCACCCTCTTGTGGCAACTCGGCTAGCCCCTGAACGTGCCGATTTGTCAGATTGGTACGCCATTTAGTATACTTTGAGGCTAAAGGTCTATAAATCTTAAACCCGTCAAAGACCTTATAGGCATACATAGGACTATCTTCTTTGTAGGTTCCTCTGACGACTCTATTACAAAGAAAGTATTTAATGCTAAACACATTGAATTTCTTCAACGTAGTTGTCGAAATATGAAACTTATTCCAATACTGTACATCTACATTTGTAAACGGTTGACGTACAATACCGATATCAGTTTCATACAAAACCCCGGGTCGAGTATACGTATTCTTACGTTTCTCTTGATTTGGGTTTGTCTTACGGACTATCCTCAGAAGTTCTTTTTCAAGCTCTTCACGAGTGTTTATATGACAATAAAGCTTAATAAACTTTAGAGCATTACCGGATTCACCATTTCCATGGTCTTTGAATAACAATCCTCCTGTTTTACCAGGGAATATTGCAAACGATGGTATCTTATCATCTGTTCGCAACGGACTGTTCATCAGTTTCCCAGGTTTAAATGAACCCAGGTAATAAGAATAGATGCTATAATCGTCTACTTTATCCAACAAGTCTCTGAGACTCATTGTAATAGCAGTTTTTGTACTATACATGGCTTATAGCTCTATTGTATTGGGTGCCAGATGAGATTCGAACTCACATTTCTGTACAATATTAATTATGTACAGACGTTACCATTACCTTACTGACTCCGTTTATTGAAAATATGGAAACAACTGCTCCGGATCTTTAAAGTCTTTTAAAAGATACGGGGATACGTAATATTTCCCTATTTTGTAATCTGCATATTTTACTGTTTTCTTCTGCAGATATACCTTTGTGTTTTTATCTGTTACTGGTACAAGCCACCAGTAATATATATCCAAGTTATCTGTCGGCTTATTGCCGAACTTAGATACTAACTTTGGAACAATGTGCTCCTTTTCGAATTCAACATAATCTCCACGTTCACCGTGTACAATTCGGTTATATCCTGTAGCAAACAGTGTTCCGTTTTTAAGAAATATATTTTCTTTCATAATTGTAGTATAGTGAGGACTCGAACCTCATGTATTGCTCAAACTGCATTTCGATAAAAGTTTTTAATTCAAAACGTTTCATGGCTTATAGCTCTATTGTTTTTGTGGAGTATATCGGGGTCGAACCGACTAGAATGCATTCGGCTGCTACACGGCAAGATAACTTGTCTCCTTAGTGCGCGCACACTCCATAGTCTGCTATCCTCCTCGCAAGTTCATTACATTCTCGTATACCATCTTTTTATACATACCCCAATTTGTAGTGTGAAGGGGACTCGAACCCCTTTGTCCAACTGTTCTAAAGCTGGTTACCATGCACACCAAAGCTGATTTAGACACAAAGACAAATCTACTTTTGTAGACATCTCTGTGCTTGTACACCCACCAAATCAACTTTTACCACTGACCTTTTATAAGTTTGTTTCTCACACAAAATCCATCATCGGGTAGCAGGCCATTTCAACCTGCACGTGTCTCATTATTCCGTTCACACAACTTGTGTTTCAAAGCCTACGTTTCTCTTTCGCCACACCCTAGGATACTTCTTATTGGTTGTCAGCACCACTGACCATTATCTTTCTGTGACACACTTTAATTTATTGCAATATCGCGCAGTTCGTCTCTGCGCCAGTCACCTCTTAAAACCTGTTAGGTTAGAAAGGCAGGTCATCAGCACCTGTTGGAGTCTCAGTTACCGGAGTAGCTGTGCTAAGCGGATCATCCTCCCTATCTGGCTGGATGGGGCGCTCAAGAAGATCGTTCTTCCAAAGCTTAATCTGAGACTCTTCTACATTCATAGGTTCAACAAAGATACCAAGAGAGCTAACTTTCGTATAACCCTTCTTGTCATAAACAACCTTAAGACGCATACCCTGACGCATATTTGCAGGATTAGTAGCTGGTTCAAGCTGAGCTTTTACCCAATTAATCATCTCTACAAACGAATTGCCTTCAAAGTCTGTATGCGAACCATTTGCAGCATCTATAACCTGTAGAATACGACCGAACTGCTGATTATCCCGTTGCTGCAGATCTTCATCTGTCTTAATCCACATATTCTTCTCGTTCTTCCATTCAGTCATAGTTGCCGTCTGGCCTTCTGCGTTCTCAAATACAATCTCAAGGAAATCCCGACCCTGAGAAGTCTTGTTTACATTAACCTCTTTCAAGGTTACATTTTCGTTAATACCTACGGGCATATAGGAGCTATTAAACTCCTGATTGTTTGTTGTTGCTGTTTTTGTACTATACATAATTTTCCTTCTGACTTATAGTTCTTATTAGGATAAATAAACACGGTCCCAGTGTGTGGTCAAAACATTGTCATTCATTTCTGAAATAACAATATCTTTATTGCGCAAATGTTCTGGTCTACATCCTTTGGAAACATCATCTCCTCCGACAAATGAAATATGCACTTCATTGCCTTTTCGATACATATATCCAAGACCATCACACTTACGACACACCATATCTGATAGTTTACCTACCAGATCCAGAGATCGTTCACTCTTTTCTACACCGTCTATTTCAACAGTCTTATCCTTTGCGTGTCCAAGTAATATAAACTCGTCGCAAAGTTCTTTAAACATGTCTATCACCTTCAATACTGCTTGTCGCAAGTATCCCCAGCCTGCACCCTGTGGAAGAGTTCGAACATCTGTTCCTGTCCAATTCTTACCCATAGGTTGCTGACGATATAGAGTTGCAGCATAACTCAGACAGATTTCCTCCAAGTCTGTTGCATTGTCTATAGTGATGTGCTTATAAAAATTATGTCCTACTTCTGCATTTTTAGCTCGAATGGCTTGTGCAATTTCACCTAAATCATTAATGGTTCGTGCTTGTATTGACATTGCATCAATAAAGGTTGAACCGTTTTCAAGGTCTATTATTAGATTATTTTCCAGTTGGGCTAACGCCGATGTCTTTCCCGTTTTCTCTTTTCCAAACAGCACGAGAAACTTAGGATTAGTAGACACAGCTGGAATTGGTTGTGTAGGTAGTGTTATCATGTGACTTATAGTTCTTATGATTAATTAAAGAATGTTAATCTTAATATTGTCAATACCGCCGGTAAAGATATTAATAATAGCACTCTTCTTTGTGGTGGCAAGATCGTTCAAGAACGTAATGTTCTCGAAATCCGAATACTTATACGTATCGAAGCCGATCTGAATTTCATCATCGTAGAAGATGACGCGAGTACCATCACTAAGCGTATACATCTTGCCAATAATAAAAGGAATCTTGTACAGACTCTTGTTCTTCTTATAGTTAGCAAGAAACTTAGTAGCCTTGATGAACGAATCATCAGCCTTCAGATGGCTACCAGTAATAATAATCGGCTCATCACCGATATACGAAGTATTAATACTCTTGAACAGATACTTGTTCTTGTCCACTATATCAGCAGTAATAATGTTATCCAGCATCTCAGAATAGTTTGTGCAGGGATTACTGTTGAGAAAAAACTTACTAGTGTTAGTATTGTTGCTCGTGAATGAATAAGTCTTCGTCATAATTTCAGCCTAATTTTATGGTTAATACTACAGCAGACGTAACATTAACTTTCGATCAGATTGTTGTACATCAAGTCGTTCTCGAATTCAAGTATGCAGGGCTTTCCTGCGTCTCGATTTTTCAGTATATGAATATATACCTTGTTTTGTGTAGGTAAACGGTTAGGACCATATTCTTGAATGTTCAATATCTCTGGTCGATGCAGTACAAGCACATAGTCGCTTGCCTGAAATATCGCATCTGCCGATGAAATATCACTTCTCATCGGGTAGTGACTCGATGGGTTGTTTATCCTTTCAGGAGCTTCGATATTTCTATTCATCTGAGCAATTTGTATAATGGAAGTCAAAGGGAACTTTTTAACCTGTATAAATACACGTTCAAGCTCGCTTATCGTTTCGATTACAGACCCGATTTGCTTAGTTAATAAAGCATGGTCATAAATAACTACAAAATGCTTGTTCGTACCTTTTACGTACTTTGCATAGAAATCTCGTATTGTTTGTTCTACTTGCATGGGAGTTCCTGGCGAATCTACAAAATAGATAGGATACTCCTTTAGCTGATTAGATACACAGACGACTTTTCTGAAGGTCTCGTCGTCCAGGTCCGTTTCCGAACTATACAAAGCAGAAGTCGTTCTTCTTAGCTTATTTGAGAGCGTTCTTCCGACTTGCCTAAATCCAACCATCTCTAACGAGAATGATAAAACTACAACCTCCTCTTCAGGATTAAGATCAATCAAATCAGTTTGGATTAAGTTAGCAAATGAACTTTTTCCGCTTCCAGAAATGCCAGCTATGGTATAAACGGTATTGGGTTCAATACCTCCCATACACTGCTTATTGAACTTTACCCATCTAGTTTTCAAGGACACAATGTTGTGCTCTCGTCTACCCGCTATATACGCAATTGCCTCTTGGGCAACTTCTCGCATTGAGCGGACATTAGATAAGTTCTGTTCCATAAGATTGACTGGCTAATTGCTCTGTGTCTTGCATTTCTTCCTCAGATACTTCCCATTGGTTCCGGCTGAGCCAGTTCCACATCGTCATCATATAGCTTATCTTTCCTTCTCTCATCTTTTTATCGATTTCAAATTTAAGACAATCTATTATATGCTCTGCCATAGCAGAACTCCGTCCAACTTTTGCATTGAACAGATGACGACACTTATTTACATTTGCTCGCAGATAACATTTTGAGCCATCTGGGCGCAATACGTAAACTGGGTACATATCATAGAACAAATCAAAGTAGGATTTATCCGTAGACAAACTACTTTCTAGCTGACTTGTTGCTACATATGTAATTGAATTCCCTCTCTCGATCGAGGTAATAAGTCCCTGATTAACTAAGTACTGTATTTCGTCGTCGCTGATTAGGCTGACAATCTTGCGGACGTCTTGATATTTTGGTTGATTCTTATCCAATACAATACTTAGGAAGAGTAACTGATTTGAATTGATTTCTGGAAATACATCCAGAAGTTTTGTGTTTACTTCAATAATCATCTCACTGACTCTTGGTTCTCAAGTGGTTACTAAAATAATTCTAGTTGTTGTTCAGTGAAGTCAGCAATTATCTTTTTGGCTTCACTGATATAGTAACGATAGTTAATCTTTCGATCTTCTATCGGGCGATCATCAAACTTGTTCAGGATTGTTACTCCTGACTTTGTTAGCATATTGGTTGCTTCTCTATTACTGTCTGGGTCGATCTTGAATAGAAAATAACCGTTTGTGCTTGCATAAAACCTATTGATACGCTGTATAGGTTTATCACCGTATACAACTTTGAACTTCTTATCTACTGCTTGTGACATCAAGAAGTCCCGGATATCTTTATCCTTCTCAATAAATTCTGTCACTGGCGTTCCCTGTGTAAAGTATGCTATTACAGCTTTTGGTATTACTACCGGAGCTAAACCTTTGCCTAACTTGGTCTTGGTTATAAACATACCTTTTTCTTCTATCTCACCGCCTTTTAAGACCCCAAAGTAGTCGTTAATTGCGTATTGATAGAATGCTTCATACTCATCAGACTCAAATTCAAGTCGTGTAATCCGTTCCACTTCTGAGATGGCTCCCTGAATTCCTTCTCTAAGCGTGTTTTTAGCCCTGTAGACGACTCCATCTGTGTTGACCTGAATGATTTCACACCCAAGGTCTAAAAGCCTGTCTACGAGCATTAAAAGTATTAGCTGACCGTTTATTCTAATCTTAAAAACATTGAACGGATCATACATCCAACTGACCTCCTGTTGCATTTTACCTGTAGGAGAGTTAAGCACGATCTTTAGAAACAGATTCTTAACCTTTTGTCCTGTATGTTTTGCTTCCAAACGCTCGGCTTTAAGCCCAGCAAACAGGTCGCAAAATAGTTTTCCCAAGTGTCGAGGACCCCATTGATACTCAATGAGTAACGAAGGGTACATAGACGCCACATCTGCGTGCCCAATGAACTCGTCTTCACCTGGATGGAATATCTTTGGTGTATGGATAGAATGAATACCACCAACACCTATAGAGTATACCACATTCGAGAGAACAAACTTCTTCTCGTAGCCTTTGCGTTCTTTAGAATACACAATCTGTTTCTTCATGTCTTCCAGAACGTCTTGTAACTTTGGATTTTTATATCGTATGAATGGTAGAATAACATCCTTCAACGGAATATAATCCATTGGAGAACGCATTTCCTTTATAACATTTTTAGGAATACCTGACTGCTGAGAGTATTTCTCGAGTAGAAAGGTCTCTGCCATTTTTACACTGTCCATAGATAGACAGTCGATACCGTGTTCTTTTTCTATAAACAAACGTAGTTCAACTTGGTCTTTCAACCGGCTTAGAAGCTCTGTAGTCGATTCTACATCGTTTATATTGTATGCAATCATTTCGTCAATTTTGTCTACCGGTAAATGTTGATTGAAGTCTCCTTCATACTCATAGACATTCTTATAGTGCATTGTAACCTGCATGGTTTTCAAACCCACTCTAAGCTTTTGACTAAACTGCATTGTGAGTAAGTCCATAGATTCGAAGTAATGTGCATACTTCCATCGTTTGAGCTTCTCACGGCTTCCCTCTTCGTCTTCCACTATATATGATGAAAGATTGAAAAGAGACTGACAGATTCTCCAGTAAGGTAAATCTACCAGTTTTGTTTGATAATCTATTATATAATTCAAGACAACATCATCATAGTGATGATTATTATAACCACAGAACATTATCTTTGGTTGTAAAAAGAACGAAACCAACTCATTGAGCTGGTTCCTACGTTCTGAAATCTCAAATTTGTATAGCGTATCGTTTTCTGTGTCTTTACAGCAACAGTGGAAACAATTTGGGAAGATCTCAATGTCGTAAACAACGACTAATCGATCTCGTATCCACATGACTCTAAGGTTCTTTAGTTAATACTAGTGGCGCGCTAAGGAGTCGAACCTCTCTACTGGACCACATCCAGAATGCTACCGTTACACTAAACGCCCGTTTGAGACAGATTTGATATTGCATGACTAAGACCATTATCGTCACGTCTTACTTGGCACTGTCTCTTTGCAAGTTATCTTATCTTGCGCCTCTCTTCACGCGGTGAGTCCGCCAAGAGATGTTACTGTTCTATTTGTCCTCTTATCCGACTTTCTCACTTCAAGTAACAGCGGTACACACCGAGGAATCGAACCTCTCTCCGTTTTGTGACGAAGAACCGTCCTAACGTCAATTAGACTCCGGTAGTGTGTAAAAAATAATAGACTATGGTGTGGAGTGGCGAGAACATGATTCTCGCTATGTAAGGCCAGTAACTCTACTCCTTCTTACACTTCAGGCCAGCATCCCTGCCGGCATCACTCCCTGTCTTACGACAGTTATGCAGCTTTAGGCAAGATCATCCTACCTTTCTGCCGCTTATGGTCTTTCAGATTAGTACAAACGAGGTTATGACGTTTTGCCTTAACTTCATCGGTCTTCTTCTGAGCGACCTTGAGTAGCTTTGACGTTTTAGGATTGAGCTCGTTTACTCTGTGACCTTCTCCGTTCACATCCTTTATCTCTGCTACTTTTTCTTCAACATAATTGTTGTCGGATTTTTCAAACCGCCCCGAAAGCGGCAATTTGTCGTACATAGAGATTACAAAGTCTCTAAAACGTTCTTCTGCTGCATCGCGCATCTTTTCCCATTCAGATTGCTTTGCCTTATATGCAAGTTGATCTTGTTCAGCAAACGCATCGGGGCTGATTGGGTCTACTTTAGGTGCGATTGGTGCAGGATTTTTGCGTATCCACTTATCCAACTTGTGTTGTGTCAACTTCTCCCAATACTCCTGTTGTGTCATTTTCTTGGGGTTCAGACGTTCATTCATGATCTTCATCTCAGAAGGAACTCTGAATATTGCAGTCATGGCTCCAAATGAAGCCTTACGCTCCTCATAGTTATAACACTTACCGCAAGTTAGTTTGTACCACGGCTGTTTGCGCTTCTTAAATCCATGCTTAGGGTTAGCAGGATCATTGTGACGCCCAGAATAGTGCTCCTTCAGGTACTTTTTGCGAGCGTCTTTTATCTCGCTATACCATTTAGTGTTCTCATTTGTCCACTTCTTACCGTTTCCGTTGGCTTCTATATCAGTATTTACGATACATTTCTTGCCAAACTGCTCAATTTCTTTAAAATTGTTAGTAGTTGTGTCAACAGTAGGAATAGTACAATTCCTAACGGTATTTTTACGTGAATAGGCTGCAAGTTTAGCTACTTTTCTTTGCCGTACTTGCTTTGCTCGTTTTCTACTGTCTTTCATAATCACGCAGCCATTTTAATTTCCGTCTGTACAGGATTCTTCTTCTTAGCAGCAGCTACTTTAGCCTCGTGAGCCTTCGCATTTGCCTCCTGGCGCTTCTTTTCAGCCTCCTTGTGGCGCTGCTGTGTAGCGAGGAACTTAGCAGCCTTACGAGCACGCTTTCTGCCCTTCATCTCAACAGATGTGAGCTGACGATGCTTTGCTCGTTCTTCTTCACTTCCCTTCTTACGAGAAGCTTCGGCGGCTTTCTTTTCCTGGAGCCACTTCTCTATCTTGTCGGCCAACGTCTTGTTGTACTTCTTTATGCGTTCCGATACTCCACCCTTTCGAAGTGCAGCATAATACGGGCGCATTTCGGCCTTCTTGATGTTGTCAGCCTTACGCTTAGCCTTAGCAGCCTTACGAACTTCCACGGTGTTGTTGGTCGGCTTCTTAGGAGCCTTCTTCTTAGTTTCCTTGTTGTGTACTTCGGGCTTAGTGACCGATACACGACCAAGTACTTTCAGCTTTTCTACCACATCGTCTACATTGTCCTTATCGGTCAATATCCACATGGCGTTGCGGGATCCGGACATGAAATGCAGCTTGTTCTCGTCGACGTAATGCTTTGCTGCTTCGAAACCACGAAGTATGTTAGGTACCTCTTTGGTTTCAACCGAGCAGACCTTGTGCTGCTTGTCGCGCTTATGAATCTTTACCTTTCGCGTACCGTCTTCTACAGTATACGTTCCGTAGAGCAGTACGAGGACCATACGATTGTCCTCTTGTGCGAACATCTCTTCGATGAGCTCTTTTGGCATACCAAGTTTGAGCATAGAGCGCATTCTACGAGCACGGCTACGTGCCTTTGCTTCCTTGGTACGGTCGTAGTTATCACTTGCTACAGTTGTTGTAGCGTTCTTATTCTCTGCCTTCTTTGCAGGTGCGGAAGCACTGTTCTTAACAGCTTCCGGTGTATAATTTCCCTTTTTCAGGAGTTTTGTCTTGCTTGTCATTTTGATAATGCTTTTTTTGGTTAAAAACTATGCGTTTTAGGCCATTTTAAGGCGATCTGAGCCACTTTGACGCATTAAGTGGTATAATTGATCACCAAAGGAAAATAAACGGCTTATACGCGATTTTTCTTGCGTCTCTCTAGCATTCTTTCAGCTAGGTACACGTTACTTTCAAAACGTGTCAATTCATCGAATTTCTCTTCTAAAAAGTTTGTTTTCATGTGGCTAGTTACGGGAACGATCCGCTCACATATTCCTATGTGCACCATCTTCTAGCCTATAGTTGCTTACGCAGTCAACAACGTCTTATAGTCGTCAGTATCGTCTGTGATCTCGATCTCAGTCTCGTTGTTGAACTTCTCCAGAGCAGCGTCGAACTTGTTAGCCTTAAGCTGCAAGTCCTTAATAAGAGCTGCAATCTTAGCTGAGGTAAACACCTCATCCTTACCGATTGCCTTTAGGCCCTTCGATGCCTTCACCTTCTCATTGATAGTAGGAACCATCTTGAGCTGAGCGATTGCCTCCTTCATCTCGCATGCCATGAAGATACTATAGTTGTTTGTCTTTTTAAACTCTTCCTTGTTAAAAGTGGTTATGCCCATGTTCAGATAGAACAGCATACCCTTAACATACACAAGCTTCTCGGAAAGCTGAGTAATCTCGTTGTAGAGAGTCTTCAGATCGTGTGTACGGAAGCCATTCTTCACCTCCTTGTTGGAGAGACAGTTTGTTGCCTTGATGATCTTCCAATACTTCTTCTTCTTCTCGTCGATACTCTTGCGAATGTTAATAATGTTACCTGAATTCAACTTAATTGATTTGTTCGTCATACTATTTTTGATTTTAATTAAACTTCAGTTAGTTGAATTCGAGAACTTACCTACTTGTAATCTATAGCGGAATTGCACCCCTATAAATTTATACTAAAATATCCCGTGGAAGGAAGAGCCGCAGCTCTAACCTTCCTAACACCCGCAGATGTTTTGTTGGGGATAAGTTTTATGAAATGCACTTCTCAAGTGAGAATAAGTGCTGTTGTTGTACTTGCTTATAGAGCTGATTTACCTTACCGCAGCAGTGTAAACCTAAACGTCGCAACGTCATTAACTCTTTTCTACTTGTACTCCAACTACACCGAGATCAAACTTAAGAAATGCTCGACCTGTTGCGTCAGGAAATTTCAGTTGTTTCCGGAGACCGTCTGCGTTAACGTTAATCACCACAGGCTGTCCGTCTACGTACACAGTACGAGCGCTTGCACTTGAACCATTGTTGTCCTGGTCTCCCGCAGAAGACGTGCCACCACTCTTATTATTGCATACGTGTTCATAACAGTCGTACAGGCGTTTAACAACCCATTCATAGTCACCAGAGCGCTGTGCTTTCTTGGCGATTTCTGTGCTCAACCCTTCTTCCAGAGCCTTTGCGTTAGCTCCTTTAGAAAGGTCCATAAGGGCATCCCATACAACCAGAGCCCACTTTTCGAACGGGAGTTCATACTCACATCCGATCAGTCGGTTCCAGAATCGATACTTTGTTTCACCGAGAATTACAGAGCCGTTTCCACGGATACTGTAAATAACGTATGTTTTACCCTCTTTCTCGCTATTAGCGTTCTTTACCTTATTACTGATTGTTTCGTCAGTCATAAGGAGATGCATCAAACACAATGCACCGTCAGAAAGAGTGCGATTCATACGGTTTATTCCTCAGTTTTGTTGACCGTTACGATGGTGCCAGAGCCACCGGGCATGTCGACAGATGTCTTCAGAGCGGAGTTGATCCAATTCTCCTCAACACGCCGGGCCTTATTCTCGTTGTCGACGATGTCACCCTTCAGGGTAACAACCATCTTCTGACAAGCCTGGATGTGCTCCTCGAGATACATGATCTCGCGGCGCATGGCGTCGTTCAGAATCTTGGCCAGTGTCTTGGCGTCGAGGAAGAAGTGGTCCTTCTCGCCCTTAATGGCTTCGGCGATAGCTTCTGCAGTGGTCTTACCCATCGAGCGCAGAGTATTCTCTGTGATAGGCAAGAACAGGTCACAGGTACCATCCTCGTGAGGATTGATAGCAATGCCGATCTCGTCGTCATTCATGGGGTCTTTTACTAGCACAGTGCCTGCGATGAGGAAATTCTTCGCAAGCAGGCGTTTCGGGCTACGATTGAGGATAAATCCTTTCTTTTCACCCTTTTCGACAGCCAATTTGTCAGCTTCGAAGCCCTTCTGACCACCTTGCCAGGCCATGCGGACTTCGACCTTGAAGAACTGAGTTCCCAAGTTCGAGCCTATCTTTGAGATAAGCTGAACGTTATTCGTCACAACAGGTGACGCGATGTTTACATCAATTGTTTTCATTCTTTCTTATCCTATTTGATATCGTGGTTGATCCACCAACGATAAGAATAAATACTTCCTCCACTTTTGGCGGGAGGTTAACCCTTGAGTCGCTACGCGTAACTAGACTTTTCTTCATCTGTTAGTGTGGCGATATATGTTTTTTTGTGCGTCCACGGCTCAAGGCTCTACTGTGGATGGTCTTTTCAATTTTTTGATTTTTATCATTTATCCGTACTTATGAGAGGAATGTTTTTAGCTTTCCATCATTAGGTTGTTTCCGGCTATTTTGACTTACATAATCGATGTATCGACTGTATTCAAAAGGGGACCAACTGGTATGGTCATCCATGCCCATCATCGGAAGATTCTTCTAACTTTGGTAAAACTACAAACGTGGATGTTGTGTAATCAAACACAAAATTTACTTGAACCATAAAGTTTATTTTTCGTAAAACTTATACTGAGTTGGTATTACCCAGCATCGTTATGTAGCGTTAAAGTAGCTACCCCGTTGGCAAAATTTCATTTCTGACTAATGCTCATAGGACTCCACAAAAATTTGTAATATCTCCGCTAGTGTATTTTCCGAACAATAGTGAATCTACTACGCTGTACGTCTCTGATTATTTTACAAGCCTAACAGCTACATACAAAACGTGCTTGGAGGTTCCTTTTCTTAACGGTGTGACTGTGCACCTACGTAGTAAACATACGTTTCATTATCGGACGGTACGTTAGTTCCAGAGCTAACTACCCTACGGCTTTTTGTTGTACATTCAGCTTTGCTGCTGTCTTCTGTTTTATCTCTCATTTCTTCGAGATGTGCGCGAATACTGGAGGAATTTCACCTCATACATCTAGATTTATCACCCACCTAAAGATTCGCTTCTCCGGTTTCCATTTTTACTACTTATGCATAAAGCATAAGGTTCATCCTGGTCGCTTTACCCCTCCTAGACAGGGAGGTGATACTTCACTTCACGATAGGCTGCCTTGCATCTGAATTTCTTCATTTGTCATGTATACGACTTCATGGTCCGAACGCACCATCTAGATTTGCTGTCTAGACTTCTGGTCTACCCATCTTGTCAATTTGCTTCTCAGGAACGGTTGGCACACGACTTTCCTACATCCCACATAAAATGGCTACTGCTTCCCATACAACGGGAGCTATGGTTTCCAACGCCAGTATATAACGTAATATGCTTGGTAGGGGGACGGTCATTTCTTGTTATACACAACACTATTGTTATGCATTATTTGGTTTTGGTTCTGATTTATTTTCGTAAGAAGTATCTTTGTCTAAATATAAGCATTCATACATAGTATATAGCTTACTACTCTACAGGGACTACGTAATATAGTTCTTATAAGTGACCCTTCTAACTATCTTCATCTTTCCCTCAATAGCCGCTTTTCATATATACTGGAATGTATACTTACTCGGACGGACCGTTGTTTTTGGTTACAATTGCATGTATAACCGCATTTTTTGACTGTAAAGTAGTCACCTATGACATAAGTAGCATTTCCTCTTGCTTATATCAATCTTTACCACTAACGTTGCTTGCCTACTAACAACAATAATGTTTAGAATAGTCTTATCTACGCGGACTTCACTCGCTCTGTGGCTGCATCCCACAGGTGTCTCATTCTGCTTTTATATACCGCACGAACGATCAAGGCTAGGCGGTCGCATCTCAACATAATCAGCCGTTTTACCTTCCTACTCCCCCTACGCTGTACAAGCAACAGAAGGCACTGGACTTGAACCAGACTGGACTTACGTAGGCGCCATATTTACGATACAGCTTATGAGTATTATCCTCATAATATTGTTTACTCAATGCGTTTTTTCGGGCCTCAATGCAGGCTTTGGAGACCTGTGAACACTACCCTACGGCTTTTGTGAACTGATACATCATGTTTATTTGTGGAGGCCTACTCTAGTCGTATACCGATATCATTGCAGACAATACCATACCATGTATATTCTCTCCCACAGTATAAGTTTTCGGCCGTTATAAACATGTTTCAACTCGTGTAACGTTATACTAATCTAATGTATCATCAATTAGCATGTCCGATACGTGTACGTTTTGCGCGATTGGCAACTCGCGACTCATGTGTCTTTATCCATTACTCCATCACCAGACGGTTCTCATGGTGGAAAGGGTTGATACAAACACTCTCCCTCTTACTGTACGCTTTTCAACTATGTAGTACTCATAGAACGTCGCAGTATTTCATCCTACCTTTTGGGTTTCTCACCTTTTGAGAAGGCTAACATATTCTCGGATCAAGTTGTACTATTTCGCACCTGGGCTAATGAGACCCACCTGAAACGTGCTTACCTGTTATCAAGGAAGACTGAGCTCAAAGCTCAATCGTCTACCTTGATGTGATACTCAGTGGTATCCCCTACAGAGGAATTGAGATTTTCAGGACATATTTCGTCTACTTTGTGCACTTCATAGACTGATATGCATTCTCCTGTGGGCCCTTCCTTGTTACCCACCTGCGTTGCTAGATAGTAAACCGGCACCCGGATGGTGTCTGACTTTACTATTGGCTTGGGTGCAGGAGCCCTACGCCATTTGACCTTAGTTACCTGTCTTCTCTGCTCCAAGTCGACAATACGCTGTTTGAGCGAATCGACTATTGCAGAATCAACTCCAACAGAGGTCTGTTCTGTTGTGTTGAGACCCTTCTTTTTAGCCAGGTCTAGTAAAAGATCCTGGGGTATTATCGGGTAAGCAATGGTACCAGTATCTGTAGATGGAAGTCTAAGATAAGGCAGCGTTGCAGCCGATAGTGTTTTATATCCTGACCCAGGCGATGGGTCTGATGCAGTTACAGCCATCATGATTCCTGAAATCGCAAAAGCTATACTGCAAAGGATAGATGTTACTTTTCTCATAGTTTGATACTATTTGATAAGTTTGTAACCAACTTTACGACGTAACCCGATACAAGTCACAGTAACGTAGTCGTGCCAAAGGTTTTTCACGCGGTCAGTGAAGGATGGCTCGTATTCACTGACCTTTATGCGTTTTTTCCTTCGCCAGGCTTCTCCTCTGTGGCAGGTGCCTTCTCCAGCTCAGTCACGTTGGCTTCTGAGAAGTCAACCAACTGTTCCATAGCTGGCAGGAACATGTTGCAGATGATACCTACGTACTGATGCAGGTTGTGGACCAGATTCTCCTGTTCCATCTCCTTAGCCTTTATGCCAGGATAGTACGTCTCAAGAATCTTGGAACCCATCATGCGGGCAAACTTGTAACCCTCACGCGAGCTGTCCTTGTAGTCGTCGGGGAACGCGTCGATGATATCGCGGCTAGGCATGTTGACGAAGGTAACAACCTCCTCAATGTCTTCGATATACTTCTTTGCAGAAGCAATCTTATCCTCACCCTGCTTAATCGCAGTAGCGTTCTTCTTGGCGTCCTTCTTGAGAGCCTCGAGATTCTTGTGATAGCCGTCTATCAGCTCGTTTGCAGTCTGAATCTCAGAGTCTGCATACCAGCGAACCAAGACCTTCACGATGTCGGCGACAAGCGTGTCGTCTATCTGAGGCATGCCGGTGGTCTTGTTCAGAGAAGCGTTGCGCATCATACAGAAGGAAACCACAGGATTCTTCGTACGCTGCACATTCTCGAACAGCATCTTTGCCATACCACCAACGGTAAAGGTACACTTACCGAGCAGATGAGCAATCTCAGAGAGGAAATCGCAGCGGCTTTTCTGCTTAAGAGCGGCCAGAGCTTCTTCTTTGTTCTCTTCTTTACTTGCCTGCAGGCTACGATACGATTCGTAGAAGTTGATAGCGGTGGACACCTTGTCGTAGAAACTCTCGTTACCACCGTTGCCCTTGACGAGGATGTGCAACAGAGACTCCTTCAGCTGGTCATCGTTCTCGATCTTTGTGGGATCGTTGATAACCTTCTTCTCGGCAGCGGCACGCTCTTCAGCAGCCTTCTGCTTGACCTCCTTAGAGGGCTTTATTGCGGTTGAAGGAAGTTCTATCACACCTTCGTCGTTAGGCTCGGGCAGGGCCTTCATGTCGATGTTGACGTTGAGGGCACTGGCTGCCTCAAGCAGCTTCTCGAGCTGTGTACGACGCATTGCGATTGCAAACGGAGTCTGCGCGATAGAAACCTCGTTGACGAGCATAGCCACCATACCGACAGCAGTGATCTCGTTGATCTTGTCAACGCTCTCCTGCGAGATGTTATAGCGCTTTGCTGCCTCCTTGTCGTCGAAGAATCGCTTGTCCAGGAGGTGCAAGAGATCCTCGGTGTGGTTTGGATCGAGACCAGCGAGTGCACGAGTCTGTGCGAGCTTGTCAAGATCACCAAGCTGTATTACAGCTATTTTGTCGTTTGCGGACTTACCGGCGGCTGCGCCAGTCTTTCCTGTCTCAGGAGCAGCCTGCTGTGCTGCTGCCTGCTGTGCTGCACTCTGAGCAGCGTTTTTCTTATTCTTTCCCATTTTGATAATGTTTTTAAGAATGTAGATACTGTGTGGTTGGCTAGACCACTTAGCTGTGCCAATGGATTACTATCTTCATCCATCATGATGTGTTGAAGAAACCTTCGTTAAGCATTCCGGCGGTTTTGTAAGTGTTTTTGTTGGTTGGTCTCGAGTTCTCCCGAAGACCTTACTTGAAATAGCAGAAGTCTCGTGTTCTTCAGGTGTGAATGCCTGAACCGCAGATTCTAAAGCTGTCACCTTTGTGGGCGTCAACGATGTATCTGCCAAAAGGTAAACAATACTGTTACCTGATACAACCGTTGGCATCTGCGTGGGACACACCTGCACGAGATTCTCACTACTTCGTTCATTACCGATGGTACGAGTGACCATTACGGTTGCTGCATATCCTAAGATGAAGGATATAGCAAGCTGCCAGAAAAGCTTATTGCTCTTGTTATAGCGAGCTATTCCAAAAGCTAAGGCCATTCCTAAAATGAACCACAGTAGGATCATGTTTTGATGTTTAATGATTTTTTAACTTTGCGTCGGGTTCTTGACAGCATAGACTTTACAGTCCCTACTGGAACCCTCAGCGATTTACCGATTTGTTCTACAGTCATATTATTCACATAGAAGAGTTTGCATACCTTACGAGTGGTATCCGGAAACTTGTCAAACTCAGCAAGTAAATGTTCGTAAGTTAGACGGTTGACAATGTCGTCTTCTGACGAACCACTTGTCTCTTCTAATGGCAGTCTACCATCAGCTTCTCCAAGTACATTGCTTTTGTTCTTCATTTCTCGCAAATAATCAATTGCAGTTCGGTTGGCAATAGTTCTCAGCCATCCTCCAAAGGAGTCATAAGCTGTGAACAATGAGAGTTTATTGTGCACTTTTAAGAACACGATGTTTGTAACATCTTTCGCCTCGTCCATATCTTTTATATACTGAAAGAGTAAGTTATCAACAAACCCTTTGTATCTGTGGAACAGTGCACTGAAAGCAGATTCATCACCTGCTTGCGCTCTTTTGATAAGAGTAATCTCTTCGGAAGTAATTCGGGGATTTTTACTCATACCAAACAAATAGAATTAAGTAACGATAGAGTACACTACCGAGTGGTTATTAACCTCAAATGAGATATAACAGACACTAGCTGTATAGCACGCCAGGATGGATTCAAACCATCGACCTCCCATGTTTGGTGTATGGGCGCTCTGTCGCTGAGCTACTGACGCTGTCCCGTCGGACAATTCTGCTACGCACGGATATGGTATCGTTCTGTATCTTCTGCATGCCCCACTGCTGCATAGCATAGAGCCCTGCTGGAATACCAATCCAGGTGAGTTTGTTAAGGCAGTTCACTCTGCGGTTTTCAGGGCTAAAAAGGTAAATCCTCAGTATATATGTCACCAAGAATTTCCCTTATACGCGACGTCATCCGTCTATGATACTCTATAGCCATTTCTTTACTAAGTATTCCTTCATCCACATACTTGTTCATCATGTTTGTAGCGATTCGTACTCTGACTCCAATCCATTGTGTATTAGAATTGTACTTCGTTTTTGGCAGTTTGAACAGTATGTTGCGGTTTACCCAGTCAAGAATGTTTATTATTTTTGGCTTAAGTATATATAACGGCTCGTCTTCAGATCCAGCAAATAGCAACCGTGTATAGTTACCACCTGCGCATTGTTCTAGCATCTTAATTTTTGCAGATGCTTTTAAATCAGTATTGGAAAATACACTAAACATAATCTAACTTAGATACGCCCTTCAAAACATTTTATTAAGAAATCAACAAGATTATCTACATACTTGTATTTAGCCTGTTTTTCTTCCTCAGACATTGTTTCTGAAGGCAATAGTGTACTTAAGTAGCCATTGATAAGTTCAACTTTAATATCAAACTCATCTTTTCCTACTTTACGAGAGATTTGGTACGCATTTTCCATATATGCGTACTTCTTTCTGAACCACTTAACCCACGAAGATACTCGAGTCCAATACTCTTTCTCTTCTGGCATCAAGTTGTCCCAATCAATACTTTTATCAAACTCAAAATTCCTATAAAACTTAGCAATGCCAAGTATAATTCTCGTAGCATGTTTTCGTTCATTGTTATCACAATAGAATTTTATGAAATTGACATAAGCATGATCAACCCACTTCTCTTTGGCTTTCTGCCATTTGAGAGCATAGTCTACTACTTTAGGACACCTGTCCCTCAGCATGGCTTTGTATCCAGTTGTTTTTCGCATGTTTGTTATGTTTTGGGGTGAGGTGGGGATTCGAACCCCATAGCCCATGCAGCTCCTCACCCATTCCCACTTTGGTAGGTCTAGGTCAACCGACTTCACGCTGCCTCCTGGAGGCCCGTGTAGTCTGCAATGTTATTATTGCCGTTTAAATTTATATCAGAGCGCTTGTCTTACGACTGTCTTACTTTCTGCTGCCGTCTAAACCGGTCAAGCCCAAATATGCCGGTTTTAGTTAATATTTTATGTGGATACCCCGACACCGGCAAACGTCCGCTCCACTCAGTACCCAAGTTCTCTGTACCGAAGTGGACCTGGAGGGAGTCGAACCCTCGTCCGAACAGCTTATCCTCAGACACGCTAAGATTCTTGTTGTGAACATCTTGATGATCAGTCAAAACGTTCGATTTAAGGCTATTTAAAGCCGTTCTAAGACGTTTTCTCTACTCTCATGGATAGCTGGTCCACTTAAGCTTTAAAGACGCTTAAAAACAAACTTTTCAATACTCTTAAATAAGGTTGATACAGTGGTCTATTACTGGCTCGAGGCTCTCAATAGGTTGTATCTGCATTCTTGAAATCACTATGCATCGGGTTTAAATCACTCTTAGTTTCATAATTACCGATGGGCTCGAGGCTCTCCATAGTTCGTGATTTTGATCAAATGACTTCATATTATTACCCGTGAAGTCGGGTTCAATCATCCCATAGTACTGGCTCAAGGCTCTGCCTATGTGCAGTTAATTCTGCTTTTTAGAAGTTGCGAGTGTCGATACCTGTCGACTCATCGTGATTATCCGTTTATAATACCGATAATCTACATAGTCGCCCCCCATAACGTAGTCTGCTACTTCTGTTGTTTATAGAGTATTGGCTCAAGGCTCTGACTCTATAGATGATGTGATCCTTTGTTGGTACTACCAACGTGAACCTGACTCGAGACCGTCCATAGTGACGATCTTCAAGTTATACGCCCAGTCTGAGCGCCAGTATTCACCAGCTGCCATCTTGATGGTCTTCACCTCCTCGATGTGCTTGTCCTCGATAGCCTTCTTCTTCTCAGTCAGCTTCTTCTCGAGCTTCTCAACGCCCTTGTCGAACTCGATGTACGAGATGATGGGCGGGACGCTATCGCCGACCTTGAATTCCTTGGCCTCGCGCTTGCCGTTGGCGTCGGGCACCTGGATGGTGAGAGTCTTCTTCTTCTCATCGAGAGTTTCCAGCTCCAGGATATCATCCTTGGTACGAGCGAACTCATCGACAATCTGATCGGTTACAGTGAAACCGAGCAGGAATCGCTGAAGGCGGCCAAGCTGGCGAATGTTGTACGTGGACATTTCGTTGTAGTCGCTGGACTTGCGCTTGTGCACCAGACTCATGCCCACAACGTAGGCAATCTTGTTGTAGCGGCGCTTGGTCTCAGCAATGACCGTCTTGTCCTTTTCTTCTTTAATCTCTGCGTTCATCTTGTCTACCATATCGGTTGACATGATGTTGCCGGCCTTAGCCTGATCGATTACATTCTCAGGTGTGAGAGCTACAGGAGTCTTGCCCTGCTGGTTTTTGTTTTCTTTTGCCATTTTGATAATGTTTTAAATTGTTTATAACTATGTTTAAAAGCGGAGGGGTGGCACCCCCCGCTTTATTCTTCATCTTCCCATTTACGCTTGTCCCGCTTATAAGGAACAGCATTTGCATGCCGTCCATTAGCTGGTTTAAAGCGAATGGTTTTTGAGCCTTTTACTTGTCCGTGACACATAATCCTAAGCGAATTGATTGTGAATTTGTTTTATCACGTCAACAACACTTTTAGAGAAGTGCCACTTCTTAGCAAAGGATGCAGGAACTTCTGCACTTGTAGTCGCAATCAACTCTACTGCGTTGATAAGAGCTTTATCGTCTGCGTCAACGCAAAGAATGTTGAAGGAGGCATTGCTGCGAGCTTTGCTCAGTGCAGACTGCAACTCCAATGCGAACGGCACAAGATTTCCTGCCTTAGCATTCGTAAGCGAAGCTTCGAATCGCTTACCAATATAGATGATAGCCTGCCTTATGGCTTCAGCAACCTTATCATCTGTAATGTCGAATTTTATTGTTGAGACACCGTTTGCCTCACGAATGAGGCACTGTGACAGACCTTCTTGGTCTTTGTACACGATCTTCAACATTTCGGGGATAGTGACGTTATTCGACACCAAAACGTCACCGATTTTCCCTATCAGATGATCGGGAATGTCGTTGCCGGTCCATAGAATGACCAGCGCGTTTTTGTTACCTAACATAGCTTTCAGTCTTTTTGATTTGTACTTTCTTTGGAACACCGTTAATCGTGTCCGTCCGATACTGATACTCTGTAGATATCACGTCTTCTTCGCGCCTATTGCCAAGGTCTGTCGAGCTTAGATCAACCTTTTGCGACACATTTGCAGACTGTGATGTTGTAGCAGGAAGATTATCGTACACTGTACTGTTCGCTCGATACTCTTCTACAATCGACTTTTTGGTCGCACAGCCGTCGCGGTTAATCACTACTGTGGAGACGTTCCTTACCTGTTCGTCCGTGAGAGCAGAGAAGATGGAGTCTATCTTAACTCCTTGATCTGCCTGATAACGGTAGAGGATTACCTCTTTTACCGTTTCGAACACAGGATTTGCGATTGCCTCTACCTGCTGGGCAACCAACACACTGTCTGATGCTTTGTCGTAATTGTCAGGATACGACACGAGCCTGTCACATGAAGTCAGTGTACAGGCACCGACTACTGCGAGGGTTAGGGCAATCATGTAGACGCCCAAAAACCGTTTGAAGTTCTTTGATTTCTCCTTCATTTTGATAACTTTTAGAGAATTTATAACTTATAGTTTTGCCCAGTCTTTAAAAGGAAGACTTGGAAAAGACCTTTTGTGGAAACTGGAATTCACCATACATTTTCGCACATTTTTCGTTATTGAAAAGCCGCACTATACTACACGGCTTCATCAAATTATGCTTTTTGTGATAGTCAATACAACGTCCACATACGCATACTGTTTTTTTACTTGTACGGTATACATTCCCGTCACGTAATGTGATTAATGTCCCTGGCTTGTACATTTACCACTGTTTTTTGATTTTTAACTACTAGTTTTACATTCAGTCTTTAAGGAAGACTTGGAAAAGACCTTAATTTTACTCCCATATGTAAGATGGGTTGCACGTCTTGTCGTCGAATCCACGGCATAAAGATATGTTTATCATAAGTATACACCCAAGAGTTCGATTAAGACCGTCAAGACAAGCGTAGTTGATCAACTCGTCATAGTCCATCGCTTTTGATTTTTTTAACCATGTTTCTAATGATGGTCTGTGCACCAGGTTTAAACTTGTGCAAAGGCACACCGCACACGAGCTTATCATGAGCTGATTCTCTTATTGCATCCTTTATTAACTCGGTTTTATCCTCTGTTTTAGCATTGTCGCAATCTACCAATGTTTCATCTTTCGCATTGGCGAGGTGCATGATTGCAGGTAATAATGAAATACCTTTTATCAATGCCTTTACCTCTTCATACGTCAATACAGAGATTTCTCCAGTTTTTACAGCATGAACAAGAAAATGCTCAGTGTCATGAGAGTCTTGTACGATTGACACGTCACCGTCGCTATGCAAAGCTACGTGATTTGACACTCGTAAAATCCGATGGTTCATAGTATAATATGTCGAATTCTTCGACTTATTACACCCAATTTTTTTGGCTTTGGCGTATCGCTCTAACCAACGTTCTAACTTTGTTTTTGTCATTTTGATAATGATTTTTTTGTAGTCCATAGCAGAGTCGGACTGCTCTTTAGAGAATGAAAATCTCTCGTCCTTACCGATAGACGAATGGACCATGTTAAAAAACACAACTATTCTCACGAACTGTTGTGTCAAAAAGATTACAGCGAAAATCTTCTTTACTAAATAAGAAAACTAAAATACCACAAAAATGAAAAAAAAATGACCACGCTTGGCCATTGTGGACCAGGTAGGGCTTGAACCTACGACCTCCAGATTATGAGTCTGTTGCTCTGACCAACTGAGCTACAAGTCCATTGTGCTGTTCTCATGTGCGGAATACGACAACCTAACTTTTCCATCCACACAATCTTCCGGTACAGCACTAAACCCTTAACAAAAACATCCTACACGGCAGCTCTTATAAACGCGCTTAGCTGCCAACCTCCACACCAATCCTCGGATGTGTTTGATAAGAGAATGTGTATCAGCATACACGTCCACAGCTCCTCCCTTCTGCGTGTTAGCTTGTCTGTTGGAGTTGTATTTGTCCACATTCTCTCTTTTGAACTCACAGTTGCACTTACGGCGTACACTAGACAAGAGTCTTGTGACTGTGAGTGGACCTAACTGAGTCTGCTTGAAATGCCTTTCAGATTGTCCTTTTGTTGTGTACACCCTCTCCCCATTGGTCAAAATAGTAGGTTGGACCAGTATCCAACACCTTTTCTGGATTTTCTATAATGACTGGCAGGCCTTGAGGTTTCCTGCTATCTGGTGGGTTCTATGTACTAAACTACGGGGAACCACTTTTGCAAGCAGTTCCCCAAAGTGATATGAACGGGTCAGGGGACCCGTATTAGTATTATTCCATGAATGTCACAGTTTATCTTCCGTTGTGAACGGAAGTCTGTGATTTCTGGACACATGTCGATACTATTAAGTGCACATCCTGTACACCCGTACGTTCTTTTCTTAGCACGATATACTACATTGTTAATCGTGCACAATTGTCCTGGTTTCATAACAATTGTTGTCCAACAACGACCTCAATAACTGGTTCGTTTAATTGAAGCCGTTTGTTTATAGAATCAACAGTAAACATAGCGCTGCCTCCAGCGCCTTGTAGAGTGTAGAAGCGAATAATGCTCGGTACATTTTCATAAACAGTTTGCCACCGTATGCTAACTGGATGACATATTCTGTCTATTTTACCTTGTTTCAGTCTGTCAAGCTGTTTTTTACTCACAGGCAGACTAAAAGATTTTATTAGTACCACATCTTTTCTCTGCAATACCACGTTTGGTTCGTCTAAACCGATTACATCGGCATAGAATTTATCATTCACGATATGCATTATCTGCATCAGTGGTCCAACGACTATACCAGACATTGTTTTCTTCCTTATTATACTTCCTACAAAGAATCTTTGCCTTCCCATTTTATTTGCATTTTGATGTTAACAATAATAGTAAAGCTATCAAAGCCAATCCTACCCAGAAACCTGGGTCGATCTTATCCCTGTTTGCTCGCATCATGGCGCTTCTTTTTGATTAACCAACGCAAGGCAATCGTGATGGCTTGCCGTTTCATCCCATAGTGGTTTGGTGACCACTTGGTTTGACCCAAAGATTCTCGCATGTTCCAACCCCATTTTGGATTACACACTTTCACCTTGTATGAGTATAGTATGCCTTTATTTGAGGTTGGGTCTACGAACGGTGCAGCAGTGTTGTATATCACAATATCGAAGGCTCTACGAAGCCAATCAATAGCTTCGTCTACTGTCGGTAATGTAACATACACGATGTTGTCACCATTTTTCTTTCTCTGGTTTGACCAGCATTGCGTTCCATGTTTTAGGATATAATTGTTTACATGCTCTTTGAATCCTACTTCTTCGAGCATGAGGGCTTGATTCTTTGTTACAACTTCTCTTACATCTTCCATCTTATCTAGTGATTAAAAATTTAGGGAGTGATTTTGCCGATAGTTTGTTAAGAGTACTATTGACAGATTCTATAACAACTTTACAGCTGTTTTCTGTCAATCCGCTAGCAAACAGCATTGTGCTGTTGCCATCCTTCAGCCAAAGGCGACGTTTATCGTTGCCTAAGGCATCCACACGCTTCTTTTTGGGAAGCGGTGGATGTGGTTGGTTAGTCTTTTTCATTGGCAGCATAAAGTAATGCCATCACAATCCGCAAGGGAATTGTTCCGGCCACATGACATTCGCCTGTAGTACCGTTGTGTGTGATGACACACATTCCGATGTTTTTTGCTTTTGCCTTTTCGATAAGAACGTCTGCGGCTTCGTCTATTTTTCCGATGCCAAACTCTTCGTCTGCAGCCTTTTTTTCTGCTCCTTCGGCTATAGCCTTCCGTTCTTCTTCCTTGAAAAGAGTTAATAGTTCTTTGTGTGTCTTTTCAAGTTTGTCAATCACTTTCGTTGAGTCTCCGTTGCTAATTTGCCAACCAAGGACGGATTTGTTCTCGATTACCGTGTGTCCTAATTCGTCCGTAACGTCAAACCGTTTGAGTTTTGCGTTTTTTATAAACGCTTTTACTCGTTTGTCATTGGATTTCAATAACTCCGCCATCTGTGGCGTCACTACGACCTGGCTCTCCAACTTAGCCATTCCGCTTTTTGTTTTGAATTCTACCATAATTTGATATTTGGTTTTTTGAGACAAACTTTCCCTATTGTCTCTTTAGGGTTATTTCTTTTACAGGCTGAGCCGGCTTGTCTGCTTTTGGCTGTGTTGGCAGACTGTCTGGTTCATACTCTCTGTAGGTTGGCGTTATGTGCTCTGTTAATAAGAGCAGAGATAGCACTGACAACGTCAAAATCAGTGCTATGATTAATTTTTTCTTCATATTTATTGATTAAAATGTTTCTATTCAAAGATGTGAGGAATACGGGTACCTCACTATATCGGACGCCATCTCCGACTTTGTGGCAGGCAAAAATGTCATGGCTAAGTAAAAACCTGCCACCTTCGATGTTTGATGAAAGTCCCTTCTGTATTTATGCGGGCTTAGGACCGCCGTTGGCTACATTAGACTTCAATAAAGAGAGATACACTGCAATCTGACTCACGACAATACTTTGACGTATTCGATTTACCAGATAGCACCTTAAGATTCGCGTAGTGGTGCAGTGTAGTAGTTCTAACAATCCTCTGGGTACGAGACCTCATAACTACGTCTATAGGTTTTGTTCCCTACAGAGTGGCGTGTGGTCACATAGTCTCTACCAGCGTAACTTTCAACATGTGGTCTCATTGTTTTAGTATGTTTCTTATTTTTGTAATCAACATGACTAACCCAATGAAGATAGCAGCTGCGATACCGAACGCAGCCACTGTTACGAAGAATGATTTTAGAATAATCATTTGCGTTCTTTTTTGAGTTGTTCAGTCACTTTTGGAAGATAGCGCTTATACGTCTTGCCAGTCTTTTTGGACTTGCAGATAATATAAGCCTTTCCTTTTGATGAGAGATAAATGGGGTATGATACTCCATTCTTGTCCTTATACACAAAGGACGTCTTCACCGCAGAATCTTTTTTCTCGACCTGCTCAAAGACATTTCCTTTGCGTACAACATTTTGTGCTTTTGCGCCAATGAAGGCGCCTAAGAACCATGCCACCAGCACTATAATGGCGATGGTCCTTGAATACTTTTTCATATGTTGTTTTTGAATTGATTTCAAATAAAAGAACTGCTATCTTCACAGACTGCAGTTCTCACATCGCTTCTAGGGTTAAATATAAAAGTAATTAAAGCCAGTACAAACACTTTATTCCACCGCTGTGGAGCGCTTGTACTGATGTGTACATGTAGAATATTTGGATGCAACATGTATATATTTTAGATGGGGAACTTCTATCAAAAGAACTACTATCTTCGCAGACTGTAGTTCTTCGTCTCCACCGCTGTGGAGACATGGCTTCAAAAGATATCAGCTAACCTTAAAACCTGATAACTAAGAACAACTATATTTTAAACGAACACTCCATTTAAAAGAACTGCTATTCTCACGAACCACAGTTCTCAACTCTGTCAAATGAAAAATAGAGTTTTAATGAGACTTCAAATAAAGGAGCAGGAGGCCATCCCTGCTCCCCACCAACGGGATGTTGCCATACTAACGGTCTATTGGTGGTCTCGATCCGCGTTCGGCCGCTCGCGTTTAACCCTTCCGAGCGTAAGGTATATTTTAAATGGGAGAGACTAGGCTTTCACTCTCCCTGTACGCCTAAAACCTTTCACAGCGCTTTGGACAGTAATTCACACTGACACATAGACAATCCTTTAACCTTACTAAGATCGCCTTAAGTAATATACTACTAAGTTTCGGACGATATATTACTTTGTCATCGTAGGTATATCTACGACTATCTAAATCAACTCTGACCAGTATCATTAGAAAGCAGAGCAGTGTTTTTGAGTATTACATGTGTTTTTCCTGCATTACACACACTTCTTTATTGACGTTTAGTCAGAACGTCTCCAGTACTCTATATGTATTGTTGTTGTGTTCAAACAAAAAGTGGGAGAGTTGCTGAGTACAGACCAACATCGCTCTCCCTTCTACATTGCACCTCCTTCGTGCTAGGATGTGTAGCGCATCACAGTGCCTCACTTATCACCCGAGACCAGGCTAGCACACACAGGCAATTGGTACGCTCTACCTAGACCAATTGATCGTTAAATCGGCGCGTTTACACAATTTTTATCATACATCTACACTGGTCTTTCAGTGTTGACCAAGATGTATTTAGCCCTATTCGTCCCAATATGGGACTTTCGTGTGTGCAATTTACATTAAACTCCAGGGTGTACAACGGTCAAATCATACACCCTTTCAACGTTAATTGAATTGATGTTTGAAGTGTGAACAGTCGATATTCACTTTCCTTTGACCGGCGACCAAACCCGAGGATTACTTAATTGTACATAATAGTAATGATAGCGACTTACGATCCAACTTCGCGGCGTCGTAGCGTAGTATCAGCTATCCTAATTTGGAGTTTAACATATGTCCACTTATTTATTGGTGAACAAAATTAGCGGTTTCAGTTTATCTTACCGCAAACTTAACTGTTCTGGCTCACTACCATTTACAGATAACTTTCCCCCTCTTTGGTTGGCATGGTTAAGGGAACCACCAGCTTCACGCACATCGACTTTATCTATTATAGTGCGTTGCTACATTTAGTTTAACGTCGGCCGGTTGTAGCTCCTCGACGCACACAGTGTACCAAATTAAAGCTGGAAGATATTTGGGCTGTGTTTCATATCTTTGTTTTCGGCATACGTTCGCCCTGGATGTTTTGACTCATCCGACACATTTCGTGTCCGTTTGTGAATAATACTGTTTCGGCTCATGCCATCATCAGGCCACGGACTTTTACCGTGACGACAGTAAACAAGATAAAGTTTGAGCAGTTTAAAGTCTTGCTCAGGACCGGAGCCTTAGAGTTTATTCCTCATTATCAGCAGGGGTTGACGGCTGAGGTTTGTTCTCATTTGCCAAGAACTCATCGAATGCACTTACAATTGTGCCTTCATAATCCTTGGTAAACACGGATAAGATTGCATGCATGAGCTTCAAATCAGCATCATCAATATACTTTTTCTCTTTTGCCTCAGGCTTGTGAGAATTAAGTACATCAACGATACGATTCTTAAGTTCATGCATCTGCCTCATTTCGTTGAGGTTGACGTCCTCGATGTTATATCCTACAACACCGATAGAAGTTTTTTTCTTGATGTTCATATGTTAGGTTGGATTTAAGCCTATTTGTAACAATTTGTGTACTAACCCCCAAAGGTAAAGGGCACGCATGCTACTTTGCACACGCGCCCTCATTTGCCCGTTAGAATGGCACCTCTTCGTTGCTGTCCTCGTTGTTGTGGCCGTCTGTAGGTGTCTCCACCTTTGCTACTTTGCCGACAGGCTCAATGAAGAAGCGGGACATCAGCTCCTCACCGACGACTTCTGGCGAGCGTCCATCGATGTAGGTCGTCTCAGGCAGGCCTTTGTCGTTGATGGTGATGTACTCCACACGGACGAACACGGTAATACGTGATTTTTGCACACGCTCACCTCGCTTGTTCAACGTCGGCTGACCGTCGATGTCGTTGGCGTAGCGTGGCCCAGTAGGGAACACGTACGGCACCTTCTTACCGCCTTCAGCACGCAGAATGGTGTTCTTGATGTCCTCCTCGTCGCTGTCCTCTTCAGGATGCGCACAAGTGGCACGCAGTTTCGCCATGTCCACGACATAGCCACCTTTGCCGTCCTTCAGGTACTTGCCAGGCTCTTCCTCTTTACGGTGCGCCCAGAGAATGTCCCAGACACCTGTTCCCAGGTTGTCCCTCCACTTTATCTCTCTCACAGGGTCGCCACCAGCCTTATTCTTGAGAACAAGCACAGCGTACATGGCCTTTACCTTTTCACGATTCTCGCGCTTAGCCTGACACAGGAAAATGTCAAGGCATTTGAACACACTCAGTTCTTTTCCTCTGATTATCTCCATAACTCAAAACGTTTTAGGGTTAATACTATTTGTTGTTACTATATCGATGTTTATAAGAAGATGAAGTTTGGTTAGTTTATTCAAGTAAATTGTGTACACAAAGCGCCATGTATTAAGAGTGGAAACAGAGTGGCTCAACTGTTCAAACTGCGCAAGACCTTGTTTAGTGAAGTCTGCTCAGTGTCTACATGAAAAGCCACTCTGTTTTGTTTAGAAGAACACCTGAATACTGCCAGGTGTCCCCCAAGCGTGGATTGTGTATTCTCTACTTTCATATCGTATACATGTTGTTACTATCGTTGATTAAAAGAAGACAAAAGTTCGGTTAGTTTATTCAACGAAGAGGGCAGCCGCGAAGCCGCCCTCAACGTTACTGTTTCGCACTCTGCACTGATTTCTCAGTACAGAAGGTTACTTGGAAATACCGGTTCGCCTTGTTGTGTAAGGCAAACACATCATTGTACACGTCCTGCCAACGTGTACGCTTCTCGGTGACAATGTAGCTGCCACCGACTTTGCAACTGGCGTAGTAGCGCTCAGTCACAACGGTTTTGACTTCGTTGTTTTCCATAACGTTGTTGTTTTTGTTGTTACTAATCCGTCCACGACAAGTAGAATTGTTCGGTCAGTTTGCTGCCGGGGGTACTTCCGCGAGCCTATCAGCCGGAGGGGGCGTTGAGATGCTCCTTCGCGTTTTCGCACATGCACAACAAAAAAAAATAAAAAATTTTTCACCGTTCCGAAGGAATGTTTGTGCTTCGAAGAAGTGTATAAAAAAATCCGAAGAGCTTTCACTCCTCGGATTCTATGTTTATATCTTCCCAATCTGCAGGTTCTATGTCGTTCATAAGCTTAATTTTTTATTCAGAAGTTGGTATTTCTTCAAATTCTTTTGAAGCTTCATCAGAAGCTGGCAATTCTTCGAATTGTACGTATTCATCCATTATCGTTGGTGAAGGCTGTTCCACAGCTTGTTCCACCACTGTATCGTCCACTCCACTTTCATCGTCTCCAGAAACTGTTTCTGCGTCTCCTCCTTCAACTTCATTTTTAAGTTCTTTTATGGCTTTTTCTATCTGTTCTTTAGTAGATTTATCGACATTTTGTTTGTCTATCTCTTCCTGTAACTCTTGTTTAGTCATACGACTATACTGTTGAAGTATATAAGAGGTGAGATTGCGCATATAAGTAGCATAAATAGGGGCTTTTTTGTCATTTTCTCCTACTTCTTCTAACTTTTTTCTATAATATTCTATCCTTTCCTGAGCTTCTTTTACAGTCATTTGGCTGTTATTTCCAGCAGCTCGTATAAGCTTACCATCAATATCGTAAATATTGGAATTATTTTTCATATTTTTATCAATTAATCGTCATAATAATGATTCTGAAGTATTATTTTTGCGTTGCGTACTATAATTTCGTATGCTTTCCTCCATCTAAGGTCTTGCGAGCATTCTTTCAACGTGGTATGTGTAGGGCGTACACTAGGTTTCTATTCGTTTTCCATTTTCGTCAATTGTAGTACGAGTATATATTTTGTTTTTCTTCCAATCTTTATATGCATTAAAAGCCTATTTTCTATCGTATTTGTTACTATACTGATGGATACACTTTAACATTCTATCAGCATCTACAGATCCACATGCTTTTATAGAGCATATATCGTCAATAAAGCTATTTACACCTTCTTCCCCGAATTTATCCCGTATTATGTTGTATTCTACTAGTGCTTGTTTGTAATACTAGTTATCTTCATCATATTCGGGCTTCATATCAAGTATATATAAGCTATTTATGGGGGCTCCGTGTATAAAGAAATACTTACAATTATCAGTTACCGGCTACGATGTATGCTATAAACTCAAGTAGTCTGCGTAGTATAGTATAGCATTCAATTCTATATCGTTCATACTTTCTTTGTTAGTGTTTTATATATACATTCAGCTGCCCAGGCTTGTAGGTAACAGAATGGCTCAGGGGAGCAAAAACATACATTTTGTTCTATTAGCTCGTATATATCTAATGCTACATGAGTTGCTTCATGACTACAAGTATTTACAAGATCAGATTTCTTATCTTTATGACGTATATAGCTATCATGATTATACTTTACTAGTACTGTATAACAATTACTCTGTTTATCCTTACATTTAGCTGTTACTGCTACACAATCTAGCATATTATTATCTAGTTCTACTCCATCTGAATACATATACTTTTTCTGCAAGTCTTCTAATGATGTATACTTATTAGCTACTACTAAACATACATCATATACTTCACAATAGTATGTATCTATTATACTCTTCTTATTCTTCATAATCTTTATATATACTTATATAGGGGGTTCTTAGGGGGATTATTGACATAAAATTAACGGAAAATTGGACTAAACGGTTGCGAAAATAAAAAATTTTAATTTTTTGCAACCATATCTACAAAACATTACGTTATGCCAGTGTAATTTGAATTTTTATACTATGACAAAGACATTACGAGTAATTGAACCATTTTTTATTATGGAGCTTGGGGATACATTCGAATACTCAGCAGAAGCTGATATGTATGTATCTGAACACAAGCAGGAGTTTTACAAGATGGACGGTGAGAATGATAACGATATAAAGTCGTCTTATAATTCAAAATTCCAGATTTCTCCTGAATATGCACAGTCTTTGGTTGAGGATGGCTTCCTTGAGGAGGTTCCTGAAGCAGGAAAGACTACATTTGTGAATATCTTTGGTGAGATCGACACGCTTCTTGCAAAATACAAGAAGAATCTTGAAAACCTCAATGAAGACTGTATTGGTCTTCCGGCTTGTGTAAAAGTAGAAAAAGAGACCGTACTTACAAACTTAATTACGCTTCTCGAACACCTTAAAAGCTTGAAGAAATAATGGAAGATAAAGAGATGATGGATCAGACGCAGCTCGCAGAAAGTGTTGGAACTCAAATTAAACTTGAGTTTTTCGATTACTTTCTCGTAAAGCCCTTGGATCCGATTAAAGTTAAGAAAGAGTTTACTAAACCTGTTTCAACTGGTACACCCGTAGAAGATGCAAATGGAGTCAAAGCAGAGGACTTTGATAGTGTTGAGACAGAGGTTAAAGAAGTTGATTCTGATTATCGCAAAGGAATTGTAATTAAGTGTCCTACTTATTATGACGAGCCTGGTGCAAAAAAGAACATTAATGTTGGCGATGTCGTAATCTTTAGAGAGGCTGCAGGATTCCGGTTTGATTTGGTTAAAGATAGCAGATTGCTTAGACTATACGATATACTTGGTATTGAAAAGTGATTGGTATTGAACAACTTGCAAAAGAAGTTTCTAAACGAACTGGAATAGATCTAGAAATAGTATCACTCATCTGCAAGCATCCTTTTCTTGAAACAGAGAAGATAATGAAGGATGAAAACGATACACGAGATATACTATTTAATCAGCTGTTTAAGTTTAAACTGAAACGAAGATATAAAGAAAACAAATCTAAAGAATATACTACAAAATGAAGACGTTATACATTAATTCAAATGCTAACATCCTTATAGACGAGGAAGAGCATAATGTATCGAGACTTGATACACAACGTGAGGCTATCAGCAGAGTATACTTGATTCCTGAGGCAATGCACATTGTGTTCGGCGAAGGTGAAACACACCAAGAGCTTGATGTAAAGAAGGACGACATCGTTATTGTATTCTATAACGGCGCATTCGATAAACAGATTGTTGTTGTCAAGAGCAAAGATTGGGCACGCAATCTTAAGATCTATAATGAAGAGCAACAGAGAATAAAAGAAGAGTGGGCTCTCAAGAAGGCAAGCGAATGCGGTTGCGATGGAACCAATTGTGTAGATACACCAGAATCGAAATAAATTATACAACAATGAATAAGAAAAATACAAAAAAGACATTTAAGCCTGCATACGTGATAGATATGACTAAGTGTGAAACTGCTAACGATCTGCGCATAGAGATTGCGCTCAGTAAGCACAACGCAGGCCTGGCTATGACAGACGAAGATCTTTCAGCAATTATTGAATATGCGGTCGAGGCTGCAATAGATGCAATGCCCTCTTCAATCTGCATTTGTAATTGCGAGGTTAAACCCAAGAAGCTGCCTTGGTACAAGCGCTTCTGGAAGCGACTGAAGTACGCCTTTACTTGGTAAGATAAACGAGTATAACCGTTAAGTTATACAAAGTCGGAGGTTAAGCCTTGCAAGTCTATACCGACTATAACAAAGAGGCCCAAATACAGGTTACGTGGTCCTGAAATTCCACGTGTTCATAAAAAAGTTAATAATTGTTTGGCAGGGGCGACTGCTTTCGAGAGCAGTACAGAGTTCGCGACTCTGCGCCCCACATGTTTAAAACTAAAGTTTCCATTTTAGGTGGTTATGGTACAGCTTAGCTGAGGGGTTCGATTCCCCTACCTACCACTGGTCTATGGTGTAGCGGTAGCACGGGAGGCTCTAACCCTCCAGGTCCGGGTTCGACTCGATGGTAGGCCGACCAATATTAAATTAAAAGAACATGGAATTAAAATTTAAGAGATTAGCAGAGAACGCAGTTCTTCCGATTCGCGCTTATAAAACAGACGCAGGTTTAGATTTAACTGCCACTCGTATTACAACAGAGATTAACGAGTGCGGACAGTTGATTTTGGTTTATCACACAGATCTGGCAGTAGAAATACCAGAAGGTTATGTTGGTTTACTGTTTCCACGTTCTAGTATTTATAAGAAATCGCTAGTACAAACAAATGCAGTCGGTGTCATAGATGCTGGCTATCGTGGAGAAATTATGGCTAAGTTTAGAAATACTACAGACGTAATTCCTGCGGTGTTTAAAGAAGGTGAACGGTTTGTGCAGCTGGTAATAGTTCCCATTCCCGAAATAACAGTAGTAGAAGCAGCAGAGCTTTCTAGTAGTGAAAGAAGTGTTGGCGGTTTTGGTTCGACTGGGAGCAATAATGAACGGAGCGCAGCAACGGGATCTCAGAGTCTTCCGGAACAGAAAGACGAGTCTATAAACTCTGAGACCGCAACAGAAGCAAGCGGCGAGGCATCAGAGGGCCTTGAGCAAGCACAATAATAACGTTATAAAAGCTTGGGAAGCGGCGTGCATAGGATGGCAATGCTTCAGGAATAGGGGATCCGAAAAAAGGTCCCCTATCTCCGTATATATACATTAACAATTTAAAGACTGTACGTCGCATGATAAAAGAAAGATTTATATACTATAAAAATCGCAACGCATTTGACACTGATCTTTAGAACGGCGAATTAAACAGTACACACATTGCTTTTATTGAAGATGATGGTTTAATCTGGACGCACAATCATTTCTTTGGCGGCAGTCAAACGGATAAACCCATAACAGAAGAAGAGGTAAGGAGTATTGTATACGAGATACTAAATCTTGCTGATAATCAAGAAATACTTGAGGCTTTACAAGCACTGCAGACATGGATAGACGAACACGGTGAAGATGTAGAAGGTGCTGCGGCTATCATAACTAAGGTAAACGAGCTTGCTGATTAGATACAAAACATTAAGAATCTTTACCTTACAAAAGCTGAAGCAGCAGATATGTATGCATTAAAAGGCAGTTCTCAGGGTGGTATGACCGACGAAGAGAGGGCTATGCTTGAAGAGCTATATGAAAAGCAAAATCCGTTAGTGTTTTCTGTTTCATTGAAAGACGCAGATGTTGTAGAAAAGACAGGACAACTGTATAGTGTGCGGATACAATATAGTTTGTCGAAAGGTGGCAAACCCGTAATACCTACTTCAGTAACACTCAATGGAGAATCTGTAGAACCCAAAAGCAGTGATATACTTATAACGACCGCTCCTGCAAATGCAGACAGCACTTCATATACAATAACTGCTGTGTACGATGATAAAACGCTTAGTAAAACAGTTACGTTTAGACAAATGCTCAGTAGCTATTACGGATTTGCTCCAGAAGGAGAACTGCCAAACTTAGCTTCTTTAAACAAATATTTTACCACTAGTGTATCTATGCTCAACGGTATAACTAGGAGAGGAATAAACAATCCTACCACAGGTTATCATTTGTGGTTAGTTACACCGCATACTATATCTAAAGTGGCCACCGACGAATCGTATGTATATCCTGTAGCTATGAACGATAAGGTTACTTCTAATGGGTATAACTATTATAGTAGCGTGGATGGTATAATGTCAGGTACGTTAAATTATTATATAAAGTGATATGAACAACAAGAGTTATATAAAAATAATAGGTACTATATAGGATAATTCAACTAACCAGACTGTAGCAGAAGCGTTTCAGATATACGACGAGGACTTGTCAAAGAGATAGTCAGAGATAAATGCGGAACATGAAGAAAAGCTTTAGTAGCTGTCTCAACGAAAAGAGAAGTGCTTAGGCTTTTTTAATACGTATTCTGACCTCCCTGTAGAAGATGTAGAAGAAGGAAGTTGGGCTATTGTACCTGGTACAGACGGATTGTACATATGGACATATGGCGAGCAAGGTTGGCAACAAAGTTCTGAAAAGTATGAATAGCAAGAAATAGATCTTGCAGGTTATTATACAAAACAGCAAATAGATGAACAGTTGTCCACTGTACAAAATTCTATACCTACTAAAATATCTCAGCTTTCGAACGACTCACGTTTTGTAACACAAGATATTCTAGACGATTATGCTAGAATAGAAAATATTCAACAGCAAGATCTGACAGAATATGCAAAGAAATCAGAACTGAGCAATGTAGCTATATCAGGGTCTTATGATGATCTTACAAACAAGCCTACAGTATCGTTAGTTGGTACAACAGGTAACTATGAAGACTTAACAAACAAACCAGATATAACAGCAAAAATAGCTGAAGCTTTGGGGGCTAGCGAAGATGCAGTCGCCGCGTTAAGTCAATTAATCGAACAATTACAATCAGAAGAAGGCGCAACAGTTGAAGGTATACTTTCACAGCTGAACAATATAAAGAATCAGCTGGGTGATAAGTTGACTGAAGAACAAGTGTTGACGCTGATAAGAAATAACTCCGGCAGCGGGAGCGGAAGCTGCGATTGTCCTAAACACATTATTCTTACGGAAAAAGAGTACGATGAGAATAATTATCAAAAGGACGCAATATATTTTATTTTAAAACCGGAACCTGCTACAAATGGATGGACCTTCGGTGGAACGTTCCCTATAGTATTTGGTAGTCGATGGACATTTGGGCAAGAGTTCCCAATAAACTTAGCATAATATATTATGACAAAACATTATACATATGTAGCCAAGCAAGATGGCGATACGCTTAATGCTCAAGAGTGGAATGATCTTGCACAAGATGTGGATGCTGCTGTAACAGCTATTAACAATAGCTCTTCTAGTAGCTCTGATAGCGGTGTTGTATCTACAGAAGTAGATTCGTTGGATGCAGACAAAACCATCGTAAAAGTAAACGATGTTACTGTAGGTGAACTTACTGTTAAAACCGGTAAGGGTACAAACGTAGCTCTTTCTGGCAATAATAACATTAACATTGAACCGCGTCCTGCTATTGGTACTGGAGAGGGAAAGAATAACGCAAACGACGCAAACCGTAAAGGTGGCAATATTTCTTTGAAGCCTGGTGATGACATTGAACTTTGTTCTCACAAGCGTGGTACTGGCAAAAACACAGAGGTTGCTGTAAAGGCTATCGACGGTAGCGATAATCCTGTTAAACTTCAGATATTTGCCGGAGATATTACTCTTAGTACTAAAGGCAAGGGTAGTACAAAGAAGAAGGATGCTACAACCGGTGCAGACACTCAGGAGCTTTTGTATGACGATCCTAATGTAATGAACATAAACGTTACTACTGGTACAGGTAAAGGTTATCTGAAGGTTCGTGCCCAGGCTATCGATCTTCGTTGTGAAGACCACGGTGGTATTGCTCTTCAGCCTAAAGGTCATGACGCACAAGGACACGAGAATAAGATTAAGTTTGAACACGGTGGCGGTGACGGCCTTGAATTTGGTACGTTCAACACTTATAAAACATCTATATATACAGATGAATACCGTTTTATGAAAAACGGCGATTGGAAGATGGCAACTCGTCAAAAAGAGTTATCTGACAAACAGGATTCCAACGACCAAACGACTAATTGGAAATATGTAAAACAGGCTGATGATTTTTATGATATTATAGATAATAACGATCCTACTGCTACAACAGAAGATATTATAAAAGCTGGAAATATTGTAAAAGGTGTTGGTGTTAGTGTAAACAACGGTATTATTTCGCTTGCTGATACGTATGTTATATCAAGCATCGAACAAGCTGCTTCAGGTACAGCTCTGGATTATGAAGACGTTTCATATGATGCATTTACAATCAACGATGTATATACAGAAGAACAGCTTCTTCGTAAGTTTGATGAGCCCGTACTTCCAGTAGATTGGTTTCAGGGAAGTGATACACAAGTTATTGCTGTCGTAGGATAGAATTAGGGTGAAGTTTATAATATTACAATCACTATCGTTAGACCTTCTGCAATGTCGTGCAGTTTAGATGACATTGTAAAACTTACTGCTTATATGAAATCGAATCATCAAGGGCCTTGGGCAAATGCCTAATGATTGATTATGGGAATAAGAATAAATAACAGGGGTATAGAGTCTATTTTATACAATAATAGACCTATACTCGCTGTATATGTTAATGGGTAGAAAGTATGGCCAGAGGAAATAATTCCAATAATAGATGAAATACTGTCTTGCTATTACAACGGTTATTGGATAGACGAATACCCCTGGACAGATGATACTCCTTGGACAGATTAAATAAAATACTATGCAAACATACGAAGGACAAATAAACGAATTTGTTGACTGGGTAACTGGTATAAACAGTCTTACAGACAGTAACGTTACATCCTCCCTTCCTGTCAGCGGCCATTCGATTAGACAACTTCTTCAAGATCATTTAAAGAAGCCGTTTGTTAAATACGACGATAAGACTGGCGGACAATATTTGTTCTTCAGTAGTGAAGAAGCAAAAGACGAGTGGTTGAGACTTACTGATGCTACCAGCCCATTAGAAGATCAAGAAAAGGCAACTACTCTTGTTATCACATCGATGCCCAGGCCTTCAGATACTGCGATAGATGTCAAAGCTATCGTTGAAGGACAAGAAACAGATATAGGCAACTCTAGATATATTACATCTGGAGACAGTACATCCGAAGCTGCAAATATACAGTTTATAGTAAGGATGTACAAAGAATAGGCTGGTGTACAACAAGATACTTCTGATTCATTCACTGTAACTTTCGATATAAAAAACTCTCTCGGCAATACTAAACAAGTAGTGTGGGATAAAGATTCGGATGAAGTTACTATTGGAGATGCATACAAATTGCTTTCGTTTAACTGTTATCCTTTTCTAACAGAAGGTACAAACGGAATACACTTTACTGTAGCAAGTAAGAATACAGGTGCTATCTTTACGCGTGACATATCTGTATATCTTGTAAGATTTTCTATAAGCAGTACATATCAGTTCCAGAATTCTCCACAATATGATTCAGAAATATCCATTCCTATTTCTGTAAACACCAGTATTCAGTCGATGACGTTGAATACTTATGTAGAAGTAATGGATGGTTCTGCTGACAACAAGTTGTTTAATCTTGTGGCAAACAGTACATATAACGGAAATCTGGATGGATATTCTACAAATCTTACATTTAAGAACAAATATACTGCAAACTCTACACAACAAGATCATATACAGCATATTATAAAAGTATATGCTACTCTTGGAGGTAATGGTTCTGGTACATCGTTTACTAGTAATATAATATACTTTACGTTTGAAACAGCATCGTCTACAGAAGGTCTTCTTAACAAATTCATAAACGTTAAGTACGATACCCCTTCTAATAGAGATTATACAGAAAACGGAAACGTTATTTTGTACGCAAAGCAGTATGAGCCATTTAGCTTAGACTGGGCATACTATACAGATCACCTAAATCAAAACTCTTCTATAAACGTTACTTGGTATCTTAGGTACAAAGATGGCGGAGAATATCAAGAATCTGCAATTGGTACTGGAGTTGGTGCTAAAGGAACTATTAGTTCGCCTTTACGGTTTATTCCAGAAGTATGGAATAATGATCCTAGCGGTAAAGAATAGAATAAAGGTAAAGCTTATCTGATTGCGAAAGAAGGCAATACTGAACTTACTAGTTTTGAAATCATCGTCGATAAGAGCTCATACAATATATCAGAAACAGCTGGTGCTGTACTGAAGCTTTCCGCATACGGTAAATCTAACACAGCTTCGGATAAAGACCAGTGGATCGATTCTATAGGTGGAGTAACTACTACCTTCAACAATATAATGTATGACGACAGATCTGGTTGGACAGATAACGCATTATTTGTACAGGGTAGAAACACAACAGCGGTAATTAACTATAATCCGCTAAGCGCAGATCACGATCTTGAAGCTTTGGGTAAAACTATAGAGATAGATTTTACTCCTGTAAAGTCAGACAATGATTCTGACGTCCTTATAAGAATAGGTAACGTAGAACGCGGTCATATAGACATTAAACCTAACGGAGCTTATTTATATATAGGTAATAGTACAGTAGATACTATTCATACAAATTATAAGGTAGGAGAAAGACAGAAGCTTGCTTTCGTATTTAATAAATCAAACGGATCCGAACTGTATACAAACGGCCTTGTTTATATCATAAACAATGGTATTCTTGAAAGAGCTGCCGGTATGGCTACAGCTACTTCATATACAGCAAATGATGGAAATATTACCATAGGTGGCAGTGCAAGTAGTGTAAAGGTTTATAGTATAAGAATATATGACAAACCTCTGACATATCAGCAAGAATTGAATAACTATATATTCGATGCTGCAGATAAGTCTTTTGTTATTTCAAGAAATGAAATATTTAAAAACGAACAGCTTGATTTCGACCTGGTAAAGAATAAGATTGATTCTATTCTTATTGAAGGTCTATCTGATGCTAAGTATAATGGTCTAAATCTTATTCTCAGCCCAAGTACGTCAAAGGAAGACTCTGAGACCACAGTAAACATAAAGAGAACGTGTATTTCAGATGATACAAAATCTTTCTACGTACAGAAAGCAATGATAAGAAAACACGGACAGTCTACTATCAACTATCCTATTACAGCTCTTAAGTTCTGGTTGAACAAGTCTGCTACTGTTGGAGATACACCTTCGTTTGTAGAACAGTCTGAATCATAGCGTGTACAAGGTCTTAATAAGAATAGGTATATAATGAAGAATGGTGCAATACCTTCAAATAAGTTTGTATTGCAAGCCAACTATGCAGACTCTTCGGGTGTACACAACGGAGGACTTCTTAGACTTATTCAGGAAACATGGTACAATGCTACGTTTGGAGCGAATAACGAGTTTAAGTTAAGAACTGCTCCACAACTGTTTGCTTCTGGTTATATTGTTACACATAACAATGCAAACCTTGGCGAAGATGGTAGCTGGGTAGAAGGATATGGTGTAGGTAAAGCTGCTGGTAAAACATGGCCAGAATTGACAGGCAAAGAGTTCCCATATACAATTCGCAACGCTGCTGACTCATTCCCTTGCGCTGTATTCTACAACAATCCTCTCGGTGATGGTAATACACACTTCTTGGGTCAATACGTATTTATGGATGACAAAAAGTCAGACTATATATACGGAGAAAGAAGTATATATTCTTTCGGAGATAATACTGATCCGTTTGTATTACGTACAGAGAATACCAAGAACGGTGTAAATGGAAAACAGGACACTTCTTCAAATAGGGTGTGGAACAATAAGGATGTATTAAAGATCGAAATAGTACTTCCAAATACACTTGTTACTAGCTATATGGGAATGAATGTTCCCGCAGCAATAGAGGTTGATGATGAAGGTAATATTGTAAGTACTGGAGGTACAATGACTCCTTGTACAAACATTAAGTACGACATCGAAGGAAACCCACAAAAGTATTTCTGGGAAGACTATTTTGAAATGATTTATCCAGATCCAGACGATCTTGCAGAAGATGATGCAAAAGCTGGAATAGATAAGTTTAATCCGAATTCTAGTTTCGTAAAGACAGCTAAACCGTTTATAGACTTCCTTACTTGGATAACCGGAATATCCGCATTAAACGTAGACGGAAATGGAAGACAGTATACAGATGGTACCGTAAATCAGACAGCGTTGAATAAGTTTATTGCAGAGGCACACGATCACTTAGATCTGTATAAGCTTGCTGCTTATTACATATTCTTCTTGAGATTCGGTCTTGTAGACTCCGTGGAACGTAATGCTGAGTTAAAAACATATGATGGATAGCACTTCCATTATGAGCCGTGGGATATGGATATTGCAATGGGTAATACCAACCAAGGTGCCCTTGTTTTAAATCCGCCACTTACGAGACAGAGTGTTATTCCTGGAACGTCTATAAAAGCATTCTCTGGTAGAGGAGACAGTACATCTAACTTTATGTGGGACTGCTTAGAGGCTTGGGACTATTGGTCAAAGACACTTGTGCCAGAAGTTGCAGAAGCTTTGTATAATGCAGGCCTTACGTATGAGAACGCTTCTAAGATGTTCGATGAAGAATATTCTGAAAAGTGGTCAGAGTCGATGTATAATGAAGCAGGTTTCTTCAAGTATATCCAAAACGGTGGAACCGAATATCTGCCTTGGTTGCAAGGTTCTCGTATGTCGCACAGACACTGGTGGTTGAGTACTTCTATGAACTACTATGATGCAATGTGGTCTTGTGGTACATTTAAGAGCAGACGTGTTGTATTGTTTGTAGATAAAGGAGCATCTGCACCAGGTACTGATATACTTTCAATTAAAGCTACTGCCAATACGTATTTCGAATTAACTTCTAGCGGCGGTACAGCCTCTATTGAAAAGAAGCCAGCAAATCTTACTGCAAACTTCGATATATCTAACAATACATTCTCTGCAAAAGACCCGACGTGGATATACGGCGGATCGTTCATAGAAGAGTTAGACTTAAGTTGTTTTGCAAGAACGATGGCTACAGTAGACGTATCTAGATGTTATGATGACGTTCTTGGAGCAAATATTAAAAAGCTTATACTCGGTGTTCCCTTGAGCGGAAGCGGTGATACAAAAACTGGACAAATTTCTGGTACTCAGCTTCGTATATCTGGAACAAACGCAGTAACTAAAACTGACGCTCTTGAAATACTTGAAACGCTTGATATTACTGGACAGTCTTCTGTAAAGAATACGGCTGGTATATTTGTGACAGACGACAGAACTTCAATAAAGAATCTTTATGCTGCTGGTACATCGTTTGTTGATTTCCAAAACGCACCTTCGGGTAATACATTTGAAAATCTTGTACTCCCAGGTACTACTACTATAATGAATGCTGATAATAGTACTTCAGAATCAAATATAAATTCGTTTGTGATGCATAATGCATCTTGGTAGAATCTTGAGTTCTGGAATACATAGGCTAATGCAGCACCTACATAGGTTGTAGATGAACATGGAGATCCTGTATATATAGAAGATGAAGAAGGTAACCAAGTTCCTGTTTATAATCCTGCTGGAGCAACGTACACTAAGATGACTGATATTCCTGCTTCAATCAGCACTGTTACATTCGACGGTAGTACTGCAAGAAACGAGTGCTCTATAGAATTTGTGTTAGGTTGGATAGATTCAATAAAGAAGACACTTCCATCTTATGATAGTTCTACAGGACAGTATAACAAGTCTGAATTACATGCTGCTCTTGAACAGAAAAGCTTTACAGCATCGAATGTTAACTGGACTACAAACTTTACTACACAGCTGACGTATGATGATCTGGAAAATATTGCTCATTTGAACGGTATTGCAGATGGTGTATATAACAATGCTCGTAGAAGACTAATCAAAGGTTATGTTGTATTGAATGGGGCGTTGGACGCAGAGAAGATGGTCAACATCAAACAGTGGTTTGGTAGTTCCGCGTTCGATAAAGCAGCTGTCACATCGCAACTTGTTGTAGACTCTGCTTCCGATAATGTTGTAATCAGTATAGACGGAGTAGAAGTACGGAACGGCAATCTGTATTTGAACGAAGGTTCTTCTGCTTCTATGCAAGCAACTAAGTTCTTACTTGGTGACAATGCTGCAGAAAATGCTGTATTGAGTCCAGAAAACGCAAATCCTACTGCAAATAAGATTATCTGGTCTGTTGGTAGTTCTGAAAAAACATAGTGGGGATCTACTTATCAAGGATCTGTACGGCTAGAGTTAAGAGAAAGCGATGGTATGATGATGCTTGTTGCAGATAGAAACTATATTGGTGATTTTGCAGTATGTGTAAGAGCTGCATATCTTGATTCGAACATGAATGCTAGATTTGCATATTTGGATGTAAATATCATCGGTACAACATATCCGGATTCATACACATTAAATGTAACAGGAAGCGGCGTAAGACGATTCTTATGCACAGAAGCTATAGGTAGAGACGTATTATTATCTACATACAATGTTGACGATCCTATATATGTAATGCACACATAGAACCAAACAATGGACATCGGCGTATTGTTTGGTGGCAGTTATAATGCTGCTTCTCCTAGATTTACAGCTGATGTAGAAGACTTATTTGGAAACAGTATCGTCGGCGGTACGCTAGATCTTGCTACTGTAAATCAAAGCGCGTATGCTGACCCGCAAGGAACATCTTCTGTACTTAGATATACGAGTTCGGATAGTGCAGACAAACTTAGACTGGTTGCTTATAGTACACCAGAAACGAGATCTGCATATAAAGTAAAGATCAATATTAAATTCTAGGGACTAAAACCTGCAGAAGTCAAACAATTTTATATCTTTGTTTGGAACGACAGTACTCCTATTGTAACAATAGATACTACAAATCCTTTGTACTTGGCTATAAGAAATAAATATAATACTGATTATGATTTGGTTAGCGAAACAAACTTTGCTGTGTTTAAATCGCACCTGCTTAGTTTGTATGGGACTTTTGATATGTCGTCGTATAATACAGTATCTTCATTGATTACAGCTAACTAGTAGTCTATATTTAATTATATGCCTTATATAACATCTGTTAATCTTGAAGGATGTACTAACTTAGTACACAGATTTGGTTATGTTGTTGACGAAAATGATGAATGGGAATTTGGTGATACATACCCAATAACGTTTGTCAACAATGGACAGACGTCTAACAACGGGGTTGTAGATGTATTTAACTTTACTAATATGCCGAGACTTACTTCAATCTCGTTAAAGGGTTGTACAGGTCTTAATGCTTCAAATATATCTCCAAACACACTTAGTTTGGCTACGTGTCCTAATGTAACATATCTTGATGTTGAAGATACTACGATAGGTGTTAATATTCCTTCGGCACACAAGATATCTACTTTAAAGCTAGGCAGTCCATCAGAACTTATTATAGGTGACAACAATGCTGGTATTACAGGTCTATCTTTAAATAATATCACTATTTAGAGTACGTCGTCGTTGGATAGCTTGGAGTTAAACCATATTAATTATGGCGGCAATATAATCACATATAAAATGTTCGACAAACTATTTAATTTTAGCGCATCATGAGTCATTTAATATTAAGACAGACTACAAATAGTACAGAATAGGTTGATAGAAGTTGCATAAACGATTTATATTTATTAACAACTAGCCTCGCTTTGGATGCTACGAGCGATCTTCAAGGAAGAATTAATACTACTGCGTCTAGTAAAGACAAGATAAACGCATTACACACTCTTGATAATCAAGAGCCAGCTGTACCAGTAGCACCAAACGATAATGAAACTCGTTGGGATAATTTGTTTGCTACAGCAACAGCGTATGCTATATAGTTTAGTCACGAACCGTTTGGAACATTTTTTATCAATACATTCAACGGAGGAAACGAGGTTACTTCTGCAGATCTTGTAAATTTTAAGAATATCAATTTTGACAACGTTGGTGAGCAATCTGACATATTGAATCTTGACGATTTAGCATTGTTTACGTACTTAGAATTGGTAGTGGGTGCCAATAAGAATATATTTCCAAATGTTACGTCAATAACACTTCCGAAGTCTTGTACAAGATTTATAGAAATAAAACAATATAACAATTTAAAATCGTTTACCGCATTGGGTACTGTAAAAGATCAAATAATCGAAGGGTGTAATAATTTAGAAACTGTCAATTTGTATTCGTATACATATTTTAGCGTCCAATGGTGTCAAAAAGTTTCAACCATTAACGTTACAGTAATTCCTTCCTCAGTAACTCTTGGGTGGGCAGCTTTCGGTGGTTGTACGTCACTTCAAAACATAGACTTTTTGCCTGAAGAATTTACATTTGCTTCTGGAACTTAGGATCAGTTCACACGTATTCCAGCAGAAACACTTCCAATAAGTCCAGTTTCGCCGTTTGTAACAGCATAGTGCTATAGATGGTGTAGTAATTGGAAAGGAGATGCAATATTTCCACCAGTAACAACTACGTTTAATTAGTAGTGCATGGCGTTTTGCAGTTCGTTGCGGTCTATAATAATAACTAGTAGTTCGTCTATTACGGTAGCTAGTGAGGCGTTTTGTACATATAACCCGTGGGCTGGTGCTCCAGACAAATACAAAGGGTGTGCGATATATGTACCGTTGTCAACATATGATACTGTTATACAGGAATCAGGGATGTCTAATTATGTGCAAGGCGACTTGCTTGAGGGATCATTTGTTGAAAAAGGTAATAATAGACTCCCTTTTAATGCTGGACGTGTGTTCGGATATAGAATATTAAGACACGACGGATCTTCTTGGCAAAATATATCCGATTTTGGAGCAGGAAAAGCTGCAATGGATTTAGTAAGAGAAGCTAGAAAGAATACAGTATTTTATAATAATACAACAGATGTACCTTCTACTGGAAGTAATGGAGATTTAGCATTTGCTGTATACGTGCCTTAGTCTTAACAGAACCCTAACTGTCTAAAACAGGGATTGCGCGGTTAGCTTAGTGGTAAAGCGGGAGACAGGCTCATACATGAGTTTCGGAAGCACCTTAGTGATAGAAAGTATCATAGCCGAGGGTTCGATTCCCTCACCGCGCGCAACAGAACTTATTAGCATCCCACAAGAACTGCTAATAGGTCATTACAGTCCAACTGTATAACTGGAATTAACAATATTAACTAATTAACAATTTTAACAAATTTATGGAAAGTTCAAAAATTATGATGTTTCCTGAAATGGGAAACGGCGGTATTGATCCGAACCTGTTGCTCGCTCTGAACAACAACGGCGGATTTGGTGGTAACAACTGGATATGGATCCTCTTCCTCTGGCTTATCTGGGGAAATAATGGCTGGGGCAACAATGGCTTTGGTGCTAATGGATTCCTGTCTAATCAGATCAGCAACGATACTGGTCGTGAGCTGCTTATGAATGCTATTCAAGGCAACGGAACGGCAATTCAGAATCTTGCTAACCTGTTGAATACAGAAGTAAACACCGTGCAGAACGGTATATTTACTCTGAACAATGCTATCACATCTGTTGGTACGCAAGTTGGTATGAGCGGTCTGCAGATCCAGAATGCTATACAGAGCGGAAATGCTTCTATAGCTTCTCAGATCTGTCAGTGCTGCTGCGAGAACCGTCTTGCTATTTGTGAGCAGACTAATACTTTACAGTCTCAGATGGCTGCTAACCAAGCTGCAGACCAGCTTGCAGTATGCCAGTAGACTAATGCACTGTAGTCTCAGGCAGAGCGTAACACTCGCGACATAACTGAAGCAATTAATGCTCAGAGTGTTATGATTAATAACAAGTTCTGTGATCTTGAGATGCGTGAGCTTCAGAATAAGATTGATACTTAGGCTGGTATTATCACTCAGCTTCGTGACCAAATTACTACTGACCGTTAGACTTTGCAGCTCAATTCTGCTTTCAACGCTATTGATAACAAGATTGACGCTATTGCTGCAAAGCAGCCTAACACCGTTCCCGTACAGTGGCCTAATCTTACTGCTGTCAATACCACTCCTTATGTAAGTGGAGGTTTCTATAACAGCTTCGGTAATGGTTTTTGGGGTAACAATGTTTCATTTTAATTGAGAGTAAATTATGGGGTGCTTTAATATAACTACCAACGTGAGTGGGGTTCCATATCTTAGCACAACCAATGTAACTGTAACAGATACAGCTGTGGATTTAGCTTTAGGCTTCCGTAATACAAGAGGCCCATATGCAGTACAACCTGTCGGCTACTTTACAGTTCGCATTGCAACAGCAATTCCTGAAGGTACTACTGGTACACTGCCAGTAACTCTTACCTTGAATGGAATTACTCGTGCACTTACTTTCTTTAATGGAACTCCTGTTACTGCCGCAGATCTTGCTGGTACTGGTATTATTACAGTATTCAATGATCGTTTCAACGGCATATTACAGATTACTTCTACATTAGGAGCTTAATTATTAACTTTTTAAATTTATATAACTATGGTAATGATAGAAATGCGTGAAGCTGCTCAAGATAAAGCTTTTGAGCTTCTGGATGAAATCAAGGATCTTGGTCGTCAGAAGAAGATGGCTCTTTGTGAACTGGAGGATACTTTATACGATTGCTTTGAAAGCGAGAGTGAAGAATCTGAAGGTGGCGAATAGTCTGAAGAAGGTAAAGATCTTGGCTTCAAGAGTAAGTATAATCGCCATTACGCAATGCGTAATTTCGATAAGGACGATGAGATGGATATGTATGAGCCCGATATGCGTCAGTATAGACGTGCAATGCGTATGCGTCGTCGTAACCGCATGGGAAGATATATGTGATTAATTGGTCGATTGGGTGGGGAAACCCACCCTAGTAGACCACAAACAATTATTAATTATGTTTTCAGGATTACATCAAAATTCAACTCTTTACGTATTAGATAAAAGTGAAGAGCCAAAAGTGGTAATGGGTTATATAGAACGCGTAAGCGCTCCACACCCAATGTACCAAAATTACAACCCTGCCGTAAGTTTTGGAGCAAATCTTCAAACTGTGGTAGATATTGTAGTAAAGATAGGAAACGAAAGGAAAGAATTTGTAGGCGTACCAAGTACAGCTGTAATTCATTCTTACGGAGACTATGTTCTCAGTGAATCTAAAGATAGCATGATTTAGGAAGTAACTGCTATGTTACAAAACAGCAAAAGTATTGTAGCAAATGTAGATTAGCATAAATCGAACATCACTGCTTGTGAAAAGATACTTAAGGAGTTAAATCCGGTGTACGCTAAGGAACAAGAGAGAGATGAGGCTATCGATAATATATCTGGCCGAATGGATCGTATAGAAGATATCTTAGCGAGACTTGAAAACAGGCTAGGTACATAGAACTGATGATAGCACAATACATACAATTAGGAAAAAAGGGTTGGAATGTGCTAGTGTATTATGGAGTACACAGAGAAGACTTTTTAGAAGTTGAAGATGCATTAAAACAATTAGGATGTTCTCATAAAGATATATGGAGATCCTTAAGGGTTTTGACTAAAGAGAATACAGGTTTTACATTTAGCAATTCAGATTATAAAATGAGTATAGTATGTGTAGGGCCTTCTTCAGATGTAAGTCAATTTGTAAACACTGCAATACACGAAGCAAAACATGTATAGTCTCATATATGTTCTTATTACAACATACCGGAAGATAGCGAAGATGCTGCATATTTAATAGGGTATCTTGTATAGAGAATGTATAAAATGTTTTCAAAGATTATAAGACAATATGTTTGATATTTAGGGAGATAAAATTAAATTTAATACAGAAGATTTAGCCATACCTCCTTTTAAAGATCATTACAACAACGCAAAAGATAAACAACTTGCGTTGAAAGAGATTGAATACGTAGTCTGGCTACACAAATGGAACACGCCGTATGAAGCGTATCCCGCAAGCGAACGGCCGTTTGTTGTAGCCAAAGACGTGTTCAAAAATGAAAATTATACCCCTTCTGAAGAAGTTTAGCAGCTAGAAAAGCGATTTATAGAGTTTTAGGAGACTCCTGGAACAAGACTGTTAAGCGCATCTCAGACTGCAGCAGAAGGACTTATAGTAGCTCTAAATGATTATTCGAGAGGTTTAATGGATATAGATACTGCTATAAAGGTTACGAGAATATTAAAAGATGTAGGTAACATAGTAAAGTCGCTTGATATTGCCATGAAACAGGCTAAGATGGAACAGGCTGAATCTGGTAGGATTAAAGGTGGCGGTACTATAGGTTTATATGAAACTGTTAGATAATATGTGGTTAAGAAGAATTGATTAGGATGGTTCCGAGTTTCGTTATGAGTTGGATGATTGCTACGCTGCACCCCTAATGACAGAAAAAGGCCATCAGACACAGATGTTTGTGGTATGTAAATATTTTAAGAACAACGACGGTGAATTTTAGTTGTGTAGATGCAACGAAAAAGTATATGTAACTATTGAAATGTTGCTTTCCACGTTTGTAGCAATTGACTCGGAAGTAGACGAGAAGATAAAAGACTTGCAGAAGTTTAAGAAAGACGTTCAGTCAAAGAATCTTGAAGAAAGTCTAGCTCCGTTTACTTTGAACAGAGTAGAAGAGCATAATGTGACGGATAATGGCGAAACAATAACCAATTTAGATAATGGCAACAATTGAAAAATATATTCCTATCATACTTAGATGGGAGGCTGGCATAACAATGAAAGCCGGCGAAACTTTAGAAAATGCTTTTTTGAGAGCTAAGAAACATGGATTTGCAGACGATCCTGATGATCGCGGTGGAGCTACAATGATAGGTGTCACGATAGGAACATATCGATCTTATTGCAAATACAAGGGAAAGAAAGTACCTAGTGTAACAGATCTTAAGAATATTTCTTACAAAGAGTGGAGAGATATTATTCATACGATGTTCTGGTCAAAATGGAAGGCTGATCTTATTGAAGACTAGAATGTAGCAAACATGATAGTAGATTGGGTATGGGCTTCTGGCCAAGGTATTGGTATTAAACGAGTACAAAAGATACTTGGTGTAACTGCTGATGGCATTGTAGGCCCGAAGACAATAGCTGCTGTAAATGCACAGAATCCAAAAGAGCTTTTCAAGAAAGTATATGACGGAAGAGCTGCACACTTCAATGCAATAGTAAAAGCTAATCCTTCGCAGAAGAAATGGTTGAAGGGTTGGATGAACAGAATCAATTATATCTATAATTTGGCTAATTGATATTTATGGTAGACTTTAATAAAAAAGTGTTTAACACAGATAAATTTCGTCAGGCAGCATTGTTTTTTCAAGAACACGGGTGTTACACTTTAGCTCCCAGAGGTACTACTGATTATATACAATATTGGGAGCAAGAAACAAATAGATGTTTAAACGGATATGTTGCTCCAGACGGTGACGCCATAACCGGCTATCATTATTTTTACTTGAATTATAGTCCGATTATGAAGCTTGAAGAAACAGAATATACAGACAGATACGGCAATATTCGTAGGAAACGTGAGCGTATACTTAGTTTTCCAGACTTTTGGGATTATGATTATTTTTACTTCAATGCTATAGAAGAAGCGGAAACGTAGGGAAAACATATGGCCACATTAAAATGTAGACAGAGAGGATATTCTTTTAAAGGTGCATCTATGTTGGTTCGTAATTACGAACTTATTCCAGGTTCTAAAAACTTTGCTGTAGCTTCAGAATAGAAGTTTCTAGTAGGAGATGGTCTTCTTACTAAAGCGTGGCAGATTATGGACTTTGTTGATAAACATACCGCATGGTCTAAACAACGTCTTACTTCAACGCGTCTTGAACGAGTTAGTGGTTATAAGGTTACCGACGAGTTTGGTAAGTAGACAGAACAGGGATATTTATCAAGCATTACTGGAATAACACTTAAAAATGATCCAGAGCGTCTTCGTGGTACTCGTGGTAAATTAGTACTGTTTGAAGAAGGTGGTAAGTTCCCAAATCTAGAAACTGCGTGGCGTATTGAACAGCCTGCTGTAGAAACTGACGACGGCGTTGCATTCGGCTTGTTATGTTTATTCGGAACAGGTGGTACAGAAGGTGGTTCATTTGACGGATTGAAAAACATATTCTACAACCCAAAAGCATTCAATGTTCTTAGTTTCCCAAATATATGGGACGATGGACAAGAACAAACAGAGTGTGGATTCTTTGTACCAGCTTGGAGTAATCTATAGTCATTTGACGAAGACGGAAATCAAATCTTTATGGATTAGTTTGGAAATAGTTTAAAAGAAAAAGCTATTGAAGAACTAATAAATCAACGTAATGCAATTAAAGATGGAGGTGCATCGTAGACATCTATAGACCGCTTTATATCAGAACGTCCTTTAAAACCACAAGAGGCCGTACTCGAATTAGGTAAGAATATTTTCCCAAGAAAACTTTTAATGGATCAACTAACTCGTATTAGAACCAATACAAAGATTCGTAATATGAAACATATAGTAGATCTTACTTGGGACGGCAATGGAAATGTGCAAGCAACAGAAAAGAAATCAGGAGATATAACAACGTATCATTTAAAGAAAGATGACAAACCAAACGGATCTGTAGTTATATGGGAATATCCTATCCCAGACGCCCCATTTGGATTATACATTGGCGGCTGCGACCCGTATGATCACGATGAGTCATTCACTAACTCTTTAGGATCAACGTTTATTTTTAAACGAGTTAGAGCAGGTGAAGCGTGGAACGATGTGATTGTAGCTGAGTATACGGGGCGTCCTGATACTGCAGAAGAGTACTATGAAAACGTACGTAAACTGTTAGTATTCTATAATGCGAGGTTGTTGTTTGAGAATGAACGTAAAGGTATATATCCTTATTTTACTAACAAACACTGCGATTACCTACTCGCAGATCAGCCAGACAAAATAATTACGGAAGTCTTTAAAGACAGTAAAGTACAGCGCCGTAAAGGCTGTCATATGACAAAAGCCATAAGGGCTTATGGGGAAGGCTTAATACTAGAATGGTTAATGGAAGAATACGAACCAGGCCACCCAAATATAGAGAGAGTATACAGCGAACCACTTATAGAAGAACTTATAGAGAACGACGGTGTAAAAAACGTAGACCGTGTGATAGCAATGTGTATGGTTATGATATACAGAGAAGAGTTGTTCTAGGTAAAAGTGGCAGCTGCAAAAGATAAAAATAAATAGGTTGAGCTCTTCGAGTTACCGTTGTTTAGTAAGCAGTGGTTTGATACTGACAACGATATGCACGATAGCATGCCAATATTTAGCTTTTAACGATGGTAAGAGTAGAAGATAATTTATATAATGCAACATTTCCTCAATAGAAACTGCCTTTATCAAAAAAGAACGAAAAGTGGCAGCACGATTGCGTGAACTATATAATCGGGGAAGGTAATGTAGTGTCTGGCGGTATGAGCAAGACACAATTCGGAGAGATGTAGACCTACTACAATCTTTATAATAGTATCTTCGACGAAAAAGATTTTAAACGTGTTACGAATCCATTTAAAGTTGAAGATGGATTCCCTGCTACGCCACAAGATTTTAATATTATACGGCCGAAGGTAGACCTCCTTATAGGTGAAGAAACAAAGCGGCCGATGAATTTTAGAGTGGTTAGAACATCACAAGAGGCTGCTTCAGAACTCATGGAAAAAGAAAAAGAAATGGTTATGCAGTACGTAATGGCTGCTATTACCGCAAGAATGAGTCCTGAAGAACAGTAGCAGTTTTAGCAGTAGCTTTAGAGTGGAGAAGTTATGCCCCCAGAAGCTATTGCCAAATACATGCAAAAAGATTATAAAGATGTCGTTGAAAATACTGCTTATCACACCCTTGTTTATCTTAGAGAAAAATTAAACCTTGACAACGAATTTATTAAGGGTTGGAAAGATGCCCTTATCTCTGGTACAGAAGTATACTATGTAGGTGTTCTAAACGAAGAGCCTTATATGGAGAGAGTAAACCCGCTGTTCTTTTCTTATGACAAGAGTCCTGATTTAGAGTTTATAGAAGATGGATCTTGGTGCTGTAGAAAAATGCGCATACCAGTATCTGAGGTATACGATAGGTATTTTGATAAGCTTTCTGAAAAAGATTTAAACAAGTTAAACGAAATGCTTACAGGAACTCCGATGAATGATCATGGAGATAAAGATCCTGTAGACAATTTCAGCGGAATACAATGGCGTATATACGATAATCCTATATACGATCAGAAGAATAGATACTGCATTAACGTGTGGCATTGCTGTTGGAAATCATTTAAAAAGATATACTATGTCACATATTTCGATGAAGCAGGACAAGCACAAATAGAAATAGCAGACGAAAACTACAAAAAGACAGGCATGGAAATCTCTGTTGAGCCGGATTGGATTGTAGAAGTATGGGAAGGTTATAGAGCAGGGTCTGATCTCTATTTCGGCATTTAGCCTATTGAGTATCAGCACACATCTATTGATAACCCTAACTCGCAAAAGCTTCCTTACTGCGGATGTATCTATTCCAACACTAATAGCCGTCCTAGGTCTTTGGTTTCTGTTCTTAAGCCTCTACAATATATGTATATTGTCCTTTGGTACCGTCTTGAGCTCGCTATAGCGCGTGATAAAGGAAAGGTCGTAAATATGGACATTACATAGATACCTAAGTCTATGAATATTACTCCTGACCGCTGGATGCATTATCTATCTAGCGTAGGCGTCAACTTCATAAATCCATACGAAGAAGGATGGAATATTCCTGGACGAGAGGGTGGAAAACCTGCCAGCTTTAACTAGATTACTTCTCTTGACCTTACAATGTCCAATGTCATTGCTGAATACATTCAGCTTATGGATAAGATAGAGCAGCTTGCAGGTACTATCTCAGGTATCACAGAGCAACGTCAAGGAGCTATTAGTTCTAACGAACTTGTTGGTAATGTAGAGCGTTCTGTTGTCCAATCTTCACATATTACAGAACCTCTGTTTTGGTCTCATAATCAATGTAAGAGACATGTACTAAACATGTTGCTCAATACAGCTAAAGGTGCATGGGAGCAGACAGGTAAAAAGAAGCTTAGTTACATATTCGATAATGGCGAACGAGCTTATATAGACATTGCTGATAAGTTTTATTATGAAGATATGGACGTGTTTGTGAGTGACACTTCTAAAGACATGGAGAACATTTAGAAGTTGCAGCAGCTTATTTAGCCGGCTATGCAGAATGGAGCCAGCCTCTTGGAGGCCGCTGAAGTGCTTACAAACGATAACTTCAATATCATCAAACAGAAGCTTCAAGAGATGCAGATTAGACAGGAACAGATGCAGCAACAAGCTCAAGAAGCAGAGCAACAGCAAGCTGTTCAACTTCAACAGATGCAGAACGAACAGCGTGAACAAGAGCTTATGCTTGAAGAAGCTAAGATGGATCTTGAGAGATATAAGATCGATGCTGATAACCAAACTAAGATTGCTGTAGCTGAAATTAGTGCATATCGTGGTACTGAAGAAAAGGATGCCAATATGAATGGTATACCTGATCCTATGGAAATAGCTAAAGATGCTACTCAACAGCGTAAGATTGCTTCTGACGAATATATTAAGCGCTATGAGGCTAGACAAAAGAAAGAGATTGAAGATAAGAAGATCTAGCTTGAGCGCGATCGTATGCAGCATGAAATGGAACTTCAGAAAGCTAAAGACGAAGCGGCTTTGGAACGTGAGAAGATTAAAGCAAGAACTGCAAGAGCTAATAAAGTAAGTGGAGAAAAATGACACAAAATGAAGAACAAGAGCTCTTAGAGCTTACAAGATAGAACAATGAGCTTCTAAGAGCTATACTTCATTTAGTACAGCATGACGAAGCTAATGACTTTATACATAATTTAATAGCTAATCTAATAGCAAATAGGATGGAGGGAAATACTTATGTACAAAGATCCAACTGACTTTAGAAAAAGATTTCAAGCTTATAAGGACGGTAAGATGCCTTATAAAAACGGCAGACCTGTTAAATTTGAAGACGGTAAAGATAAATATCCTATCACAACAGGAGGTGCTGGATATATTCCGGAGTTAGACGTAGTTTCTGCTGTGAAAAAAGCTGCACACAATTATGCATTTGGAGATTTGCCAATTGATACAATTCGGTAGAGGTTATATGAAAATATACAACCTGCTGGGTATAACGACGCATTAAGAAGAGTTCGTAGAGCAGTTGTAGAAAATGATCCAAATGATCATGCTGATTTAGATTTTATACCCACACGACCAGATAGATTTGCTAGAGAGTATAGAGATAATATATTTGCTGAATATCTATAGATACCGAAGGAAAAAAGGCATAATATAGCTTCACATAAAATAATACCGTCAAAATACAGACCAACTAAGGGGGATTCGCCGAATAATAAATATTTTAAAATCGACGAAAATACTGCGTGGAATCCTATATGGGGACGTGTATACAACGCAGTATATAAATATAAAAATTTTTTCGGTACTACTAAACCGCTATTGATAAATCAGAATGCAATACGTCCAGCTATATATGATGTTCTTGGAAAACATACTGTGGGAAGAGGGTATGATGAAAGAGGAGAGTATATGTCATATGCAGACGTGTGGGATTTATCTCCGTATGGATTTGGAGGCGAACACGATCAGTCTAACGGAGTAGGAAAACCCGTACACATATATGATAGAATGTATTTAGATGATTATTATGGAGTAAAAGAACCCACTCACGCTACTTATCTTCCTGAAGTAATCGTTTATGGTACAAAAGGCAAAAATGCATAGATTTAGAGACGATAAAGAACCAAAATACAGACAATGAAGTCTGAATAAAATAAACTTTAATTAACTATATTGCAATATGGCAAAAAAGAAGAATACTATACCAAGCGGGTTTGAAGATGTTTTAGGTAACATCTACAGTAACGCAGAAGAAGGAAGCGGTATTTCCAATATGGATGACCTCTTCAATTCTGATGATACGCTTGAAGAAGATGAAAAGAATGTACCGCCAGTGAAGACTGAGGACGGCGAAGAAAAGAAGGATGACACTTAGGTACCTCCTACTAATGAGGATGACAGTGATATTCCAGAAGATGTCTTGAAAGCAATGCAAGACAATAAAACAACTGAAGAAGACGATGACAATAAAGAAGATAACACAGAACCTTCTGATGCAGATGTCATAGAAGCTCAGCAAGTTGGGCTTTTGTTCGATGCTATCGGACAGTCTCTTGGTTGGAATATGGACGATATTGACGAGAAGGATAGACCTCTTACTGTCGACGCTCTCACAGAGTATTTTGCAGAAACAGTAAAGCAAAACTCTGTTCCAGAATATGCAGACGAGCGAATACAGCGTCTCGATGAATATGTTCGCAACGGCGGTAAGTTTGAAGATTTTTATTCAAAACAATCAGAAAGTCTTTCTCTCGACAACATCGACATGGAAGATGAAGTTAACCAAAAAGCAGTTATTCGTGAACTCCTTAAGCATAGTAATTATACTGATGAACAAATAAATAAGAAGATTTCTCGGTATGAAGATGCTGATATGCTTTTTGAGGAATCAGAGGATGCTTTAGATAGATTGAAGCAGATTAAGGCTCACGAAATTGAGGAAGAAGCTAAACAGCAAGAAGCATATGCTAAGCAGCAAGAAGAGCAGTCTAAAGCCTTCTTTACAGCTGTAACAAACGATATTAATTCACTTACTAATATTCGTGGTATAGCAATTCCCAAAGAAGATCGTAAAGCTCTGTTTGATTATATTTTCAAAGTAGATCAAAACGGTTTATCACAATACCAAAAAGACTTTAATGAAAATCTATCAAAGAATCTCATCGAATCAGCATACTTTACGATGAAAGCTGATGCTTTGATCTCTAATGCAGAAAAAAAGGGGGAGTCATCCGCTGCTGACAAACTTAGAAAAATATTACGACATACACAAAAAAATCACTCAGCGTATAATGCTGATGACAAACAGAAATCAGTTACGGACTTACTTGCAGGTGCGTTCTGATTTGATTAATTAAACAATATAAATAATATATGAATAATAGTTTACTTAATAATCTCCAGTTGTATCGCGGACGTCGTTTCAGCGACCTGGTAGATGAGAATATGATTTCTAACGCCCTGCTGACTAGACCTCATGAGGTGTCTGGCCTCCTTTCGCTGGTATTTGGTACAAAGGACGACGGTGTATCTACTGCTATTGACCTTATTACTGGTGGTCTTGGCAAGACAATGATTATTGACAATCGTGAGTTCGAGTGGTCTGTGATGATCGATAGCGACCACGCTGTTAACATTCGCTGGGCTAAGGCCAACGGTGTCGAAATCACTTCGGCTAACTACAGCTCTCAGACTGCTGGTGCCAATGGTGCTCCTATCTACCTCGCTCTCGAAGAGCGTTGGTTCGGTCCTGGTGCTATTCTGAGCTTTGACGATTATAAATTCCAGGTTCGCGTTAGCGGCACTCCTTATCAGGACGGTAGCGCTTGGGTTTACGAGTGCTATGTTGTTGACCAGTCGAACGCTGCTTATATTCCTGGTGAGTTCCTGCTCCCTGGCCGTCAGGTAAGCCGTATGGGTTCTGCCTACGAGGAGTACAGCGATGAGGCTGATATCATCAACTATCAGACTCCCTTTAAGATGCGTAACCAGCTGCAGACTCTGCGTCTGACCTACGATATCACGGGTGACGCTTACAGCACTGTTCTGGCTATTGCTCTGAAGGATCCCGAGTCTGGTAAGACTTCTTACCTCTGGAGCGATTATCAGTATTGGATTGCTCTTCGTGAGTGGAAGAAGCGTGAGGAGAAGGAACTTCTGTTCGGTAAGGGTAACCGTCAGGCCGATGGTACTTATAACCTGAAAGGCACGAACGGACGTCCTGTTGCCAAGATGTCTGGTCTGTTTGAGCAGATTTCTCCGGCTAACGTTCGTTATTATACTCACCTGACCGCTGAGCTGCTCGAAGACTTCCTCTTCGACCTCTGCTACAACCTGCTCGGTACCAATGAGCGCAAGTTCATTGCTCTGACTGGTGAGATGGGTATTCGTGAGTTCGACCGTATCCTGAAGGAGAAGGTTGCTGGATTCAATCTTATTGACACTACGTTTGTTACTGGTAGCGGTCAGAACCTGACCCTCGGTGGCCAGTTCACCACCTATAAGATGACCAACGGCATTGAGCTGACCCTCAAGCGTTGCGCTATGTTCGACAACATGGAGCTGTTCCGTCAGCTGCATCCTCTGACTGGTAAACCACTGATGTCTTATACGTTCCTGTTCGTTGATCTCGGTCAGCGTGATGGTCAGGCTAACGTTGTGAAGGTTTGCCGTAAGGGTCGTGAGTTCGTACAGTGGTACACTGGTGGTTCTGTAGCCCCCAACGGTTATGCTAACAGCATCACTACGCTGCGTTCTAACAGCCGTGATGGTTACCAGGTTCACTTCCTCGGTGAGATGGGTATCATGCTTCGCAACCCGCTGTCTTGCGGCATTCTGTACTGCGACGCTGAAGATACTGAAATCAGCAACGAAGGTATTTGAATTTAAAACAACAATATAATGTATTCGACGGGGGCTTCGGCCCCCTGCCGATACACAACGTACTAATTTTATATTATGGTAGTTGAATTAAAAATTAAGAAAAAGAATCCCTGGGCAGGGTTGGTTAAATATAAGGCATGTTTTGATTATATTGCTCCTTATTTTACTCGGTCTGGGTCGATATATACGGGTCTTACTCCCGAAGATGAAAAATATTACGAGAAGGTTTTAGGTTATGAAGACGGCCACCTTTCAAAGACTAGCTCTTTTTGGGATACATTCTGCGTAAAGGTTGGTGCTCGCGGTCTTATTCTTGACGACTCAATTCCTCGCCAGGAGATGATTATAAAGTTCCTCAGTGGTCATAAACGTGTGGCTACGTCATTGGACAAGCTTACTGCTGGTAAAGACTACCTTTTGATTAATCGCCAGGCTGAAGCTATTGAGGCTAATAAGATCAACAAGCTTCGTAGAGATGCTATCAAAGAGTTCGATAAACTGTCTCTTGATCAGATGCGCAAATGTCTGCGCCTGTTTGGCACAAACGCTGACAGACTTTCAAACGAACTTGTTGAGTCTACACTGTTCAGTATTGTAGACAAGCAGCCTAAGCGTTTCTTCGAGAAATGGGTTGACAATAAGACAAAGGAGACAGAATACTTGCTTGAGCAGGCTATTGCAAAAGGTGTAATCCGTAAAGATAAGACACATTACTTCTACGGAAGCGATATGTTTGCAGATAGTCTTGAAGACGCAATTGCTTATCTGGACAACAAGAAGAATCAGGACCTGAAGCTTTCGATTATTAACGAAACAGAAAATAAGTGATTTAATCACAAGAATGAGATATGACGCATAAAGACATATACATTAAATTCATGATAGAATATGACAAGGCTAATGTTACTTCGTCATATCCATCTTTAACAGAATACGAAGTCGCTACAGTTTTAGATAAAGCTTATAACGCACTTATCGCTCAGAAAATCACTGGTAATAATATAAGACGTTCTGGTTTTGAAACAGACACAAAAGCCATATCTGACTTATAGCCGCTTGTTGTCACACAGAGTGAAAGCTTGGTTGATTCAGAAAACAACGTTGCTAGATATAAACTGCCAACTAACTTCTTATACTTTATAAGTGCTAAACTATCAAGGAACGTAAATCCAGATACTCCGATGGACGGAACTAAACAGCGTCCTGTGAACGTAGATTTGGTCACGCACGAAATAGCTGACAAGTTTATAATCAGCGATACAAACCTTCCTTGGGTAAAGCAGCCGAAAGCATATATTGAATCTGGTAATATATTTGTTGTATACGATCCTATACAAGAACCTAGAACAGATTCGCTGGATGTCACTTATATAAAAACACCCAACAAGTTTGCCAAAGATGAAGCGGACATAAGTCTTACTTATTTTGACTGCAATCCTGATGACGAAAATCAAGCACGCCTGTTGAAATATAATTTCGAATGCAATGATACCGTTGCAGAAGAGCTTGTAAGTCTTGCGATAGTATTTGCTTTAGAGAATATAGAATCACAACGATTGAATAGTAAACTTAACACAAGAGGACTTGAAGCATGACCGAAACTCAAACTAGACAGTTAGGTATTGAATTCGAAAGACGGGTTCAGACCATGATACCAGAAAGAGAATTAAATAAGTTGGATACGGATACCATCTATTCGTATTTAAACCAATATCAAGACAAATATATACACGAAATATATAGAAGCCTTGACCAAATTCCTTCGGGTACAAAATTATCTGCACATATAGAAAGTATTCTGCAAAGTTTACTTAGCTCTTTTGAAATAAATCGTTCACAGGAAAACACTTGGGTTTTTGGAGATAATTTTCCAATAGAGCTTCAATAGAGTGGTGCTGTAATAGATCTCAATGGAGTAAATCTGATAGATACCGCAAGATCTATTACGTTTGTTCTTCCTGAAGACTTCTATATGTACGTGAGAAGTGTATCTAAAGTAGACAAGACATTTAGCTTTAGAGGTGCTCACGACAGCGAAAAGAACATAAGAATACTCCCAAATCAGTTGGTATCACAAAATGAAGTGTGGAAGCTTATAGAAACGCCCCATAATACCCTTAGGATATTGAGATATCCTGCAGCAGTGTTGAACGTCAAGCAGCAAGATAAACCAGTAATTTCTATAATTCACGATCAGTATACAAATATAACTGGCATAAAAGTAATATATTACAAGCAGCCTAGACATTTTAGTATACTGACAGGAGTTACTTGTGAACTTCCTATGGATGCTTTTGACGATATTGTGAGCGGTGCAGTAGATCTTTATGTGCAATATGTTGCTGGAGCAGAGGCTCGAAAGAGAGAAATGCAGCAGCAAGCTTAGAAGAGAGCACGTGAAGATCAGCGCGATGCTCGTCGTAGCGGTGGTAATCAAGATGAACAGTCATGAGGTGCATAGATTTAATAGCTGCGTTGGAAATAGAAATAAACAAACTAGACAACGCGATTGAAAAACCTGTCACCGACGATTCCGTATATTGGCTCAATCAAGCTATTTTTAAATTTGTAAAAGATAGATTCAACGGCAACGCTCCAAAAAGAACCTCGTACGAGCAAAATGAGAAGCGTACACGCGATCTTATAAACTTACTGAAGGAGGATAAAGCCCAGGAGTTTATAATCGATTAGAGCCACGTTAATTACGATTCCTACGAATACGATTATCCGCAAGATATGATGTTTGTTTTAAACGAAGACGTCGTTATTTCAGATACAGATGATAACAACCTCATGGACACTTGTGTATTTGAATGTACAGCAGACAATTTTATGTATAGAATAAACAACAGTCTGACGGATTTTCATTACAGACATCATCGTGCAAGACCGCTTAGAGTTCGTACAAAAGACGGATTTCGTCTATTGACAGATAAGAAATATAAGATACATGGTTATACTCTTGGGTATTTAAAAGTTCCTGAAGAAATAATAGGGAACGACCCACAAAAAGACTATAACGACTTTGAATACCATACTTGGGTAGAGATAATAAAGATCGCCGCTCAGATGTATATAGAAAATCAATCTGATCCACGATACAAGACTATATCTGCCGAAGTTTTAACACAAGAATAATTTAAACGTGGAAACCCCAGCTAGTTAGGTCTAGCCTTGTGTATAGGGGGAGTAGAATAAATTAATTTAAACAATATGATTACATACGTAAATTCAGTATTTGTTAGCAACAGCACTACTGCTACGCTTGCTACAAGTCTTTCGAACGTGGCCAAGGGCCAGTTCATCATCTGGGATTTTGACCAGAACAAAGCTGCAGATAACACCAGCTCTCGTTTCAAGATTGGTATGGGTACCGGTAATACTGCAAAGCAGGTTAATCCTAGCACGGGTGCTATTGCGAATGTTCCCGTAATCAAGTGGTCTAACTACATCAATGTCGCTGACATTAAAGGTTGGGCTTCTCACAAGTATACCTCTGCTGATGCAGACACCGAGGATGTTGTGACAATCGATTTCACTGGCGCTACCAGTCTGATCGGTTCTGGTAAGCTGCTCTCTCAGAAGGGCAAGCGCATCATCGTTCGCCTTACTTTCAAGGATCTGCCCACTCGCTTCCGTAAGTGGACCGAGTCTTATGAGTATGTTACTGAGGAAGGCGACACCGCTGCTACCATCGCTACTAACATCGCCAACATGATCAACCGTGAGTGGAAGCGCGCTCGTGTAGTTGCTTCTGCCGCTTCTGGTGTACTTACGCTCACCGCTATGCCTTACGACGATGATAATTCTGTTGATTCGATCAACTGGTATAACAAGGTTCGCTTCAACGCAAACATCTATTATACTGATCCTGCTGCAGAAGGATGGGAGTCTATCAACAAGCACTTCCCCAAAGGTGTTACTATCACCAAGACTCCTGGTAAGACCTATCAGGCTTCTGCTAAGCTTGTTCGCGACCGTGAGGCTCAGGCTATGGGTTATGAAGGAATTCTGAACCGTGGTGAGGGTACTTGGCCGATTATCAAGCCCGCAATGGAAACCGATCTTAGCAAGAACTACAGTGTTCTTACTCTCGAGTTTGAGAACATGTATCGTGCTGCTGACGACATCTTCCGCAAGACCAAGCAGACTGTTGAAATCTATGCAGCTACTGCTGGTGTAATTGACGCTATCACCGCTGTTCTTGAAGGTGAGAACGCAATTGCTGCCCAGGTCGATAAGACAAAGGAATGATTAACTAAGCTGGGGTGGGCTACGCCCATCTCAGCTTTTTTATTTTAATATTATGAAGATAAGATTAGGAAACGATATTAGACTTAAGGTTTAGTTGAAGCTCAGCGGAGAACAAGACTACGCCAATATAGTCCACATAAGAGCTTTCTTTATTAATACAACCCTTAAAGATAAATTCGAGCAGGATTATATTAAAAAGAATAGATTCATTGGAAGATTTCCTATCGAACCTTTTGTAGACGAATTTGAGCCTACTGCTTATTGTATAAACTCCACAGGGTATCCTAGGTACCGTGCCTACGTGTTGAATGAATTCCGTGGTTACGGTGTACATCCAAATTGGAAGAAATGCTTTCCCATAACAGACGTAAAGCTTACGGAATGTATGGGACAAGTAAGCTTCACAAAGGATCCTCGTGTAGTTACCGTCTTATTTCCTGCAAGTGCCCAAAGATACCCAGGTGTGTATCAATTGCTGGTTGTTGCGGATATTGCCGACAGTTCTTATCCGAGAGGTGTGAGAACAGTTACTGTCAATTATAATAACATATTTGAATTGGTATCCGATTCTGAGGAATGTGATGCTGATTATAACACACAAATAGAGATAAACAGTGATTCTGAACTCGGTCCGGTGCAAGATTTTTATGTTGTCAGTGGTTATTACAACGACGATAATATAGTTCTTCAACGAAACGACGAAGGTGGTAAAATCAACATAGACGTTAGCCCCATAAGCGGTTGGTATGAAAGAGAGTAATGCCTATGATGCCGATATTAACCTCTATAGGAAATATGTTCGAAGGACTATCTGGCGGTACCTTCTTTGGTAAATTGTGTATCGCAGTAGGTAGTATACTCACCGCATTTTATTCTCCAATCGCCGCACTACTCGTATGCTGTTTTGCATTCACTGCAACAGATATGTTTTACGGGATAAAAGTAGCCCGTAAACATAAGAAAAAGATAACGAGTAATAAGAGTTGGAAGGGCACATTAACTAAGTTAGTAGATGAATGGGTTATCATATCTCTCGCTCGTCTGTTGGAAATGTCAGTGCTTGATGAACAAGGGGTGTTTGTATTGACAGGCGGAGCCACAGTAATAGTAGGTCTTACTGAATTGTGGTCGATACTTGAAAATCTTAACACATTAAATCCAAACGGACCTTGGAAAGCATTAGGTAAATTCCTTAAGAAAAAAGGTGAAGATTATATAGGAACAGAAATAGATTTAAATGATGTCGATACTAAAGTGGATAGTAACGAATCGGAAAAGCCTGTTTAAGGCCATTCTCGGCCTCTCTGTTGGGCTTTTATTAGCTTGGGGTGTAACTCTAAGCAAACAAAATAAAAAGCTGTCAGAAAGCCTAGAATTGGCTTAGAATAACATTGAGGCCTATCAAGGAGTTTTAAACGACTCTTGGTAGGCCAATAATGTTTTAAAGCTGGATATCGAATAGTTACAGAATTGCAACGATAAACTGCTACATTAGCTAGATAGTGTACGAGAAAAGTTAAAAATAAAACCAAAGCAGGTAAATACTGCTGCAACTCAAATGTAGACTATACTCGTTAATGATAGTAAGGGGGTAGGTGGTGATTTAGTAGAAATATTAAAAGATACTACTTATACAGATACTATTAAGTATAACGATCTTACCTCAGTGTTTTATACTATAGGTAGAGATACAGTAAACATAGGTATTGATCTAAAGAATACTCAATACTTATATACGTATACTACTAAAGAGTACAAGAATAAGAAAAACTTCTTTAAGAGATTAATTACATTAGATTTTAAGAAGGTTTAGAAGACTGAATATAAGATAGTAAATACAAACGATCTTCTTAAAACATGTGACGTAAGAGTTGTTGAATCAAACAAATAAACGAATGGCGAAGATTTCATTAAAAACGATAACAGATGATATTCTTCTCCTTGTAAGAAACAATAATATTAGCGAGAGTGAAGATCTTTCTAGAGCATAGATTCACGCATGGGTAAAAGCATATAGGCACAATATATGGAAGGATGAGAAGGACCGCAAAAAGCTATTGGCTATACAGAATAAAATAGACTGGGACGAGCTGATAGATGACGAATATATAAAGAAGATAGAAACAGGTCCTATGCACCTTAAACCCGTAGAATCTCCTTCCGGAGAGCCTACTTACACAAAAGTTACCGAAGACGCCTTAGAAGGTGTACTCAACAACAATGAGATAGGTATACTTGCTATACACGACGAAAACGGAGAAAATATACAATATATGAACCACATTCGTCGTAATTACAATTACTGGAGAAAATATACATTTGGAGACATGACCGCGTATTATAAAGACGACGGTCATATTTACGTTTAGGGACTTGTCGATAAAGGCCAGCTTGAATACATATATGTATTGTGGCTGAAAGAGGTCGATGAAGATGAGGAAGATGAAGACCTAGACGAAGACGATATACAGATTCCTGCGTGGATGGTTCCCCGCATAAAGGATCTGATTATGAAAAACGAACTTGCTTTCATGCTTAACAGACCTAGTGATGATAGCAACAATGCTACGTTGGCGAGTGTAAAACCGCACGGACCGCAAGATGATGAAGAGTAAAAAATCATATACTTTTAGAGACATGTATAAAAACATGCCCATAGACGTAGATTACGACGTCTACAAGCGCGTATTAGATGAGATGTGTAAAGTTATACTAGAACACGTCTTAGAGCGCTCAGAAGGCTTTAAAATGCCTTATGGGCTTGGTTTTATACAAATAGGTAAATACAGACCAAAGACAATGTCCGAAGACTCTTTATCTGTAGATTATAAAGCCAGCAAAGAATACGATAAAAAGATATATCATCTGAACGAACATTCTGATGGATATAAATATAGATTATACTGGTCTAAGATACCAAGAACGTTCCCAGACAGATATAAGTACCAACTAAACATGGTTAGGCAAAACAAAAGGAAGCTGGCACAATTAATATTTAATAGACACGATTATATAGATATAAATGATATACAATTATACAAGGTGTGAATCAGTCATAGCTAAGATCATGGCTGATTTAGATTCCACAGAAGCACGATAGAGAACTTCTGATATAAAGGAATGGATATTTGAGGCCGTGGATAAGATTGGCGCTCCTATGCAGTATATCAAAAAAGAGTCTGGTGCAGAAGGCCTGCCTCTTTTAAAAATAGAAGACAATCAAGTTCCTATTCCATCAGACTTAGTTGTGTTAGATGGAGTGGCTTATTCAGAAAACGAAAAAGGTCCGTGGGTACCAATGCACCCAAATACTAGTATTTTTAGAGAACCTAACAAGACTCCTCATAATCACGAACATCATCAACCGATGCGCTATAAAACAATAACTACACAAGGTTAGTTGTATACAGAGAATGGAGTTAGGTTTGCAGAGAAACTTGTACCAAATGCAGATAAACCAGAGTACTTTATAAAGCCTGGCTGGCTTGTTACAAACAAGAGAAACGGATATATAAAGCTTGCATATAAAGCAGTTGCGGTAGATGAGAGAGGTTATCCTTTAATACCAGACTCTGCTTCTTACCAAGAAGCTATATACTGGTACGTCACTATGAAGCTTATATACCCAAAGCTGTTAAAAGGTACCCTTGGTGGAAGGGGCGTCAATACAGGATTTAATCTATACAATGACGCCAGAATGCAGTGGAACTTCTATAGAAATCAAGCATATGCTGAAGCTATGATGCCTACGGCAGATGATATGCAAAACATAAAGAATGATTGGCATAAATTAATCCCAGAGTGGGATGCAAACGAAACATTCTTTAAAGATATAAATAAATAGCAAGATATATATACGGATTACTATTATGGATATTAATAAGAACCAATAGATAAATACCTTTAGTAAAGGTATGAACACAGACGTTGCTAACTCGTTTATACCTGCCGATCAATATAGACTTGCTGAAAACTTAAGATACACAAAGAATGGAGATTCAGGATCTCTGAGTACAGTAGAAGGATACAAACAGATAGAATACAATATAGATGGCACCGATATAACCGTAAGTCATATTCTAGCGACTACACAGATACGAGATATCGGTATCATTGTTTTTATAGATTCTTAGAATAACGTATATATATGCAAGTTTGATAAGGACGACACTGACGATTGGTAGACTTCAATGCACATTGTATTTGGTCCGTGTACAGATTCTGAATGGAATGAGAATACAAAATTAAGTCTTGTTGCTAACTGGGAGTCTGATAATAACGTAAAGCTGTATATAGCAGACGGTATACATCAACTGCTGTCGTTTAATATATTTGGTACAGTATATACAAGTATAACAGATCTAAATGCATATATTGCTACAGACTTACATCAACCGGCCGCTGAAATTTCATCACAAGCTGGAAACATAAAAGCCGGCGTTGTACAATACTGCTACAGGCTTTATAATTAGAATGCACAAGCTACTAGTCTATCTCCACTTAGTGTTCCTATAAGCATAACAAAAGATAATATTGGTATTGCTTACGATGAACTTAGCAACATAGCTACGGACATTAATATTACGAAAAATGATTCTTTTAATAGAATAATACTATATAGGATATTATACGAGCAATATCAATAGCAACCTACTGTAGATGTTGTGTACGATGGTCCTGCTTCTGGCACGTTTTTTAGCTTTACTGATACCGGTAGAATAGAAAGGAATATAAGTCCGGCAGAGCTGTTGGCTATTGGTAGTATGGTTTAGTTTAAACCGGCTGTGATAGAAAGAAAGAACAACTACCTATTCGCAGCAAATGTAAAATATTAGTAGGACGATATTGATTATATATTTGAACACAGCGGGTTTAAATTATCACATCACCTTTATTAGTCTTAGGTAGATTCTTATACTATTGATAGGAAAAACACCATTGTAAGTGGTACTTTTCAAAAGTCTCTTCGACGTGGAGAAGTATATAGGTATGGTGTCATATATTATACTAATACCGGACAGAAATCGTCAGTTATGGATATTGTCGATATAGATCTAGCAAACGCTACTTTCGAATATCCAACTTGGGAAATTGTCAATGGCAATTATAAGATACATCCGATAGGTGTTAGTTTTAGCTTGGATTTCTCAGAAATATCTCCAGGAGAAACATATTATAAAGCCTGTAGTCTTATTTCTGGTTATGAGATAGTAAGGTGTGAAAGAACGTATGAAGATAAAAGAAATCTTTATCAAGGAATATTAGGTACTACTGTTGCTCAAGATGACGATGATAACGGTGATTATCAGTATTACACTCCTGGGTTTATGTCAACAGTGAATTATAAAATAGTATCAACAAGACAGAATCATAACAATACGATATTCAGAACAGCTTTTGCTGAAAGTATTCCGTACGAGGATAAACTTGTTATGTACGCTTTTCCAGAATTATTGTACAATAGAGAAGAAACACAAAACGTCTTGAAAAGGTATAAGAACAATATACGTTTTGATATAACATCTCAATATACCGGATCTTTTAAAAACTCAAACGATTTATCTTTTTTTAATGACGAAAGATATCTTACACTCGTTACAAATCAAAGGGGTGACGTTACTTCAATACCAGAAGGTAGCCATGACAACTTAAGCGGGACATTTTTGCTAGTGCACGCCAGATACTTTGCCTCATTAGACGATTTGAAGAGCGGAATACCTCTCCGTATAGAAGAAGGGCCAAATGAAACAAGAGTTACGCAAATAATAGAAAACGATTTATATCCAGTAGCTACTATAAACAATAATGTATACAGCGGCAACGCAAGCAGCTATAAAATCGACGACATTAAGATAGCAGACTCTCCAGACTATAATACATATTCTAATGGAGAAACGGTCAGATTTAAAGACGACGTTTAGATTGTAAATAATTTACAATTTATAAACTGGACGCCGAATGTCGTAATGGAGAGAAAAGGAGATACGAATCCATTCAAAGATACTATGCATTTTGCTGAAGCAGATTCTTATTGGAAGGGTTACATAGACGATGAGCCGGATACTGTTCCAGTCAGTAATCCAGAAACGTATAACCTACAACCAGGATATCCGATATCTACTGGAGGAACGTGTATTGTCGCGTATTTGGAAAAGGATTTGCCGCATTTATATATAGATAATGCAGCACCAAATGATCCTGAAAATGGAGAAAAAATTTGTAAGACGCTTCCAATAATAATTGCGAATGTCACGAAAAATGCAACTCCATACGGAACTAATTAGTATAACAGTGTATTTTATTCGCACGGGTGTTATAGAGATGTGAACATAGAAATAGGCAGACATAATCCTATTGAATTCCCGATTTATGTATTCGATGGAGATTGTTACATCGGTATATTTGAATATAACGCTGCACATTGCTGGGATAGTGCGTATTATAGGGCTACTATGATGAACACTACGTATTATGTTCCTATAGAATCTGATATCAATTTGTTCTATACGCATGGAGATTTGAAAAGCAGGAACAATTCATCCGGCAGGTCGTATCTTATACAAGACAAAGCTGTCATATATCATGAATACAATCAAAGAAAAGATGCGTATCTGTACAACATGGCATACAGCACCGAACCAAATCTGATGTCATATACAAAAACAGAATATACACCGTACTAGAGCGACACGTTTGATACCAGAGTATTATATTCAGAACAAAAAGAAAACGGTGAACTAATCGACAACTGGTTGTAGTTTAAATCTGCTAACTTTATAGACATAGATACAAGATACGGAAAGATAACAAACTTAAGACTGTTTAAAGATTATTTGTTATATTGGCAAACAGATGCTACTGGAGTGCTGAGTGTAAATGAGCGTACCATATTACAAGATGCAAACGAACACAACATAATCCTTGGAAACGGTGATGTATTACAGCGATACGATTATATTACTACGTAGTACGGAATGCGAGAAGGCGATTTCTCAGATACATAGTCTGGTACAGCTTTATATTGGTGGGACAGCAATAAAAAAGATATAGTGATGTATCAAGGCGGGCAGCAAGTTCAGCCACTTAAGAAAGTAAAAAGCGTGTCTAAATATATAGATGATAGAGACGGTAGAGACAACCCCATGCTTTCTTATGATAACGATCACAACGAAGTAATATGTAATGTATTGTCAGATAACAAGTCTATTATATATGGAGAGCTAATGCAGCAATTTATGTCTGTATATGATTATGATTTTAATCATAAGATATAGTTCAACGATAGACTGTTGTTGTTCACAAACACAAACATGTATAAATGGAATTCTGTCGGTTCTGTACAAAAGAATCCAAGGTTTATATACGTTGTAAATGATAATTGTACATTCCCTAAATCGTTCGACATAATGACGTTTGGTGGAAAATTTGGAGACGGTCCTGATTTTAAACTTAGGTTTACTTCACAGCTCAACATGGATTCTGGACTGTTAGAATCTAAGTATCAAGGATACGATTGGAATATAATACATACTGGCACAAGTGAGCCAGATACTATAAGCATAATCACAGATAAAGAAGGTGATTATAGGATGGCCATACCTAGAGGAGCTTATATAGAAAATGGTCCTAAGAAGTATGGTAGTAGAATGAGAGGAAAGTGGATGCAATGCGAAATAGATTCAAACTCCGCTGACTTTCAATTAGATTATATAATAACAAAATATAGAATGTCATGGAGTTAAATTTAAATTTAAAAGAAAGAAAACAAATAAAAAACGGTGTTTTCGACGGATTGAATAATCCGCTTATAGACGAACTAAAAAACAAGTAGCAGCAAACACTTTATTGGAATCCAACAGTTGCTGAGTATACTTCGCCCAAAATTGAAAAACAGAGCACACCTATTGAAATACCGTTTGATCCACAAAGCACGTTTGTCAAAAGAAACGGAGCGTCGTTAATGAATTATTCAGCGCCGCTACCATCTATACCTACTAAAATTTAGTTTTCTGATAGTCTTAACAAAGCGCTCAACGATGCAGAGAAAGATGCAGAAAATAAGTATATAGCAGAGAAAGAAAAAGAAGCAAACAGAGGCGAGATGCGTAATAAAATTGGAAACATCGCTACAGCGCTTCCTTATTTTGCTACATAGGCTATAAACGCATCTTAGTATAATGAAACCGCAAATGATATACTCCAAAGAACTGGAATGAAGTAGACCTTTAAAGAAGGTAAGCTTCCTAAGTTTATAAATGGGTTAGACAGTGGTTATCCTATTTAGTACAGTGTATACAACGCTATAGACAAAGACGCAATACATGCAGAAGAGCACGGTCAAAATGTATAGAATACACTTGGACTTATGGGAACCGGTGCAAGTATTGGCGCAACACTTGGTCCTATTGGTGCAGGTGTAGGGGCTGTTGTAGGAGGTATTGCTGGATTGTTTGGTGCTGGCAAACGGCATTCAGCAATGCAAAGAGCTATACGTGATGCAGAAATTAAAGCCTATACTCACAACAATTTTGCTAGAAACGATGCGTTAACAAACGCACTTAGACAATCATCATTTAAAGACGGAAAGATGCCAAGATACATAAACGGAAAAACTGTATATAGTGCCTTTGGTCCTGTTGATGCAAAAGCAGACTCATTAGTATCCAAAGGAGAAGTTGCTATGGATCTTAAAACAGGAAGTATGTATAGAATACCAACTGGTCCTAACGATACTGCACGTTTTGCAGGAGGTAAAGATCCTAACATAGCTATAATATCTAATAAATACGGATTATCTGATCAAGCTATGGTGGATCCAATTGGAGCTTTAAATAGGCAGAAAGCACTTAAAGACTTTGGATATCTTAGCAAAAATAAAGATGGATTTGCAAACGGTAAGCTTGGTTGGAGTAATCTGTTAGCTCATGGCTTAGGAGGTCTCATTGGTCTTAACTAGTACTTTGATGCAAAGAATCAAAGTGTATACAGACCTAATACATATGTAAGAAATCCGTATGGTAATAGAGGTCTTGGTATACTTTCTAGTCTCAGAGTAAATCCGCTTCCTATAATAAACCAGCTGAGAAATGCAGAAGCAAGAACAAATTACGCTTTGAATAGCTCTGGTGGCTTAAGCGGAGCACAAAGATATATTGGAAGAACTGCTAACTTGTTTGGAACACAAAGAAATATAGCTGATACCTTGGCAAAGATACAGGAGCAAAATAATGCTTATAGACAGCAATATGCAAGTGCAGCTATGCAGTATGGTGCACAAGAGGCAGCTAATATGATGAACTCTCGTAGAGCTGATGATGATGTTTACATGAGAAGTCATGCAGCAAGACAGTCTGGTATGCAGATGGGCTTGTATAACATATTGAATAATCTTCAGCAATATGCAGCTAATGAATACAAACGCAGACTCGGTAGAGCATCTGTAGGTATATATGATAAAGACTTAATGAATATAGTGTAATGGTATACGCATATGATTAGTGGGCGTAGATGCCCGTAAAAGACTTATATGATAGTCAAATGATGGCAATTATTATAAATGCCGCCAAAGATCAATATAATAACGCTAAAGAAGAATTAAAAGAATTTAGGAAAAATTATAATGATTTTTACACTCCTATTTTATCTTAGCAGAGAGCTTATAACAACATAATAGGAGGGGTTACAGAAGAAATAAATAGAGCGTATGCGAATGGAGAAGATTTGTTGAGAAGTTAGGCAGGTAGAGCCAAGCTTCTCAACCTTATCTCGTCTGTGCCTGTTTCAGAAATAGCAAGAATTAAACGAAACGCCGAGTATGCAAAAGAGTTTGCAAAAAATAGAGGGTCTTTACAAAGAGAAGGCAGATACTCTCCTGAATTAGAAAGACAGCAGCTTGGCGGAAAATTAATGGAAGAATTTGGAGTGAACGACGATTTTGTTGAAACTTCTCCCATATAGTATAAAACGCTGCAAGAATTTGTACATCCTTCATTAGAGGGTATAGGTGACAGACTTCTTACAGAACAGGAAGTAGCTGACCAAGGATATCAGTACGATCCAAGATTCGAATGGTACGGAAAGCGTAAAAGTGACGCAGAAACAATACTTAGTAAAACTCTTCCAGGTTTAGCAGGAAGTCCGTATTATCGTTTTTATAGAAACAAAGCATACGAAGATTTGCTACGAGAAGGAAATATAAACCCCACACAAGATTAGATAGATCGCAAGCTCGTTGAAAATTCCATACAAGCCGACAGTCAAATATTTACACCAATCAAACGAGAAGCAGATCCGTTTAAGAGAATGGATTACGAAGCCATGCTTTCTAGACAAACTCATGCTATAAATGCTGCTATAGATCATAAATATTGGCAACAAGAACATGGTGCTGGAAACGATGACAACTTAAGAAATATATTCAGAGAAGCGGACAGAAATTTAAATAATAGATATAGTCAGCTTAAGAATAGTAAAGGCGTCGCTGCTGTTACATCTGTAGAAGGTGCTTCCGTTGGATTCGATCCAACAACTACTTATTATCAATATATAGATCCAGTTGATGATGGAATGTCTCGAATAGAAACAGGAGGCGTTGAAGGTTGGGTAGTAGATCCTACTAAATTAGAAAAATATAATATCTATAGCAATGATAATAGGCATTTTAAATCTATGCCAGAAGAAACAAAACCGATGGTGTTTGTTCCAAACGGAAAACTCAAAGCTAGGTATGAATATGACAACAAGACTAAACTATATAATCTTACATATAAGATCAACGGTGCTTTGTATAACCCAGGCGATACAAAAGAAGCTGGTGCAAAAATTCGTAAACAAGACGTATGGATGAGTGTAAGAGAGCGAGGAGGTAATTATGGAATTAGACAAAAGAATAAAGGTGAATAATTTTCTACCGGCAGATGCTACCAGGGTAGCTAGAATTGCAGATTATGAACTAGAACGTCCTGCAATATAGCGTACAAGAGATATGAACCTTGTAGACCCTGAGGAAGCCAACAAAAGAATAAAGAGGTATGTAACAAAACAGAAGCTCATTCGAGAAGAAGAGGAAGAGCGAGCTAGAAAAAAACGTATTGAAGAAGAAAAAGAAGCAGAGCGTGCTCGTATTGCAAAAGAGGACGAAGAGCGTAGAAAAAGAAATGCGGAATATTATAAAAAGCTTGCAGAAAAACAAAGCGAATAGCACCGCAAACAGTTGCAAGAAGATGCAAAAAAAGCAGACGAACAATACGAAAAAGATTATGCTTCCTGGCAAAAAGATATAAAAAATAATCCAAGTAGATATAATGATTTTACAAAATACATTACGTCTACAAAAAATACAAATCCTTTATTTGTTTTAAACAATCTTGTAGGAAATCCTTTTTCTAGGCTTTATTTTGGATTAAAAAACGCAACTGGTGCTGGCGTAATATCTAGTATAGAAACTAATGGACAATCTATTTTGGGAAAAATAGATCTGAACGATATATATGGAGAATCTGCTCGTGCACACCTTAAAGATTTAGAAATCAACAACCGGTTAAACGAATTGCGACAGCAGTAGGACGATCTTGTTTAGAGATTAAATACAGCAAATCCGCAAGAAGGCTCTGTTGGTGAATTTTCTAAGTTATATAACAACATAGAATTAGAAATTAGGGATTTACAGCAACAACTACAAGATCCTACATTAAGAGAGTTAGATAATCTTTATAAACAAAATTATACTAGAGAGTTCGGAGGAACCGGAACGCACATCAAAAAAATGCTTCGCGACTTCAGAATGTCAATGACATATGACTAGTATAAAGAAGAACGAGCAAAGCTAGACCAACAAGAAGAAATATCTGATTATTACGATATTTTAATCAATAATTCTAGACTTCGTGGCTTAAGAGGTAGAAGATAGTTTGATACTGTATCTGGACAATATGACGAACAAACCGGAGAGTATAATCGTTCATATGATTTTCCTGCCATATTAGATAGTAAAACAAACACGTATACAACAGAAGAAAGTTCTCAGTTAAATTTACAATCTAGAGATGCGTATATAAGTTCTCAAGGTGGAATAAACAAAATAGATGAAACAGAAACTCGTTAGAAGCTTGCGGATATAACTGCGCAAAACAAAGTATATACAAAGGCGTATAAAGAAAACAGGGACCACCTTGCGCAAGCAACTAGAGATTGGGATGTTGCGAAATATTACAAATACGGACAATCTGCCTATAGAGAAAAGCCGTTGTGGAGCCCTTATTATTGGTATTACGAGGTTCCTGATATGATGGGAAGTACATTGTCGTCTCCAGAACAAGCAAAGGCCATGTTTATGCAGTACGGTGGAATGATAGCTTCTGCACTTGCTGCTCCAGTTAGCGGTGGAGCATCTACTGCCATGTTTATGGGTTCTCAAGCGTTGTCGTTTCCTCATGCCTTAGAAGGAGGTAAAGATGAAAATAGGGCGGAAATACACGAAAGAAGAATAGAAAACATAATGTCTATATTAAAGCACCCGTCTTCCGGAAGATTTAATGAGATAATGGGTGATTTGATGAATAGGTCTGCTGCATATTGGAAAACACAAGGATGGACAAAAGAATAGATTCAGAAATATCTAGAAGGAGAAGAAGGACAAAGACACGCAATAGGGGATTATATTTCTGGTCTTACTGTATCCTTTAACGACAATAATGGCAATCCTATATACGCTAACGAAAATACAGATCCTGAATTATTTTCTGCTCTATTATATTCTACACAAGGATTGGCAGCACAGTATGATGCTGATAATATGCGTACAATGTCCGATCTTATTCTGCAAACAGCTGTCATGGCAACTCCTACAGGAGGAATGCGTCGTGCAATAGGTGTATGGTGGGATAAAGCAGCGTCTAAAATATTGAGTAAAGAAGCAATAAATAAAATAGAAGTAGATGCTGCCGGAAGAGTTACTGCAAGAACCGCAGAATCTGAAGTTAGGCGGGCTGTAGAAGATGGCGCACAAAGGACATATAAAAATGGATTTAGACCAAAGTCTACAAGTGCGTCCGAAGCATTTACAAGAGGACGTAATGTAGGTGCTGCTTTTGGAGAAATGGCAGGCTTGGGTACAGTAGGTGCTGCAATAGGTGGTGCTGCCGGAGGGTTTATAAATACGGCTGCTTATCTGGGTAGAGAAATGTTATCTCCTGCTGCAAGAGGCTTGTTTAATAGAGTCGAAGAAGGAATCATGCATAAGTACATGAACGTGTATGATTTAATCGTTGGTAAAAGTGAATGGAGACGTGCTATTGCGAAATACGGATCCCGAACCATGAATTCTGCGTTTATATCTTCTATGTCAGAAGGCGCAGAAGAAGCCGTTCAGTATTTAAATAGCAAAGAAGATTTTGCTAAAAAATATGGTTGGGGAGGAATGTCTCTAGGTCAAATGATAATAAACGATATATATCAAGGCGGTCGTGTAATGAATTCTTACTTTGCGCTTCTTGGTATATCTGATTCCGAATTGTTGAACGATGCCGAATATTGGGCAAATTTAAAAGGCGGATTTGCATTAGGAGGATTTCATACAGGATTATTGAGACTTGGTGTAAATGGTGTCGATGCGTATAAAACTTTTGATATACAAAACTATATTACTGCAAGCGCTGCTATGTCTAGAGAGTTGGATCAAAAAGACAGAGCCGCCGGTATGGAATTTGCAAGAGTTGCTATGCGCGGAAACGGAGATGCTCTTATGGACGTCGTGGATTATATGGAAGCCCAAGATAGAAAAAGAGAACAACCGTATTTTACACAAGAAGATTATGACGAAAAACGTAAATAGATACGTCATATAATCAGATTGGCGAATAGTGAAGATGTCAAAAAAAATCTTGAAGCTAAAGGTATATTATACAATACAGAAGAATATGCAGCTGCTATAACGGATCTTGCTAAATTGAGCATGAGTCAATATGCAAACAAAATAGAAGCTCTTAAAAACATGAGAGATCAAGATGCGTTTTATAACAGCAAAGAAATGGCAAAAGCGATAGACGATATCGTAGATGAAATATATTCAGACCCATCTATATTTGCAGAAAGAAATCGAATAGGAGTCGAAGCAGGTCAAAAAGCTGTAGAAGAAGAACGCGCACGCGCTAAAGAGGCCGGAGAAGATATAGAGTCAGAAGAATTTAAGAAACACTTAAGATCTATTCGAACGCACGCTCACGACGAAGCCATACAAAACCATCAACTATCTGCAAGATAGACTGCGATGGACGTTACAAAATTGGCTTAGACGTTAATGGGATTGCTTTCTGTAAAAGCGCAAAGTAATACAATAGAAGACTTTTTTTCTTTTTTACAATAGAAGTTTAATTTAAAACCAATGCGTCCAGATGCAAAACGCATATAGGACAGCATAGAAGAATAGATAAAAGAAATAAAGCACGAAATTTCTGAAAGGTTGACTAGATTTAATGCTAACTTTTCAGATGCTGCCGCTATTGAGTTTTTAAAATCGTCTCCGTACGTAGTCCATTTAAACGAAGATGAAGCTTAGCGGTTACATGTTACACAAGCAATGTTGAATGCCGATGCAAGTGTTACTCAAAAATATCTTGATCTATATTAGGAAGGATTGGTTACAGGTGCGGATGGAAGTGTAGAATACAATCCATTAAAATCAAAGCAGCTGAAGAAAAGAAATGCGCAGTTGCAACAAAAGCTCAAAAACAAAGAAATAACCAAAGAAGAGTACGATAAACAGATAAAAGAAGATATTCAGATTGCGAGTAGACAGGAAGATATAGACAATAATCCGTATAAAAAGCGCATAGAATCTATATTAAAGGCCAAAAAGGAAAACGGCGCCTTAAACTGGATGGTAAACGATATATTGAACGGAGATGGAGTAACACAGTTAACGGCTGAGTACGAGGCAGATGTTCAAAAATAGCAAGAAGAAGAAGCAAAACAACAAACCAAACAATAGGAAGAAAATCCTTTTGAATCATAGCCTCAAACTGAACAACAGACTGTTCAACAAAGTCAAGAAACACAGCCTGCGCAAAATACGTAGCAATCGAGCACAGAACCTGTACAGTAGCAACCTACTGATGTGACTAAGAATAAATCTTCTAAAAAATCAAACTTACAGAAGGCTAAACAAAAGTACGAACGTAGAATCGCTAGAGTATAGCGTCAGTATAATTCTAGAAAAAAGAAGATACGTAATTTCAGACGTGGTAGTCTTAATTCTGCAATTCCGTTTTTGGATTTAGCACTAGACGCAATAAATAATTTTATACGGTTTGCAGAATTTGGCGTGTTTAAATTTGCAGAGCTTGTAGAAAGGATGCAAATAACATTTTAGGACTTAAATATAAATGAAATTATGCCTCAGATGAAAAAGGCATATATAACTCAATATTTTAAATATAAGTCTGAAAATAATCCTGCTGCAGACAATATGTCTACTCCAGAAGAAGTATTCAACTACGGTTCAGAACAGACAGTCCAACCTGTAGTAGAAAGCAAAACAAATCCTTTATACAAGTAGATACAAGATCAAATAGACGAAGATAACCAAAAAGTAATAGAGTCTATCAGTACACACTTTGACAGGATTGTAAAGAATGACGATGGTACGGTTACTGTATATACAAACTACGAGGCTCTTTGGGCAGATCATTTGGACGAAAATCACGTAGAACTTCAAAGAGGAATAAAGACGTTAACAGACGCTAATACGTCAGAAGAATCTTTTAGAAAAGCCTTGAAAGAGTATTTGCGCGGGTATAATATTCCGATAGAGGATTACGTTAAGTATAGAAATACGGAAGGTATAATACCAGCAATTGTTCATAACAGATTAAGATATATACCCACTGTTCATATAAGTCATGGAGTTCTTGTTAAAGATGCAGTAATTTCTGTGTTAAACGGAACATACGATCAAATAGATCGTTCTAAGTATCCAGAAGGTTTTGACAATTTTGTTAATGACATTTTATAGCTGAAAGATTATATAGAGAATACTTTGGGATTACATATAATTACTGGCGGACGTTATATATACGGAAAAGATTCTCTTGGTAGAAACGTTTGTTCTCAATCGGATTTAATATGCGCAGACGATAAAGATTAGATACATATAATAAAAATAAGATCTTCGTATCAATCTATTCGCGCAAATTGGAACATACCACAATATAAGTCTGGGTTTACGATTGAGTCTCAAGTTGTAACTAATTTAAAACAAACCGAGCAGATTATAAACAATAAATTTAATCTGCCAGTATCTTCGTTAAACTGTTTACCTGTTGTGTGGTCAGATACTATAAGTGTAGAAAAAGATGGGGATTCTATGCTAATTGTATTAAAAGCCGATCAAAGCGAACGCTCTGACAAATCTATAGAGGAGTTGAAAAATCAGGCAACTATTCTAGTAGAAAATACAAACAGTCTTATAAAGGAATTTAACGCCATGGTACAATATTCTTCCAGATACACAAGTCAATTTGGAGAAGAACGATATTTGGTGTTATAGTAGCTACAAACAGATATAGAATATCAATAGTATATAAATCAATTAAAAGTAAGAATATCTTAGTTAAATTCCAAAATAGAAGATATAAGAAATCTGGTCGAACTAAACAGAAATCTAGAAAACGAAATCTGGTTAGAAGAAATGGAATCTTCTCAACAAGTAGAAGCTCCAATAAATATATAGGCTGCATACGAAAATCTACAACGTATATGTAAAGATTTGGATATTGTTTTAGATGATGTATTATCTTTAAGAATAACTACTGAAGACGAAGACAAGTAGGTTCGTAGGCTTTACCAACTTATATATGAAGCTTAGGTAGCGCTTGATGATTTTTTACAAGAACCCGATTCTCAAACGTTTGATGTTCGTGCAGAAGAATAGTTGATAGCTAGTGCATTAGAAAAGCTTTCGGAAAATAAAGACAAGTTTGGAAGATTGTCTACAATGGTGCGTTAGTGGTGGGCTACAAATTTTGTAATCGGAAAAGCCACAAACAGTATTAATATGGCAACAAACGAAGATGTTGCTGTAAGCAATATTGGTGAGCAGTGGTTTTTTGGTCCGTTAAACAAAATAAATCAGTGGATAAGCACCTATGAAAACCATGTTTTGCAAGAACTAGATGGCAGCATTCCTCTATAGCGTTGGTATAGTGCTATATTAAATAATTATTTTAGCAAACTTTTAGATAATACAGAATCGCTTTCTTCAAATCTTACAGATCCTGTTTAGATTTCTACAATACAAGAAGCTGTACAAAGAGGTCGTAGGCTTATAGATGATTTCAATAAAAAATGGGACATGCGTCCAGAAGAAGGATTTGATGGACCGATAGAAAGTCCAGCCTGGCGTATAAATAGAATGCCCGTCAAGTGGTGGAATAGATACACCGTAGACGATTCTTGCAGTCCATCTTTTAACGAAATGATAAATAACACCGCATATTATGTCATATCAAATCAACCTGGATTTGCCGAAAATGGATATTTTCACTTGGAAGAACAAAACGGAATGCCTGTTTTATATGCTACTTATACAGGGCCTAGAAAAAATCCTATTACGGTAAAACTTTCTTTTATAAATGACATCGACGCTGTTTCTGCTTCCGGTAGAAAAGCAAAGGATTTTCTAACTCAGGATGAAATATTACGTTGGCAGTACGTAAATCAGCAAAGAATGCGTACATTCATTCCAAAATGTCTTGCTGCATTGAGACTTGTTGCATCAAATAAAGATAGATACGAATTAAAATTCGATGTAGTATTAGATAAAGGTAAGATTAAATACGGAGAAGCAGATGATTTACACACTCTCGACGAATTTTTATTCAAGGGTGAACAAAATGTGCACGACTTATTTACAATAAAATTATCAAAGAAGGACAACATCGGAATACTTTCTACAATAGAAACAGAAGACGGTAAACCGAATATTTATACTGTTCGAGGGGGAAAAGGATTTGTCGAAATAGTAGGAAGATTTAACGATGAATACGAAAAGGGTCAAACACGCGTTAGATCCGGAATGCTTGTATATTTCTATAATACTGGTGACGGCAAGCGAATAGGTGTGCCACTCGTCACAAAGAAAATAGGTATGGAAGATGCACAAAAAATAGTATATCTTCTTGAACTGTTATCTAGTGGACAGACTCTCGCTAACGGATACGATATAATGTAGCTTTTACGGCAAAGAGTATATATACAAGATCCTAAAAAACAGCATACTCAATATAACAACGAGTCTAATATGATAATACTCTCCGGAAGAGAAATTATTATAGGCGGAGAAAAATATAATTTTGTAGACAAAAAGCAAGATCTTATAAATAGAATATCTATTATGTCAAACGCAACAAGAAAAGAAGTGCTTGACACGTACATGGGAACGTCTACAGATTAGGTTTTTGATAGAGTACGCCGTGTTATCGATCCCAACAATACAAATGCATCCATACAGCTCCCAAACGGAATTATTATTACGTGGGCTGATTTATTTAATAGGAACCAAGATGGTAGCGTTGGTAGTACATTTTTGGGATACATGATAAGAAATGGATATATACTGACTTCTGCAAAAAAGGCTTCTTATAGACAATTAAACATTAAGAATCTGCATGTTGTAGATCATGCGTTTGACTCTGTATAGCAACAAGAACAACAAAGCTCTACATAGACAATGCAACAATAGCTTCGCGCGCTAGAAGATGAACTTGATAAGATTTCTTCTGAAAAAGAAGTTGTATTAAGAGATGCAGACGAAACTTCTACGTTTATTTAGCAAGTTCAATAGTATTTTGAAAAAGTTTTAGGAAAAAATGGTGCGCACAAGTTTGTAGAAAACAATAAAGATTTCTTAGGGCGTATTTCGAGAAACAAAGTTATACTGGGAAGATGCTCGGAAGCACTTATAGAAATGTCTACAGCTGCACCTTTGAGTGTTGCGTGGCACGAAGCATTCCACAAGATATTTGAACTTGTTATTCCAGCAGAGCAGAGAGACGCGTTTTATGAACAATATAAAAAACGTTCTTTGTTTTCAAATCCTTCTGATAGAGATGCCGCAGAGTGGTTTGCAGATAAATTTATGCGGTACATGCAAAACAAAAATCAGTTGGATAAAGCAGACAGTCTTATTAAGAAATTCATACCGTATTGCAAAAAGCTGGCACATATAATAGGAATGTTCTATAAGCTTGGATTTAGGAAGGGCCGTTAGATGTTCGATCTGTACAATAAAATAAATGCCGGTACATTCAAAGACAGAGAAATAACCCAAGAGCAAAAAGATAGATTTAGAAGACTTTTTGGAGAAGGGTTAAATTATGAAATAACAAATGTAGAAACCGGAGAAACGGCAGAATTTACGCACATGCACGGCGTTCAAGATAGAGACGCTTTAGTGAGGGGTATTTCTTATTATATATTAAAAAATGCTGGTGTTACAGGATTAAATCCAGACGTATCGAAAATAAAAATATTTTCTGATGATATAAAATCGAAACGGGCAACAATAGACATGATCCCGCAAGGTATTAGAGACATTCTCACAAGAGAAGGTGCTCCAGACGATCAGCTTACGGAGACAAACCTTTTAATGAGAGAGCTTTTTGAATCAAAAGAGGTTGTTGTTTCTGGAAAAGATGGAAAGCCGTAGAAGAAAACAATTTATCCAAAGTTTGCAGCACTTAGTAAGTATATAGCTGATTATATATCCGGTGTTGTAAATGGAGAACGTCGATCTAAGATAGATGATATAGATACGGATAAAGATACTGACCAACAAAATGGCGGTGCAGAAAATAAAGACGTAACTCTATAGAATCATGAAAAGTACGATAGAGCTGCGTATGAGTTTTCAAAACTAGACAGTGTTAGTGCGCAAGTCAAGTTATTCTTCTCTACAATACCTAGAAGTTCTTTCGAAGATAGTGAAGAAACTGGAAAACGTAAAGCTGTATTAGATTATTCTACTAATCCACTCGGGTTGCCAGAACTCCTTACTATAGACGAGACGTACAAGATGGTTGTAAATAAATGTAATACGGCAAGTACTATACAAGAACTATTAGACCAGTTGTCCGAACTCGCAAAAAGCAGTCCTGTTTTTCTTAGAATATTTAATAAATTTAACAACCTTGTAAACGGAACAAAAGGAAAAGATGGAATGCGTCATGGCGGTATATATCAATACGATGAAGACGGCAATATAAAAAGTATAGATTATGACCGAGAAGCATTTGCTTTACAGATAGTGTAGGCTGTTCATAGTTTTAAAATAGATTTTGTAACGTCGTTGTCTACAAAATAGGAGTTTGACGGTAAACAAGGAAAGAAGGTTTAGATAAAATCTTCGTCCTTAGACAGAGATGCAAAAAGGTTTCCTGACCAGTGGACACAATATCTTGTTGCAGGACAGGTTGGAATATTTAAACCTAGCAGAGAGGAAGATTTTACGCTTGATGCAGAAGGCAACAAAAAACGTACAAAACTTGTATTCAGAGACGGCGTTCCGTTTACTATATTTAAAGACATATCATAGTTTTTTAGAGACGTATAGATTGCGTTGTTTGATGCAAAACAACAATTTACTATCGAGGGTAAAGAATATAACAAACTTGATTACGATAGTGTAGACAAACTGAAAAACGAAATAATATCCAAGCTTAATAAAATAGGAATATTGTTTTCTAAAAACGCTTTGGATAATATGTTGATAGACGTGTTTGGTGGAGCCGACGCAGACGGACTGTTTAGATGGTTTAATTCAATGCCTATAGACGATAAAATGATAGACAAAATATCAAAATCTAGCATAAATCGTTTTATAGATGTTTTAGATTAGTTTGTTTCTGATAGTGGTGTCATAAACAAACGTCTTATAGAAGAAGATGGGTATGGTAGCATTGGATTCGTAAGGCTTCTTGCAGAATATTAGGGTATTTATTAGAGAATAACTACTCAAAATATGGCTTACGCGTTAAACGGTAAGAAAGTAAATTCGATATCGCAAAACAATACTATAAGCCACAATATAGACGCATTTAATACACACGATCAAGAAAACGAGACGGTGCGCGTGTTAAGCGGGTTTGGATATAATCTTACTAAAGAAGTATCGCCACAAGGATCTATTATATTAAAAAATATAAGAGACGTTAATTCTACTATGCACTTACAGGCACATGTTTATTTAGGATCCAAAACAGATAATCATGGAGATCAAGGAAGCGAGTATGTAGACGAAGCGACTGTTGACGATTATATAGCCAAACTGACAATGCTTCAACAAGGTTACTTATTGTCTCCAACATTGGCAGACAAAGGAACGTGGATAATAATAAGCGGATTAGATATTCCGGGAATGAAATTTTCTTCGTACACAGACAACAACGGACAGTCTGTATTGTCTGTAGAAAATGTGCCAGAAGTAAAATTTATAAACGGGAGACCTTATTTTGTTCCAAGTGATGCCGTATTAAATCAGATGATAGAGTATGCCAATACGGAACGTCTTGCTATTCAACAGTGTATGGAAGATCTGGGTTATGAAAATATTCCTGGATATAAAAAGACAGGGCGGCATATATTATCTGATAGTGAAAAGGTAGAAAACTATCATACCGAAAACGTAGACAAAAAAACCGGAAAAGTAATCGAACCAAACGGTACCAGATTCTTATCGTTAACAAGCATTACAGTAAAAGAGTATAATCCAAAGACAAAAAAGAACGAGCTTGTAACATACAACTTAAACGATCCTAGGGAACGCAGTGTAGATCTATTGAAACTTGCGAATGAAAAATTCTTTAATATTCCTGGTTTGTCTAGAGAAGAATTGTTAGAAAAACAAAAGGAGATTTTATCATTAACGCTTGCAAGATAGATAGAAAATGAGGTAGAAACTGCTATAGGTTTGGGGTTGATAGAGCGTGTAGATATAAATGAAAAAACAGCAAAAGGTCGTTTATCTGTAAGTAAAACATCTAACGGTATAATGAATCTTGATACTCATAATATGAACGAAGAGTAGATAGACGCTCTTACTAGATATTACAGAAGGACTATAAACGCTCCAGAAACAGTAGCAAGAAGCTTTGCTATATCTGCAATTTTGGCAGATGCTACATTAAGGCATATAATATGTTCGTAGGAGATGCTTCGATGTTTTATTGGACACCCTGCTCAATTTAAAGTTTTATATGACGTAGAACGCGGTGTTATAAAAGATAGTACATACGATATACAAAAGCGTATTGGTGGACTCGTTTCTACTGGAGACGATAACGTGATAAATTTACCAGGAATAGATAGCGAATATACTTGCGCAGAATGTAAAGACTACGAAGTGTCTTCTGCATCTTAGGTTGCTGATAAGTTGACACAAATGTTTACAGATACTCAAGTGAGGTATGTATACGGAGCTAGAACTGGAGATTGGGAAACTGCTTACAGCTCGAAAGTAGAAGATCTGTTGAATACAGAAGATATAAAACAAGATTTATAGAAAGCTGTAGAAAACGGTAAACTTTTTGCTAAATCGTTTAAAAAGGGAATAAATGTAGCTGACGGTGCTGCGTATATAACAGAAGAAATGTGTGAAAATCTTCTTAGAATGCGCGGAGCATACAACAACGAAGTAAAAAAAGCGTTCGATTTGTTGCGCAGCAGCTCTCCACAAAGATATTCTTGGATGGACGTTGCTGAGGCATATAAGACTGTATATGACGCTGTGAATATTGTTACTACAAAATATACAGCATATGGATTTAGAGAACATTCACGAAACGGCGAAATTATTTCTGACATGGCTGTTGCATATTATAATAAGTATGCTTTATTCCCACTGTTCCCATGTCTGGCTACAGGAAGAATGGAAGGTATTTATAAAAAGATGCGCAGCGAAGGTGTTGAATGTCTTATGATGCAATCTGCCGTAAAAGTAGGTTCTCAAGGCGCAGTTGAATTTAATGGGTCTGAGATTGTAGGAGAATTCAATATATATAGACAAAGTTATTCTTACTTAAGAAGGCAGTTGAATACAGATCCAGAAGAAGGAGACAAGAGTACTCTTGGAACGCAGATGATAAAGATCGTTTTATAGAACCTTGTTTTGGGCAGAACAAATTATATAGACTCTAAGACAGGTAAACAAGTTTCTGGAGAACATTTGTTACATACTTTAATGGGCGCCATATAGCGACTTGCTGAAATTGGTGTAAAAGAAGTAAACGAAATGTTCTTTACCGAAGGGTAGCTTGATGAAAAGAAACTTAGTACTTATTTAAACGATCAACTTACTTCAAGAAACGCAAATAGAACGCTAGTACAGGCAATACAGTCAAAGATTGGTGAAGACGGAAAATATCACCTAAATGCTCCTTTGGCCGCAACAACAGACGCTCAATGGATAGAGAGTATACTTATATCTACAGTAAACAAGAAAGTAATAGACATCACTACGCCAGGTAGTTCGTTTATACAAAGATCTGTTTTTGCTATAGAAGACGGTACGTTGTTGAACGAAACGGAAGCAAAACATCTTTATGACGGAAAGCGTTTGGAAATGCTTAATGAGGACGGAAGTATGGATGCTGTTGTGTCTATAGATTTCTTCTAGGATATATTACCAGAAGGATTATCGTTCAACGAGGCGCGCGAATGGTTGATAAAAAATGGACTTATTGGCGGTTCTGCTACTACTATAGGATATCGTATTCCTACATAGGCGCAATCTTCTATACATGCCTTACGATTTGTAGACGTTATTCCTGCAACAAAAACAACAATAATATTGCCAGAAGAATTTACAAAAATTACAGGTTCTGACTTTGATATTGACCATTTATATCTCGCAAGATATAATTATAAATTGGATGAAAGTGGCAACGTTATAAAAGATTTTGAAGAAGGGAGTAAAGAATATTATCAGAACACAATAATAGATACAATGATGACTTTATTGAAAGATTCTGAAAATTCTATAAACTGTCTTTATAAATCTATTGACAACGATACAGATTTAGCAAAACATGTTGCAGATTTAATACCGGAAGTTGGCAGTACAAAAGCGGAACCGTTCAATTTTGGTACGTTGCACGAATAGGTTTTACGTAAAAACGACTATATAACCGGTAAAAAGGGAATAGGTCCGTTTGCGCTAAATGTTACAAATCAAATACTTACTCAGTTATATGGCGTATCTTTTAAAGAGACACAGTTTACTAGAGAAACAGGTATAATGAGATTTGATAAACTGCTAGACGACGATGGAAATATGATATCTTCTTGGCTCAGTGCATTTATAAACGCCCATGTAGATATTGTAAAAGACCCCTGGATCTCTAAGCTTGATGTAAATCCGTTTACTTATAATATGCTCAATATGTTGATAAGAAGCGGATGGGGAGAGACTGCGTTGTGGTTCTTATCGCAACCTATTATAAGAGAAATGGCTTTGGCAAACGATAGGTCAAACAGCCAATATATAAAAGATCTCGATAATAGCAAAAACGGAGGATCTTCTAGAGACGCTGCTTTATTAGAAGCTGTTAGAAAGTTTTTATCAGAAGATGCTGTATCTGAACAAAATATAAAAAAATATACAGAGAGCACTGATAAAAGCGATATAGCAAATAAAATACAAACTGTTAATTGGTTAAAAGACAATAGAGATGTACTTCAGTATTTTGCAACGCATCCTAATGCAGGAGAATATAAAGGATATACTGTACAATCCGTACAAGAAACAGTATTCTATGCGTGGAAATCTCTTGAAAAATATTCTGTTGCGATGGGTGATTTCGTATAGCATACAAAAATAGATACTAGAAAACACGGAAAAAACCTTATTGCAATAAACCGATATTTGAGAGACTATAATAGTTTGTTTAATCCTAACAGCGATGAAGCAAAGGAAAGTTTGTGGGATCAAAAATCATTAGAACATCTTAGGGATAATTCTTGGATCGGATATAAAACAAGAAATGCTATAGATTTGCCTATGAGGATTCTTGGAGGCCAAACGTTTAATGGAAATATACGTTTTATGAATGCCGTGTTAAAACTTGCCAAAACGTTACAATACGACGGCAGAAAACTGCAAGACGACGGAATCACCGCAATAAGTAGAAGTATGCAGACTGCAATTAAATCTAAATATTTCGTTAAATATGCAAAAGAAGTTTTAAATATGTCCGATAAAGATATAGCTGACTTATTTGTCGGTAACAAATCAATATCTAGACGACTTGTAAGACTTAAGGATGCTATAGAAAACAATCCAAAATATGCATATCTTAATGGAAACACACTAATTGCTCAGATATATTCTCCTATTGAAGATAAACCTGTATTTGCAAACGGCAGAATGACAGATAAACCTTCTTTTATAACAGTTCTTGATAACGTAGACGAAAGTAAAGTTAATTCCGATCTTTTGACAGAAGGTTGGTTAGATTTGTTAAATGATTCTGATATTTTTGTAAGCACGTTCGCAAGGCAACTTATAGTATATGCTGCATTAACTTCTGGAGAATTTAACGGTTGGAATAAACTGTTGAAATATATGCCGTACGAATTCATAGATGGACAAATTGATCCACAATTTGAAAGTTATAGCGATTTTATTAGAAAGCAACTTTCTTCGTATTCTACTTACGAAGAGTATTTTGACGATATTGTCTCCAATAATTTCCTCGATTATAGATTTGTAAAAAAGATGAAAGAGGTAAATGCTGACGGGTCTAAAAACTTTGTACAATCTGCCGACGGCGTTAAAATAGGAGCAAGTGTTTCAAACAAACAACAAAAAGAAGTCGCAAAATATATATCCGTAAAAATTCGAGGAGCTGTTGGATATGGACCAGCTGTTTACGAATTATACAAGCAGATAGGTTTTATAAAATCTGGAAAGGATTCTTATAATCCTGTATATGTTAGGATGCCGCGTAAAGGATATCATAAAACCGGTTATGATATATATGAATATGGATGGAAGTTTGGATACGCAGAAAACGGTCCAGTTTCTGATATGTAGTTTAACTTTGATGAAGCGTTTGCATCGGCTGCACAAGCATTGTCCACAGGAGCTGTTTCTTCTCTTAGTGATAAAGCTGCAATTGCTGTATCTAGAGCATATAACCAGATAGCAGATCCGCAGCCGGAAAAAACTGCCAATACTATTGAGCCAGGTGCTCATATTGCCACGCGAGGCTATAAGAAAGGAGATCCACAGAAACATCCTAAATTTAATTATGTATTTACTGACAACGCTCAAGCATATGTTGCTGCAGGATGGACTGTACACGACGGCGTAGACGTGTCACAAACAGATACAACAATAAAATTAAATGTAAGCGATGTAGACGGAACTAATCAAGCAGGTATTCGTACCGACGACGAAGGCAATATAACAAATAATGCATTCGGTGTAGTAGTTAAAAAACGTTAGCAAGATGAAAATGGAAACTGGCTTGCAAAAGAAGGGCAGTTTAAAGATACGGAAGAAGATTTTAAAATATTCACAGATTTAAACAATAACATGTTTATGAGATTGGAAAATTCTATTAACGATCCAATAAATCCTAGAGTTGTTACTGTATTTCCGCAACAAATTGCTCGCGGTAAAGCAGCCCTTCCCAAAAGATTTGCAGAATGGTTATAGACATAGCTTCTCGATAGATTTGGTGTTGTAAGTGAAATTGTAGAGAACGAACGCAGTGATTATGAAGGATATGGTTTGAATATACTTCGTGTAGAACCAAAAGAATCTAATTTACGCCAAAGTAGAATATATGATTGGAAATATGAAGAAGATTCTTGGTATTCTGGTGTTCTTGAAGAATTAGATCTTCCTGAAAAAATCCGTATGAACGGCGGTATGACATATAGACCGACTTATGAAAGATTTGGTAAAGTTTATTTGACTGACAATGAACGAAAATATGTGCAAGAACACGTGACTGTAGTAAATTAGTTTGGCGACAAATTAAATATAAACGGTAGTGATCTTGTTAAACTGTTTGATAGTTTTGATAAAGCTGTACATACACAAGGTTGGCATTATGTAAATGTTCCATACAGAGAGTGGAAGCAAATGTTACAAATACCAGATGTATTATTCCAAGATAAGAATACTATAAACCAGTTTGAATATTTTGTAGAAAACACAATGGAATATGTATTTGACGATGAAGGATATTTGCCAAAACAAAATGGAACATACGATAAAAAAACAAAAACAATAAAGCTCGAAAAGGGTTTTTATGACGCTGTTAAATTGTTACACGACAACATCGGTCTGCTTAAACAACTTCTAGATATATACGACGAACCCGATGCGCTAATTTCAGATTTAATAAATTACGCAGATAAAGATGTGTATGACTTTTTTGAAAATTTTGCGGAACAATTCGAAGAATATAACGATGTTGCTCCGGTAAGTATACAGTTTTCATATTCCGATTTACGTCAACAAGAATTATTTTAGGATGATGATTTTGAGCTTTCTGAAGAAGAGCAAAAAGAAGCGGAAAAATATAAAAAAGCATGTGAAGGAGGTAAAATATGAATTTAGATTTTTGTCCAAATAAAAAAAGTAAAGAATATAAAGAGATGTCGGACATCTTTGGAGAAGATAAAGCATATTTTCTCTGGATGCGTAATAAAGGAAACCCATTGGATAAGGCCCCTAACGGGGCCGAGTCCAAGCTTTTCAATGATCTTCTTGATTATTTTAAGGGAGACAGAAACGAAGCTCTAAAAGCAAAGGCTAAAGTATATAAAAATGAATTTTTAGAGTGGTTTGGCGATTGGACAGGTAATGCCGATTCTGAACAGTTTGACGAAGAAACCAAAAAACAAATATCTTTAATATTTAAAAGAATACCAAAACTTTCTGAAATAGGTACATAGGAACAGTATGCTAAATATATACAAACTATTTTTCCAGAATCGAAGGATAAATCTATATATTGGCATGGAAGCAATTCTGATTTTTCAGAAGGTTTTAAATCTGCAAAAAGAGGAGAGGGATCTGGAGCACCAGAAACAAAGAAGAGAAATGATTTTTATCTTGCAAAACAGGCGTGGTCAGTATTACAATACGTCAACGGTGTAAACAGGAAATCAGTAGACAAAAACGGATTTTCTCACTGGAATAGACTTTGGTGGGAGTTTAAAGAAATAATGTCTAACGGTAGGCGTTAGAATAATGATTGGAAAGATCTGGTCATAAACGAAGAAAATGTTAGACAAGCTATTCCTAATAAGAAGGGTATTTTCAACAGAGACAAAGGAGGAAATAACGGTAAATGGCTTAAAGAGAGAAAAGCGGATTATGGTTATGAAAATAAATCTGATAAAGAGTTCTTTGAGGAAATACTTGGAGTAAAATGGGGGAAAGACACATTTAATACTTGGACTAAACGTAATGAAGAAATATTTAAATCTCTTCAAGAAACAGAAAAAGGTATATACCCTGCCGTAATCAATACACAAAACCCAATTAGAGAATCTGGTCAAAATACATATTACGAAGAAGATCGTGGTTTATTTACACAAGCTGATGCAAACAACAATGATGCAATATTAAGTTCAAAGGCTGATAACGAATTTAATTCCGACATTGCTGTTATTCTCAGAGACAACGGGCGTGTTCATTTTTTGGGCACAGAAGATGATATAAAATCCTTTAAAGAGTTTATATCTGGCCAACTTGTCTCTAAAGCAGTAGATGCTAACGGCGAGCCTTTAATTTTATGGCACGGAACAGAAAACGTTTTCGATACTTTTGAATATGACGAAGACGGTACGCGCGGAGGGCATCGTGTACACGATAGACATTCGTTCTTTTTTACAGATACTGAAAAAAAAGCTTTTAAGTATAAGCACGCAATAACAATGCCTGTATATTTAAATATGAAAAATCCTGGCCAAACTTCTGTTAGGGATGGGAAATACAAATCTTTAGATGAATATACAGATAGAGAAAACGAACTGATACGCGATCCTAATTATGATTCTGTTTTTATAGAGCGTTATGACAAAGAAGGTGATAGGCACGGAATGGAGCCAACGAAACAGTGGGTTGTTAAAAAGCCGAATCAAATAAAATCTATATTAAACTTCGGCACATTTTCTACAGAAAACGATAACATATATAAAAGTCCGCAAGTATACGACGAAAAACAAAAAGAACGCGCTCTCTTTGCAGATTATATTGATCGCCAAAATAAATATCTTGCTGAAAATTATCCAAATTACCATAATGTTCCAGAAGAAATACGTAAAAAACTAAAAACTGCGTTACATAGATGGTTTGATTCTTAGGGATTTAAACATTATAAATTAATATTTGGTTTCGATAAATCTGGATATGTATTGTATGGAAGATCTTCTGATGCGGCAGACAGGGACGTATCTGATGTAAAAAAGTTAGAAAACTTATGTGGAATAAACATAACAGATTCTACTCCACATGTATTATCAAATGAAACATTACGTACATTAATAAAAGGTTTGTTTTACGAAACAAAAGGTATTAATCAACACCTTAAAGACGTCGCAGAAATACTTTAGAACGCATTACAGGATTCAGGAATATCGATATAGTTTGTTAATTATTTGCAAGAAGGAGAGGCAGCTCATTATGATTATTTTACAAATACTGTAAAAATAAGTAGAAGCGCTGCATTTAGAAATGATAGTGGATTGACAAACGTTGTTGCACAGACTGTATTACATGAATTAATTCATGCTGCTACTGTAAATACTATACAACATAACTCAGAACTCAAATCTCAATTACAAAATTTATTAGATAAGGTTAAAAGTTCTGTACAATCTGAATATTATGACAGAAATGGCCAACTTAAAAGTGTATACGGTCTTACCGATATATATGAATTTTTAGCAGAATTATCCAACGAAAATTTCGTAAAACTGTTACAGGGCGTTCGTACAGATACTGACAGAAAAGATTTGTTATCGCTTGCCATATCGCTCATAAAAAAGGTAATAAATAGAATTTTGTCTCGTATAAATAAGGATCACAAAGGAACTGCTTACGCAGATGCTATGGAATTTTTAGTAAAAGCTGCATTCCAAGAATAGTTTAATATAAAACTTGAACAATCTAGAAACGATGTTAAGACTGTTTTCAAATCGTTGTCTCAGGTTGAAGCTGCTGCAGATAGAATACTAGAAAGATTTAATGTTTTGTACAGACAATACGAGAATATACCTAATAAGTCACCAAGAAAGCAAAAAGCTGCATCTTAGGTGTTTGAGATATTAAACAAACTAAAGCAACATCGTGATATAGAATCTGCTTGTTTAGCTATAGATTCTGCTATAAATGTTTTAGGATTACACGACGAATCAATAGGCGGTCCAGATCCATCTCAACCAAAAACTGTATATACCTATTTATATGCTAACTAGCGACTAGGATTTCCATCTACAAATGTAAATTCCGAGACACTAGTAGATATGTATAGAAATGCTATATTGTTTTATAAAGATTTGCTGGATTTTAATAGAGAAGTTATACTATAGCTGCCAGAAGAGTATTATAAAAAACTTGAATCTGTTACAAATACATTAGAAAAACATATAATTCCTTTGTGGGTAGAAGCGTCTATGAAAGTTGGAGACGATATTGTAGACAACATTGTAGATACAGAAATGGTTGCTCAAGAAGAGGATATAGAAGCAGCAAAACAAGTTGCAAAAGACTGGTTGCATAAAAACGTAATGTACGGAGATATAACTTCTTTTGAAGCATATGTATAGAACTACTCTTATGTTAGAAATCCTATAATAAAACAAGTATTCCATCTTATACAACATGCAGAACAAAAAACATTGGAAGATGTCGATAAAGTTGCGCCGTTGATAATTTAGAAATTTCAGAAAGCCGACAAACTGTTCAAAGACATGTTTGGAAACTGGCAAACAGTAATGATGGAGTTTGACGAAGATGGCATTCCGACTGGAAATTTCGTAAGAGAAGTTAATTACGGTCAATACGAAAGAGATTTGGTTAATTTTAGAAAACAACTGGATTACGATTTTATAAAAAGATATGGTTATACTTTTGTAAAAAATGAATCTGGTCAAATAGTAAATAGCGTAACCGGATCTCTAGCAGAAGATGATGAATGGACAGGACCTCACGAACCTGTTTATGTAGAATATCTTCGTAAAATAGAACAATTTAAATCTGAAAGATGTAATAGAAGATATATTCCGTCATATTATATAGAAAGATTAACTTAGCCGTATGATGGAACGCTTGATCCACTTTCTCCTGAATTTTAGAGTACTAAATTTAACCATGGCTTATCTCCAAAAACTCTTAAAAAATATTAGTATTATCAGGAAAATATAAATTATTATTTGAGTCTGTGTGAAGATAAAGATACTGGTCTTTATTATCCAGAAAGATTGTCTTAGGATGATTAGGATAGTTTGGACATGTATCAAAAACAACTAGAAGATATTTCTAATCCGTATAAATCAGATGGTACAATAAAGGAATCTGACGAACTAAAAACAGCATATGAGATTCGTGCTTGGCAAAAATGGATAGGAGAGCGATCGTACCGAGATTAGAACATGATTGCTTTCGAAAAAGAATTGTCAGAGATAGAAGCAGAAGCAGCATCTACAGGAAATCCAAAACTGTTATAGGACTTTATAAGATATAATGCTACAATAAATATAAATCCGGATTATATAAAACAAACCATAGGTGGACTAAACGCTGTTCCACAGAGTGACGCAGATGTAATAAGGGCACAGCTTACCAGAGAAGCTTTACGTAATCTTGTAAGCGTTAAGACAGATTATACAAGAGACTTACAAAAAATGTTAAGACGTCCTATGTTCTTTAAGAATTTTAGGGATTAGGACGAAATAATAGAAAACAACAAAGATACTTCTGGAGATAAAGATTTTGCTGAAGCATTTGAAGAAAGTTTTTATCAAGCCGATTTATTGTATGTTGACACGTATGGATTCTATGCAGACAATCTCGGTAATAAAGTATAGAAATAGCCCGATGGTACTTTTAAAACTACTTCTGGTACAGTTGTTAAACAAGAAGATCTTCTTACTGTTCACGACTTTATATTAAATTTTTATACAGAACAAGTTATTAGAAACGGAGGAGTTTTAGATAATTTTATAGATTCTACCACAGGATCTCCTTATGTTTTTTCTGGTACAAGAAACGAAATACGTCAACAAATAAGGGAATTAATTCTTGATTATACAAAAACTACTCAAGAAGACGACGGTACAATAACCACAGAATTAGTACCCAGTACCGTATTTCGCATGTTATATCCAAAAAATGATAAATTTTTTAATCGTTCTACAGGTAAAACAGAACCAACTATATGGTATTCTCCAACTAATCGTTTTTCTACAACAAACGGTGCATATATAAACGATAAATTCGATAAATCTTTAAACATAAGCGAATAGCCAAATATTAATTATGTAGATGCTTCTGGTAAAAGAAGATACGATAATAGAAAAGCTTATGGCGAAATGTCAAAAGACAGAGAAGTAAAAGATTTATACGATATGCTGACAAAAGTTATGTTTGACGCATAGAAAATATGTAGATTAAAAAACAGACAGTTTAACTATAAACTTCCACAAATAAATGCACAAGTTACTGCACTTGTTAGTAGACTTTTTTAGACTGGTATGTCTGGTGTATCTGCAAGAGGTATTATAGATGCTATAACAACAATCGAAGAAAACGATGAAAATATGCGAGTTTCTGAAGATTATTACAGAGGCCCTGACGGACAAGTTGCAAACGATGTACCTTTAAAATATATAAGAGATCTAAAAAATCCTGAAAATATTACTACAGATGTAACATATGCTGTAATAATGTTTTTAAACATGGCGTATAATTTTAAAAACAAATCAGAAATCGACGATGATATAAAACTATTACGCTACAATATGGATTCTAGCGACGGTGGATTTAGAGATGTTTATAATAGACGCATAAAAAGCGACCCTGACGAAATATCAAGCTTATCTGACAAAAACAGTGAAGAGATGTTTGATACAATGTTAAATAAGCACATGTATGGAAATCAGTGGGTAACCAGCCCGAAAGAAGGAGGCCCTGGTAAAGCAAGTGTTACATTTAGTAAAGCGATGCGTGAAATATAGTTCTTGGAATCTACTCAAATGCTTGGTGTAAATGCTTTTTCCATGCTTGTTGGTTTTGGCGATTCGTTTACAAGAATTGTATCCGAGTCTATTGCCGGAAAATACATGACGCTCGGTGACGTTTTATATAGTCTTGCTTATTGTATAATAAAAACTCCGCATGTTATAGCAAATATAAAAAATCCTCTAGCTAACAATAAACTTTCAGCCATGATGCATTTAAATGGTATAAGCAAAGGTGTTGAAAAAATATATGGTCATACGAACTGGAGTAGATTAAAGAAAATAACAACAGAGCTTCTTATGGGAGGTTTTTCAATGTTGGATTGGATGGCTAATTCTTTGTTAATGGTTGCTTTTTATCATAATAATAGATTCTTTGAAGGAGATACTTCTTTAGGTATACCTGCTGGATTTTATACAAAATATGAACTACAACAAGCATTCATAAAAGCTGGTAAAAGTGCTTCAGATGCCAGTGCGTGTAGAATTTTTACAAAAGGTTTAGGCGGATATGAAACCTATAAATATGATAAGGACGGAAATAAAGTAAAAGTAAGAATACCTGGAAGATTAACTCTGTGGGATGCTTACGAATTTGAACCTTATGTGCAAGATGAAAACGGCAATTGGTATAAAGCTATAGGACAATGTAGAGTTCGTCCAGAATTTGAACCGTATGTTAATCAAACCATAAAGACAAGAATTGCTACAAAAGTCAAAAAACGCGGCGCTTTGTATAATGGTATGAACCCAGATAATGATATTCCTAAATGGAAATAGACAATTATAGGTTCTTTTGTCGGAGCACTAAGATCTTGGTTATTTTAGGCTTATCAACATATGTTTGCTGGTGGTACTGATAATATAGTAGTGAATTATGAAAATTTGTCCGACGTGACACAAACAAAATATGGTTCTGTTAAAAACAGGCGGCGTATAAAAATCAAAAGAACAAACGCTGAGCGAACAAGAAGGTTCTCATATGATTATGAAACAGGAACTCCGCAAGATCAGATTATTATAGGTCTTATAAGATCTGTAGCAACAATGTTTAAAAAAATACAACACGTTGTTGCCCCAGGTAAACACGAATCTGCAAAATTTTCTTACGTTGAAAAATACGCAATGTTTGATAGTATAGTATATCTAGCTATGCTTGCATGTTTAGCAACAGCGTGGCCTTTAGTGTATTCTTGGAGTTCGGATGTTCCAGAACCTAAGAACAGAGAAGAAGCAGGACCTGCATCAATGTTAAACCCTGTTGATTATTACGATTTTATAAAAAATCAATATATTCCAAATCAATATTATAAGCTTGCTGCAAGTGATATTTTATTTAGAATTGTAGAAGCTAAAGTATCAAACATTGATCCTACCCAAGCTTTCGATTTGATAACATCATTTACTACTTTATACAGCGGATTAAAAAATCAAATGGGTCTTAGTGATTTTATATATATGGCAATGGATGCAGATAAAGATCCATCTGATATAGTCAACCAAGGAGGATATCATTATTATACTCTTGGAGAACGCGCTTTATATAAAGCATTTGGTCCTATCGGAAACATGCATACTTGGCTAACTTATTATGGTACTGTAAATAATGAACGATGGTATTTAAACAAGTTCGGTAAGCTATATAAATTTGTAGGGTACGATCCACAACCAAGAACTAAACGTGGTGGTAAAGCAAATGATATGAACTTAAACATGAATATGAATATGAATTTAAACATGAATATGAATATGAATTTTTAATTTATATCATACAATTGTACTTTATATTATATTCAATAATACAAAAAGCCTATGACTAGAAGTCGTAGTATA